AAGCACCTGGCTGTGCAGCAGCCTGTGCATCGCCACGGGTACAAGGACTTCGAGGGCGTGATCCCATCCGGTTATGGCGCCGGCCGGGTGAAGAAGCATGAAGAAGGCCAGGTCCTGATTACCAAAGCCACGCCGGAATCGGTCCATTTCACGACAGCTCACCAGAGACACCCAGAGCGCTTCGTACTGGCCAGGCCCAAGGGCTGGGGCAACAAGAACTGGCTCTTGATGAATACCACGCCACGGGATCCAGTGCCTTACGGGAAGGTCCACTACAAGAAGATCCCTCCCGAAGCTATCGAGCCCCATCTCCAGAAGATGCAGGAAGGTGATACCGTCGAGGCCAAGGTCGATGGTGCCAGCCAGCTGGTGCAGCTGGCCAAGAACCATGCCGAGATGTTAAGTTTCAGGACGTCAAAGATGACGGGCCGGCCGATCTTCCACACTGAGCGCTTCTTCGGTGGCCGGCCTGAGATACCAGTGCCCAAGCACCTTGAGGGATCAATCCTGAAAGGTGAGATGTATGCTGCAAGGACGGGTCGCGGAACAAATGGCAGTGCTGCGGGTATGGCAGCTGGCCCTGGAGGAAGAGCCGAAGCTGAGCCGCAAACAAGCGATGCTGATGCTGCATCTGGCGGTGCTGCGGGCAGAGCTAGACTTGGACCCCAGGACGTTGGGACTCTACTCAACTCCAGCATTGCGCGCAGCCTCCAGCTCCAGAAAGAGCGTGGATTGACCCTGCGCAACATGCTCTACGACGTCCAGCAGTATGGTAAGAAGCCGATCGATCCGTCCGTCACGCCGCGGGCCGAGCGGCGGCGGATGCTCGAGGAGATCCTGGCTCACCTGCCCCAGGATAAGTTCCACCTTTCCGAGGAGCATCATGGCTCTGAAGCTGCAACCAAGCTCTGGAACATGGTTCGTGGGGGCGCGCACCCACTAACTCAGGAGGGAGCTGTTTTTTGGCCTCGACATGGAGTACCATCGAAGGCCAAGCTCATGGAAGATGTTGATGCTTTTATCACGGGTACATTCCCAGGTGAAGGGAAAAGGCGTGGTACTGTCGGTGGCCTCACATACGCGCGCACGGCAGGTGGGCCAACGGTTGGCAAGATCGGAACTGGCTTCTCTGATGCGACTCTCGAGGATATTGCCCGTGATCCATCGGCCTATATCGGGCGGGTCGCAAGAGTCAAAACACAACAGCAGCTTCCCAGCGGCGCGCTGCGTGTGCCTTCATTCATAGGGCTCCATGAAGACTACCCAAATAAGCCCGGGGGACCATTTCGGAAGGTTGGAAGTGATCGTTCGCGCGCCGAACAGACCGCCGAACCGGAACAGCTGGTGGACCTGCCGCTGTGTCTGCGGAAAAGTGAAGGACATCAGAAGTTCGCGACTAACTGCAAAGACGAAGGGCAGAACTCAGTCGTGCGGTTGTCTGCGAAGCGAGCAGAAGCGAGCACAGCTCCAGACACACGGCATGTCGAAGACGCCGGTTTATGCGGTATGGCACAGCATGATCCAGCGGTGCACAGACAAAGGCCACAAGGACTATCCAAAGTGGGGTGGTCGAGGCATAACGGTTTGTCCGGAGTGGCGGGACTTCACAGTCTTCTTCAGGGACATGGGGCTACCACCAGCAAGTCTGACTATCGAACGGCGGGACAACAAAGGCCCATATTGCAAGGACAACTGCTACTGGGCAACCAGGTCCGCACAAGCAAGGAACAGACGGAACAACCGGATATTAACCGTCGATGGGCTGGCACTGCCAGTTTCGGTTTGGGCAGAACGAAACAAGGTGCCGTTCGACACGATCATTACCAGACTATCTCGCGGCTTTTCGGACTCAGAGGCAGTATCGCCGAAGTCATTCAAAGGCCGCAATGGAACATCTCCACCAAGGTAGCCAGCCATGACGATCGACACGTTGCAAGTAGCGACCAGAGCAACCTGTATCATCCAGGCCACAACGGCGAACCCGCAACCAAGAGTGGCATGGCGCATCCCACAGTACATGAGAACTTATTACCCCGAAGTCGGGGAGTGCTGGGATGGGATGATCTATCAGGGTCGGTTATACGGCTGGGCGAGCTTATCGGCCTGGTGCAACCTGCCGGGCTGAAGACCGCGGATGAAAAGCCCTATCGTGACCGGGCCGAGATGTACGCCATGAGCGGTGGCAAGGTCTATGGCGGGATCTATGATAAAGATCGGACCCATGGCGTCTTTGGCGGCGGTATCGATCCTGGTGAAGATCCAGCTGCCGCAGGAGCGCGTGAGTTCTTTGAAGAGTCAGGCCGGACTGTGGCTGACCCTGTGTTGCTGCCCGTGCCGCCAGTGCTCCACGAATGGAAGCCGCCGTACAGGACGCCACAACAGGCCGAGCGGTCCAAGACCTATCGTGGCACGCGCACTTTCTTCACAGCAGGCCGGCTAACCGATGATCCGTACGTGCCGCCTTCACTCAGTGAGCCTAGCGGCCTCACGCAGGTCAAGCTACGGCATCTCGACACAGCGATCAGGCGAATTCGTCAGTACAAACCCGAGGATGAATCCAAGCCTTTCTATACAGGGCGTATCGCCGCACTCAAGGCGCTCAAGACACATCCGATTGCCAAGTTGGCCAGCCTCGCTGGTTTTGGTAATGAGGCATCGGCAGTCGACGGCATTCCGGAGCGCAGCCCCAACGTGGGCGAGAGCACTGACGATCTGATCGCCGAGGACAAGCAGCGCAAGCCTGCGCCGCCGGCATGGGTGAGCAAGCTGCCCACGACAGGCCCGCAGGATGGAGCCGGCATGATCCCGACAACCGGGGCGGCCGAAGGTCTAAACAAGTTGGCGCGCAGCATGAGGATTGAGTCTTGTCCGCCTGGCGAATGCTGCCCGAAATGCGGAGCCCGGCTCGAGCAAGATCCCCGTACTGGCAAGTGCAACCGGTGCGGTCATGTCTGGAGTGAGAAAGCCGCTGCGCCCCATCCCATTTTGGCCGACCTGAAACGTGCTAAGGCCGAGTCGGATAGAAAGAATTACTCGGCCAAGCACGCGATCCTCGCGAAGCTGCTCAGCGAACGCCCTAATGAGTTCATCCAGGACTCGGCCGAGGACGGCATCGTGGGCCTGACCCACATCGGGACCAACTTCCGGATCCACGCCCCGCGCAAGGTGGTCGGAAGCCGGCTCACCAAGGCGGCATCTTTCACTTCCCCGGACCTCTCGTATAATGAAAGGAACAACGAAGTTCACACGAGAGGCGCAAATGGCCAGGACACACGGGCAGAGCGGTTCACGGACGTATCGCAGTTGGGGCACCATGCTGCAACGGTGCGAGAACCCGAAAAACCAGAAGTACGGGGACTATGGCGGTCGGGGGATCAAGGTCTGCCGGCGCTGGCTGAAGTTCGAGAACTTCTTGGCCGATATGGGCGAATGCCCACCCGGACTGACGATCGAGCGGAAGGACAACGACAAGGGTTACTTCCCGGGCAACTGCATTTGGGCGTCGCGGGCGCAACAAGCCAAGAACCGGCGTTACTGCCGCAGGATCACGTTCAACGGAAAGACGCAGCTGCTCGACGCGTGGGCGGAAGAGACGGGCATTGCCAGCATGACGTTGCGGGGTCGGCTCAATGCGGGTTGGTCGGTCAAACAGGCGCTCACCGTGCCGCCCGGGACGGAGAACAAGGCGGCCAAGTTCCTGGAACACGATGGGCTGCGGCTGAACATCAGGCAATGGGCAAGACGGCTGGGCGTGTCGCCGACCATGATCAAAGCGAGGATCAAGAAAGGGATGGCGATAGCGGATGTATTGTCATGTCCGTCCGGCAGTCTGGACAGGCGTTACAGCCGCAAAAACAATATCATTCTGACGCATCAGGGCGAGACTCTTTCGCTCAAGGACTGGGCAGAAAAGCTGCAAGTTGCCTATCTCACTCTATACATGCGACATCAACGTGGTTGGCCGATCGAACAGATCTTAGGAGTAAGCTCGCGCAACTCAACGTCGAGATGCAGCCCTACCAACGCCGAGTTGCCGGACGAGTAGCGCACGGTGATGGGCTTCTTGTCTATCACGGCCTCGGTTCTGGAAAAACTCGGAGTGCGATCGAAGCGGCTAAAGCCATTGGCGGCCCTTACGCGGCGATCACTCCAGCATCGCTGCGGGAAAACTTCCGTAAAGAAGTTGGGCGATGGGATCCAGGTTCGGCTCCGGATATTCTTTCATATACTGGGGTTGGAATGGGTAAGCAACCTCAACACATACCTAATACCATTATACTTGACGAGGCCCAGCGCATCCGCAACCCGGAGTCGGCTGGCGCCCGCGCCGCGATGAATCTGGCTATGACAGCTCCGCATCGGGTCTTGCTCTCAGGCACGCCGATTGTCAATCAGCCCAGTGATCTGGCTGTACCTTTGTCAATCCTTACTGGCAAGGAAATGACTCCTGCTGCCTTCAATCAGAAGTTCGTCGGCAGCACGACAGTCAGTCCTGGCTGGATGGGTTGGCTCCAGGGTGTCAAGTCGGTCAAGGTGCCATCGCTCCAGAACGAAGATGACCTCGAGCGATTGCTCGAGGGGCACGTTGACTACCAGGCATCACGTTCGCCTGAAGGGGTCAAGACCAACGATGAACGAGTAGAAGTCAACCTGAGCCCGGAGCAGCAAGACTTCTACAAGCTGATGTGGGGCAAGATGCCCTGGCTGATGCGCTGGAAGCTGTCCAACGACTACCCGCTCACCAAGCAGGAATTGGGTCATCTATCAGCCTTCATGACTGGACCGCGACAGGCTGCCTTATCGCTTTACCCGTACCACTCGTCCAAAGATCCGATGCGCGCTTTCCAGACATCGGCCAAACTCCAGTCTGCCATGGGCAATCTCAAGCAGACCCTGGCCAGTAACCCGCAGGCCAAGGCGCTGGTCTACTCGAACTTCATCGACGCCGGGCTGACGCCTTACGCGGCGGCGCTCGAACACGAGGGAATTCCCTACGGCCAGTTCCACGGTGAGATGCCCGATGAGCAGCGCAAGCAGATGCTGGATGAGTATAACGCTGGCAAACGGCGCGTGCTCTTGATCGGGCCGGCTGGCGCCGAAGGTATTTCAGCCAAGGGTACGCAACTCATTCAGCTGCTCGATCCGCACTGGAACGAAGCTCGTCTGGGTCAGGCCAGGGGCCGCGGGTTACGGTATGACAGCCATGAGGGCTTGCCGCCCGAGCTACGCAATGTGAGGATACAGCGATACGTTGCCAAGATGCCGCCGCCGGGCTGGCTCAGTAGCATGTTCGGCGCCAAGCCTCGACCGTCTGCTGACGAAGTACTCGAGCGTCAGTCGCAGCGCAAGGAAGAACTCAACGAGCAGTTCCGGGAAGTCCTTCGCAGGGTAGGGTCACCTGGCTACAAGCGCCCGTGGCACCTCTTTGGTTGACCAATGAACGACACGATGTTCTCGCCTGTCAAGAGGCCATTTCTGAATGTTCTTGCCGAGGAGCCTACTTACGATCCGAAGCAGGGTTTGCTCTCGAATATCGGTCAGAATCTGGGCCGGGCTGCCTACAAGGTCGATTCACGCGATAGGTGGCGAACGCAAGGGCAGCGCATGAATGAAGCGATAGCCGAGTTCAACCGGCGGCAGGGGCTCAAGATGGCCCGACTCGAAGACCAACTCGGGGAGATTGTTGATGGCTATGATCTCGAATGTTGGCGACGCGTACCCATTATGGTTGTTGCTCTTTACAAGCAAGCCGCCCCAATGGCATGCCGTCTCGCCGCCTGGGCGGATCGAGCCGCCGGCCCGGAAGACCGACTCTGGTGGCACGGTGGCACCTCGACAGCGTGGGCTGAAGTGGCCGACATTGAGAAACGCGCTGATTGGGAGCGCCTTCCCGACGTCCCCGGCGTGCCCAATATGGCCTTGTTCATCGAACCGATTCCACCGCCGCCGGTGGAAGGTTGGGTGCTCGTCAAAGCAGCAGATGGCTACCTGGAACCGATTGCGAAGCCCCATCGTGCCATTCAAACGGCGATCGGTGGCCCGAGCGGGTTGACCTCGGCAATCGTCAACAGCTTGATCGGCGGCGGTCTGGGTTATGGCGCCGGCTGGATCGCCGACCAGTTCTTGCCCGATGAAGCCGTCAACAAGGGACGATTGCCCTGGACCCTGGGGCTAGGTGGTGCCGCCCTGGGTGCAGCGCCTGGGCTATGGCGCGCAACGGCTGAGTGGCGGGGCCGGAACCTGCCGCCAGGATCGACCGGTGAGCCGCCCAGGCCATCGCTGCCGCCTTTCCAACCCACTACCCTACCATGGCCGCCGCCGAGTCTATCGCAAGAAGAACCGGGCCGTGAGCCTCCCGGTACTAACTCGCCGCTCGATGCAAACGGGACCAAACTTGCCGGGGTCCATCCGTGGTTTCGTAAGGCAGCTCAGGACTACGCCGGTACTGGTGCCATGTTCACTCAATCCATCCCGGTCGACGCATTCAACCAGGTCGTCTGGAATGACGTGCGCAATCCACCTAACGCCTTTGGTACCAAGAGCCCCTGGGGTAATAACCAGCAGCCTATGGGCACGCCGCCGTATGCAGCGGCTGCCGTCAGCGGGCTGCTGTCTGGTGCCTCGCAGGCGGCCCAGACAGATGTGTTGAGTCCGTGGCAGGTTGGGACGGCTGCGGCATTGGGTGCTGGTAAGGGCTGGCTCACGGGCCTTGCGGTGGGCAAAACGCTGGGCGCCTTGGCCGGACTGAAACCGGAAGCACAACAGAAGCTCCAGAGTTATGGCATGTGGGGTGGGCTGATCTCGGGCGTGGCGAACGCACTGTACAGCTGAGTTGCGTATCGCCGCCGGCCGCAGTATCTTGCTATTTGCATCGTCCAGCTACTCCATATCCTGGTCTGGCCAGATGGGATAATGGTGAGAAGCGGCATGGCCAGCCGCGCTGGGTACGGCAGGTTGGCGCTGGTGGCGCGTTCACCGATTGCTGTCCTGTGCGTGCAAGATGGGCTACTAACTTAGGAACCAAGTTAATGTCCACCGATCAGCCGGGCTATCACTTCCGTGGTATCATCAAGAAGATCACTGCCTGGTTCCGGCGCTTGATGACGGAGCAATCGGCGGAGTGCTCGCCTTTGATTCCGCCGCCAAGCATGCCTGAGAATCCACAGCCTTTGATTCCACCACGAAGCTCATCCAAGGAGGATCCCAATGCCAAAGGATGACAAGGGGGCGAAACCGGCGAAGCGGAAACCGCCGCCGAAGTTTACAAAGCCCTCGATGGGGCCTGTCATCAAGCAGATCCTCGATGATCTGACAAGCCCGATGACGCCGGCTGATGGTGCGGAGCTATTCGCTGTCCTGGTCATGGACAAACTCAAGCAGATAGCTCCTGAAGTCATTGCGAAGTTCGATCGCAGCTGGTTCGACATTTTCGTCAACCTGGCCATCGCGGTGGTCAACCGCTGTGCAGAAGCCGACGTCAAGGCAACACTCGAGGAGATCAACCGCAAGCCTGAAGCGCTACAGGCCCGCATCCTGCGTCGCCGGTTCGCTCGCAGCTTGCCGCTCGAAGCTGTGCAGCAACTCGACGATACTGGCCGGTACTGGTTATCCCGCGCTGCCATCGCGGCAGTGCAAGAAGCCGTCAAGGATGACGAGCTGTGGGCCGCTCTCTGGGGACACAAGACTGGGTGGTTCCCCGTGATCATGCTCGCCAAGGAACCTGGGACTGACCTGGCGGACCCTACTACAGGCGAAGACGGCAAAGACTAACAAAGCCGGTCGCGGTACCGGCTGATCTGCCAGCAGAGCAATCTCAACCAGAACAAGTCCAACAACGACCCGCCGAGGCTCGTATGAACTGGATGTTCCCGAAGGCCGTCGGTGTATTTCTGATCGCGCTAACTGGATTGTTCGTCAACCCGGAAGGAGCACAGGATCATGGTAACGCTCCGCCGCCGCCTAATCCCGGGATCCAGCGTGCCGAGTCCGGCACGAAGCCAGCGGAAGCTATCCATGATCATGCTCGCTCGCCGTCACCGAAGACGGACCCGACGCCGAAGGTTGGTGATCACGATCGTGATCACCCTCTTGAGTCATCGGCGGTACAACCGGTTCCATTGCAGCCGCGGACTGTAGAATCCCGCCCGCCGCCTGATGACCTCAGACCGGTAGCCAGGGCCATGATCACGACCTGGAACGGCGAGGAAGTTCCCAAGGTCTGGCCGGCCGGGGTGCCGATGGACCTGACATCCCAGGGCTCTGTTGCAGGTAATCTTCCCCAGTCAATCTACTGGGATATCCGGCCCAGGTGGGTCGACAAGTATAGCCGCCGGATGCTGAACAACCGGCAAGTCTCGATCGCCACCGGAACCAAGTCCAAGACGATCCGGGTCACGCTTTACGTGGCCAAAGACGACACGTTCGATATGGCATCGGTCACGGTTACAATCCGTCCCGATCCCAGCGAACCAGGTAATGACGACCGACCACAGCCAGGACCTCGGCCTCCGCCAGGTCCAGAGCCTGGACCGCAGCCAGAGCCACAACCGGAACCAACTCCGCCACCGCAGCCAGTCACGCCACTGACGGACCTGGGGCAGCAGGTCTACGATATCGCCAAGTCAAAGATCCCGGATATCACGCAGCGCAAGAACCAGGTGCATGCCCTGGCGAATTCGTTCGACAAGGTTGCTAGCGATATCTCCCAGGCTGTAGCCGGCGTTCCTTCCTTTGTCCACCTGACGACGCCACAAGGAATCATCGACGCTACGGTGAAGTCCAATCGGGCCGTTATTGGGGCTGACCGTGATGTGTACGTTCCATTCTTTACCGCATTAAACGAGATCCTGAAACCGTTGGCGAAGACCACACTTTCTACGCCTGGCGGGCATATTTCAGCCTGGCAGGACATTGCAGCCGGATTGCGGGCAGCTGCGCCTTGAACCCATTCGGAGCCGTATATGGGACCGGAAGCTGAAGCAGGCCACGCGTGGAGAGATATCGCAGCCAGTGCCTATCGGGCTTATGCTGCCAGTACCGGCAACAAGAACTTCCAGGGCAACGAGATGCCAGCCTGGGGTGATCTGCCGAGACCGATCCAGATCGCTTGGGAAGCAGCAGCAAGGCAAGTTGAGTCGTGTACCCTGCGCAAAGCGGACATGCCGTTCCTGGATGAACAGCGCTGGGCAGGATGGATACCACCCGGATAGAAGAGACCTGACATGCCGAACTTCGAGAAACATTTCGGCCGCGTCGAAGACCTGGCGGTGGTCCGCCGGGAAGTCGATCGCGTCCTGGGCTTCTTGCCCCAACCGCTCTTCTATGCGGCCGCTTATCCGATCAAGGACACTGGCGCCGGCAAGGTCGTGCTGCTCTACAAGTTCATCACGCAGTACTTCGGCGGCAAGTTTCCAACACATAAACAAACGATAGGAGACTGCGTTTCACATGGACATGGGTTAGGAGTAGACATACTTAAAGCCGCCCAGATCCAGGCGGGCGCGAAGGAGAGCTTCACCGGCGAGACGGCCACCGAGATCATCTATGCCGGTAGTCGCGTCGAGATCGGCAATGGTCAGTGTGGTACTCAAGACGGGTCAGTTGGCGCCTGGGCGGCTGGCTTCGTGACCAAGTATGGGACTGTGATCAGAGATAAGTATCCGGTGCTCGATCTGACAACTTATAACGGACAGACAGCCAAAAAACTTGGCATGCCTAATGCCGGCGTCCCTGATCCAATGGAGCCATTCTGTAAGGAGCATCCGATCAAGACCGCTTCGCTGGTTCGCAATTACAATGAAGCACGGGATGCCATTGCCAATGGTTATCCGGTGCCTGTTTGCTCACAGGTCGGCTTCGAGAACCAGGGTCAGTCAACTGTTCGAGACAAAGATGGCTTCGCCAGGCGTGGTGGCAAATGGCCGCATTGTTTTCCGCCCGGTACGCTTGTGGATGGACCTGTTCCTAATGTCATTGAGGCAGTCAGATCAGGTTCGGTTGTTTACAGCGCTGACGGTATTGCAAGGACCGTGATACAGAAGCATGAGCGATGGCTGGATGGTGCGCTCATTCGTATCAAGACGATCGGTCTGCCGGCCATCCGCGCGAGTGACGAGCATCCAATACTCGTCTATAGGCCCACTCAGCGTATTATCGGCTGGCGGCATGAGCTGCCAATATTGGACGATCCGCACCTTTCGGGTGAAGGTCGTTCAGCGATCATTACTGCAACAGCTACTAAGAAGAGCGGGTTTTTTGCTTACGTGCCAGCCGGTGAGTTGACCAAAGGCGACTATCTCTGCATACCCAAGATCCCAGCGACCGCTAATGCTGTGATCCCGGAATGGCCCGAACATGATCGCTGTAGTTGTCGGCTAAACCGTTTGCAAGCTACGGCTCTGTTGGCATGGTGGTTTGGACTCTATGCAGCAGATGGTACTGCGTATCCCGGTCATAGAGTCGGGTTTACGCTTACTCCGACTGATGATATCGGGAAATGCGTCGAGGGGTTCCGTGTCTTTGGTATTGAACCTCGTGTCGAAGACTATGGGACTTACGTACGTGTGATCGGCGATCATGCCGGCCTTGCCGATGCGATGCATTCTTGGTTTGGTGGGGGTCGCAAGCAGGAGAAACGACTACCACCTTGGCTTTTGACGTGGGATCTTCGCGAAGTCGTCGCTGGGTTTAGACACGGTGATGGCGGCGAAGGACGGGATCCAAGAGGTATCGCGTTCAACTACATTGATACGAGCAGTAAAGCGCTTTTTACGCAGTTCTTCCGCATTCTCGCAACACTCGGGTTCTATCCGATGGCGCATACGACACGGCCTAACCGTCCGGGTGCGTTTGCCAACGCCAAGGTTGGCTATCGCATCAATTGGCGTAATAGTCCATTGCGCAAGAGTGGGCGGCACATCGGTAATTTCTACGTTCTGCCGATCTCCAAGGTTACAGAAGAACCATACTGCGGCCCGGTCTATAATTTGGAAGTGGAAGATGCACACAGCTATATCGCGGCTGTTGTTGCGGTGCATAATTGCATGCTCTTCTGCGGCGTGGATGACGAGTTCGGGCGCCCTGGTCTCTTGTGCGTCAACAGCTGGGGCGATACCGGTTGGATCTCCGGGCCTACGCGGCACGACCAACCAGGCGGCAGCTTCTGGGTTGATGCCGAGACCTGCGACTCCATGCTCGGCGAGGGAGACAGCTTCGCCATTTCGGGTTACGTTGGCTACCCGGTTCAAGGTGGTCTGGAGTACATGCTGATCTGAAAGGCTAGCCCATGTCTGACGCACCCAGGATCATGAACCATCTCACGGCCCGCCGTCATGCCCGCCAGGTGCATACCGGCCGGCATCCGCCGCCATTTCTGCCATCGGTACCAGGACTGCCGCTTCCACCACCGGAACAGCCCCAGGATGCTTTCCTTGACTGTAACCAGGCCAATGTCGCCACGGCTGTTGCCGATCCCTATGTGGTCTCGCACATCACAACCGGGTACAGTGATCGTAACCTCGAATTCACCGAGCATACGCTCGTGACATCCTGGCAAGACCTATCTCAACCGGAGGAACCAACATGAAAGCGCTGATCATCGCTCTGGCCATGCTTGGCCAGAATGGCAGCTACGATCTGATCGAAGAGAATGCACCAAGAGCAACAATCAAGACGGCCAAGGGCTCATACAGAGATGACAAGGTTGCCGCCCTGGCCGATGCACGTGCCAAGGTCCGGGCAGCCGAACAAATGCTGGAAGATGCCCGCGCGCAGGTTGCCGATCTGGCACAACAAGTCGTCACGGATGAGCCGGCTCCGCGCTCGCGGATCGAAGGTAGTCGTGCCTGGAGGCCGGCAGTAACAGTGCGTGAGACCCCGGGCTATTATGGGTCAGAACCAGCGTATGATGAGCCGCCCGTTTACCGATCGTACCGATCAGCACCCAGGTATTACTCGGCGGCACCGTCTTACTACGGAGCAGCCCCATCCTACTCCTATGGAGCACCAGTTACGTATTCAACCGGGGCGCCGGTTACCTACACGACAATGCCGGCAACGTATAGCTACGCATCTATGCCGGCCACCTATAGCTCTGTGGTGCCGGCTACTTACGGATCGTCATACTATAGCTCGCCGGCTTTCAGCTCGGCGTACTACGGGGCGTCGCCGGTGACCTATGGGTCATCGTTCTATGGCGCATCGCCGGTCATGGGTGGCTTCAGTGCCGGCGTATCGATGGGTGGCTGCGCCGGCGGCACTTGCAACTGAGCCCGTGCCGGCGGTCGTCGGCCCCGTTACGCTGCGTATCGTCAGGGAGGATGGAATGAACAGGCGTGCGAGACGAGCCTTGGCCCCGACTGTGCGGACGTCGTCCAACCGCAAGGTCTTCGACTACAAGCAGACCAAGTTCTGGGCCGAACGCGGGCTTGTTCATACGGTTCATGAAGTCACGGGCGAGTACACTACCTGCTCGCTCCGTGACTGGTTATTACGAGCCCAGGCTCTTTCCCGTCAAGCATGGTGCGAGAAATATCCTGATGAACGTGAAGCGCTCATTACGCTCGTCGAGAACATGGTGCGTGTGGCCAAACAGGCCAAGGCCCATCCTGACCCGCATACACAGGAAGGCGTGACCGAGGCTGTACGCCGGCTACCGACGCAGATATTGCTGCCCGAAGTCGTGTATAGCTATCGTGGTGAAGAGCGGCGCACGGCCCCGCCGCCTCCAAAGCTCATCCTGCCAGGAGGGTGATCATGACGCCCAGGGAAGGGTTCAAGTACGGCTTTCTTCTTCGCTGCGCAGAAGAGGGCCTGACCGTCAAGCAAGCCGAAGTTCGTGCTACTCGCGCGCTCGAGAAGCACGGCGGGTTCGACGCCTGGGATACGGCTGTGAGCATCGGCGGCGGGCTCAAGGATCTTGCCTTGGGTGGTGCCGGCAAAGCATTGAGCTGGGGTATTCCTCTTGGTATCGGTACCGCGGCGGGTGCCGGCGCGCTGGGCGGCTATGGGCTCGCCAAGCTCCGTGAGGGGGACACTGATCCCGAAGAAGTTCAGCGGCAGGAGCTGATTGCTGCCTACCGTAACCAGGCTGAACTGGCCCGCCGCAAGGCGATCATGGATGCCGCGCAACGGATGCAGGCCAGGCCCAAGTCTCACTTTGGTATCTAACCATGGGATTGGTCGAGAAGTTCGGGAAAGAGCAGTCGCGGGAGCACCATGGCGATCATCTGACATGGCCCGGTACTGATGCGGGGTTTCCCATCCTGGGGCGGGTTCCCGGGATGCTGAAGCAACAGGAATACGAGGAGCTGGATCACAGGTTCACTTACCATGCTCGCTGGTTCCTGATGTGGGAGCAGGATGACGCCAAGGAATATATCTACGTTCAGGACCGCGTGGTAAACGGTTGGTTCAAAGTCATGGACCGCGAAAAGATCTACGATCCTGTGAAGCGGAATTATCGCATCTACCTCGAGTGGATTCAGGTTTACGGAGTTGCTCCTGCCGAATCGGAAGATGGTGTCCATAGCCTGGTGGCCCGGACGCGCGGAGAGAGCTTCGACATGCTGCACTAAAGAGGGAAGATCATGGTCGACGAGATTGGTTCGCTCCTGGCCGACCCCCAGGTTGGTCCTGCTAACCAGGCCCAGGTAGATGCGGTCAGGAACATTCTTGGTTGGGGCGGTGCTGCGCTGGCGGCGGGCGCCGGGCTGCGCGGTCTGACTGGCCTTGGTAGTTTTCTGGGCCGCGAAGTGGGTGACGCAACGAAGACCCCGCAGCGGCAGACATTCGTCCGAATTCCAGTGCCGGTCAAGGTGCATAATCGGGCAGAGCGCGATGCCATGCTCGCGGCCGACCAGGAAGAAAACGCCGTCGAGAAAGAAGCCAGCTTCGAGAAGCTGGCCGAAGGCGCTCTGGATTGGCTGTCTCAGAACATAGCTTCTGGCAGTGGCCTACTCCGCAAGCCGTTCGAGCAGCCTGGTGCTATCCAGAATGCCTTGGGTGGTTGGGGTGAAGGAAACTGGAAGCAGATGCCGTGGGCTTATCCGGCCACGGCGCTTGCGCTGGGTGGCGGTCTTGGGCTTGGCTGGGGAGCGACCGACTATCTGCTCAAGAAGACTAAGTCGATGGAACAAGAGAGTGAACTGGAGCAGGCCAAGAAGGAGTACGAAGCCGCTCTGGCTGGGCGCCGCAAGATCGCGGCGACTGATCCAGATCCGCTCGATGCGTTGGCTGATCTTTACGAGAAGCAAGCCTGGGTCAACGAGGCGACGGGTCTTGGTCTGCTGGGTGCCCTTGGCACCGCAGGTCTTGCTGGCTATGGCGCATACAAGTGGACCCGGTCTTTGGCCGAAGACAAGGCCATCGAAGAGGCGATCAAGCGGCGGCAGGCCCAGATTGCCGAGCAGGCGCCGAGTCCGATCATGGCGGTCCCGACGCCTGTGCCGATCTATTCACCTCACAGATCAGCCTGGCATCAGCTGATTCATGGTCCAGAGAATGAAGAGGAAGGTAGCGGAGCCGGGGAAGGCAACAGACCCATGCGGTTCGGTGAGCACAAGACTGCCAACATCAGCCAGGCGGCTGATCAGGTGCTGAACCGAATCCACGCCAATCAGCGTGCCGTTTGGGACAGAATGATGACGCCGACCGACGGCAAGCCGCAGAAGTCGCAGAAGCCAGAGCCGCCACCTCCGCCGAAGCTCCCCAGCCTGGTTGATCAAAAGCACGGCGTTTCTAACCATTTGCCCATTAACTGACGCGCGGTGATCAGGCCATGCCCAGTGTACTTTCACAGTCTGCACTTGGGTCGTTACATGGCATTCCACGTGACGGTGATGGTGACGGGCAGATCCACGATGGGACACCGAAAGAGCGTCCCGTTCCGCGCTCGCCGGCCATGCCTCTCCATGCGCCGGCGGGCCTCCGGCCATTTGGCGACTCGGCGGCGATCCGGGCCCGAATTCAAGATCGAGTTCGGGAAGCAGCTTCCAAGATCCCACCGGTCACCAATCAGCGGCACACCCTGACTCTCGAAGATGTCGGGTACGAAGGCGCTGTTCAGCATGGAATCTCTGACTGGAAAAAAGCTATCCTGGGTGGCCGCAGTCTGGGGACCAGACTCCGTGGCACCTGGGTGCTGAAAGAGAACGAGACTGGCAAGATCATCGACAAGAAGCGATCCACTGTCGCTACGGTGCCTTACCTGACCGATCACGGCACGTTCATCAACAACGGCACCGAGTACACCCTATCGCATCAGCTCCGGCTCCGGCCTGGCGTCTATACCCGTATCCAGTCTAACGGCGAGCTGGAAGCCCACGTCAACGTGATGCCAGGCAAAGGCATGGCACACCGTATTTTCATGGAGCCCGAGACAGGCGTCTTCCGGCTCAAGGTGGGTCAGTCGAAGATGCCGCTGACGGGTGTGCTTCGGGCCATGGGCGCCAGTGATAAGCAGCTCCAGGAAGCCTGGGGCGATCTCTATCAGCCCAACATGCTCAAGGACGATCCATCGGTCATCGGTAAGCTGCATGACCGTATGGTCCGCAAGCCCGACCCGAACAAGGCACCAGAACAAGAAGTTCGTGAATCGTTCGAGCAGATGGGGCTCGACCCCGAGGTGACCAAGCGAACCCTGGGCAAGCCATACGATCGTGTCTCCCTGGATCAGATGCTCGATACCACCAAGAAGCTGATGGCGATCAACAAGGGTGAAGCCGAGCCTGATGATCGTGACCACCTGGCTTACATGACGGCGATGGGGCCTGAAGACCTGCTGGCTGAACGGGTCGGCAAAGATCGCATGCTCCTGGGCAAGACCCTTTGGAAAGCGTCCATGACCGAAGGGCTGAAGCACGTTCAACCCGACCTGCTTACTCGAGGGATCAACGCGGCGATCATGTCCAGCGGGCTAGGGCAGCCGACTGAAGGTATCAACCCTGCGATGATCTTCGATCAGCAAGCCAGGATCAGTCGGCTCGGGATGGGCGGCATCCCGTGTTACTCCAGTGATACCGAGGTTCTCACCGCAGCGGGTTGGAAGCCGTGGCCCACAGTAACACTCGACGACAATTTCGCCTGTCGTACCGATGATGGTCGACTTTTCTTTGCGCGGGCGGAGTCACTCCACGTCACTGACTACGCTGGACCGATGCTTCGCGGCGTTACTGATCGTATCGACTATCTCGTGACCCCTGACCACCGGCTCTACGTTTCGCGACCGACAACAACGGTTGGTCGTGAGCCTATGGATCGTCCCTTCGAGTTTGTGGCTGCGCACCAGGTCCATGGCAAACGGGCGAGACACAAGATCGCGGCTGCACAAGCAACATTTGGAGAGTCGCCGGCCGTTTTTATGATCCAGCCGGCACCGGCCGATGGCCAGAACTGTGGGACAGCGGTTAGAACGCCGATCGCAGTCCCATTCGATGACTGGCTGGAATTTCTCGCGTGTTACCTGGCTGATGGTAACAGCATTTATCGACGGGGTGACTATCGTGTTGAACTCAATAAGCGGCGATCGCGAAACCCGGTCGAAGCCGGGTTCATCGCCGACTTGCTGATGCGCCTCGGCTTCACTCATCACTATGAGCAAGATCGGCGGTTCAAGATCTCAGGTAAACATCTGGCATATTACTTGCGTCAATTCGGTACGGCCGCCGCCAAGTTCGTGCCTGACTATGTTATGACTGCATCGCCGGCATCGCGCCGCCGGTTCTTCGATGTGATCACCACGATGGATAATAGTGGCTTCTTGCCGACGCGACGCCTCTACGCATCCGCCTCGCGCCAGCTCGCCGAACAGGTCGGGTTTCTGGCGATCACGCTGGGTTATGCCGTAACCTATAGGACACGGTATAAAGCCGACGAGCGGCCGCAATACCAAGTCATGATCCGTACCGCCGATGAGGCGTTGGTGGTGCGGCAAAAGAAGTGCGATCAATATCAGGAGATCAACTATACCGGCAAGGTCTATTGTGCTTCGGTTCCGGGCGGCCTGCTCTTCATCCGTCGTAATGGCAAGACCTGTTGGTGTGGCAACTCGCTCGATGCGATCCCGAGTGAAAGTCGCAACGTCCAGCCGTCGCACTTCGGGTTGATCGATCCAGTGGTTACTCCTGAAAGTCTCCACGTGGGCGTCGATAGCCGGGTAGCCCAGGCGACGATGAAGGGCGATGATGGCCGGCTCTACGCACCATTCCATAATGTGAAGACTGGAAAGCGTGAGTACCGTAGTGCCCAGGACCTGGCCGATGCAACGATCTCTTTCCCGGGCGAGCTGCGCTCGAGCAAGCCATACGTCTCGGCGCTGGTTGCTGGCAAGATCCGCGAAGTACCGAGGTCGCAGGTACAGTACGAACTACCCTCGATGGACGACGCCTTCAGCGCCATCGGCAACCTGGTTCCGGCCAAGTCGACCGGCAAGGCCCAGCGCGCGGTCATGGCCGGCCGTATGATCACTCAGGCCCTGCCGCTGAAAGATCCACAGTCCCCACTGGTGCAGGCTGGCGTCAGGGGCAGCGACACCGACAGCTACGAAGCCCGCTACGGTCGTTACATGGGTGCTCTGCACAGTGATACCGGCGGCACCGTGACGGCAGTGGACAAAGCCAACGGGGTCATCAAGATCCGGGGCAGCGACGGGAAAGTACACACGCACGAACTATACGTGAACTATCCCTACAACCGGAAGACCTATATACACCAGACTCCTGTAGTCGGAGTAGGAGACAAGGTTGCTCCTGGTGATCTACTGGCCCGGTCCAACTATACCGATGAGAAGGGCGTCGCTGCTTTGGGCCAGAATGCCCGCGTAGCCTACATCCCGTACCACGGGCTCAACTTCGAGGATGCGACCGTCATCAGCGAGTCGATGGCCAAGCGGTTGTCTTCGGAGCACATGTACCAGCACTCGCTCGACATGGAGGAAGGGATAAAGGCTGGCAAGCACGCTCATGTTTCGATCTTTCCTGGCAAGTATGACCGCAACATGCTCAGCACGATCGACCACGAGGGTGTGGTCAAGCCGGGCACGATCGTCAACCACGGCGATCCGCTGATCCTGGCCGTCAAGGAACGAGAGCGAACTCACGGCGCCATCAGTCGCGGCCGCTCGGCATCCTGGGCCGATCATTCAGAGACCTGGAACCATCACGCTCCGGGTGAAGTCACCGATGTCGAGAAGACAGCCAAGGGCATCGTCGTCTCAGTCAAGAGCCTGAACCCGATGGAGGTTGGCGACAAGATGTCCGGGCGTTACGGCGACAAAGGCGTCGTCGCGGCCATCGTCCCGGATCACAAGATGCCGCACGATAGCCAGGGCCGGCCCTTCGAGGTGCTCGTGAACCCGCTGGGTATCATCACTCGAGCGAACCCGGCCCAGAAGATGGAAGCCGCTCTGGGCAAGATCGCTGAAAAGACGGGCAAGCCCTACCGTGTTCCTGACTTTGTCAACGACCGGAACTATACCGAGTGGGTCATCCAGGAACTGACCAAGAACGGTATGAAGTCGGCCGAGACGATCCACGATCCAGTTGCCAACCGGGACATCCCCCGCATCCTCACTGGCAACCGCTGGTTCATGAAGCTGCACCATACCAGCGAGTCGAAGGGCCAGGGCCGTGGCACGGGCGGATATACTGCGGAAGGCGCTCCTGCCCGTGGCGGTGAAGCTGGCTCGAAGCGGATCTCCCTGATGGACATCAACGCCCTGCTATCACATGGCGCCACCGAGGTGCTTCGTGATGCCGGCGCCGTCCGGGGTCAGGCGCACCCTGAATTCTGGCAGCAGTTCATGGCGGGCCAGCCGATGCCGACGCCCAAGACGCCCATGATCTATGACAAGTTCCAGAACCTGCTCAAGGCCGGCGGCATCAACGTGGTTCGCAAGGGCACCAAGCTGAATGTCATGGCTCTATCGAACAACGACGTCAACGAGCTGGCTGGCGACCGCGAGATCGCACACGGCGATACAGTGGACTGGAAGACCGGGCTCAAGCCGCTCAAGGGCGGGCTATTCGATGAGGCGCTGACGGGCGGACACGGCGGTAACAGATGGTCGGCGATCAGGCTGGCCGAGCCGCTGCCCAATCCTGTCATGGAAGAGCCGATCCGCCGGATGCTGGGCCTAACCCAGAATAAGTTCATGGATGTCATGACCGGCAAGGAGCAGCTCAACGGCCGTACCGGGCCTGACGCCATCGCCAAGGCGCTGGACAAGATTGACATCGACAAGGCGATCGACGAAGCCCGTGCTGACATTCGTTCTGGTCGCAAGGGAGCGCGGGACGCAGCCGTGCGCAAGCTCGGCTTTCTGAAGACAGCCCAGAAGCATGGGCTGCATCCTCGTGACTGGATGCTCGATCGGGCGCCAGTGCTGCCGCCCGTTTTCCGGCCCGTATCAACAATGGCCGGCAGCAAGCTGCCCATGGTTGCCGATGCCAACTATCTCTACAAGGAACTTATCGAAGCCCGGGATAATCTCAAAGACATGTCGGGCCGGGTTAGCGACATCTCGGAAGAGCGGGCTGCCCACTACGGCGCCCTCAAGGCAGTCACCGGGCTGGGTGATCCGCTGCATCCCAAGAATCGCGAGCGGGGCGTTCGGGGCGTGCTCAAGCAGATCTTTGGCAACAGCCCCAAGACGGGCATGGTCCAGCGCAAGCTGCTGGCCAGTGCGACCGATCTGGTCGGCCGAGCGACGATCGTGCCCAACCCGGATCTCGACATGGACCAGGTTGGTTTGCCCGAGAACAGGGCCTGGGACGTCTACCAGCCTTTCATCGTTCGCCGGCTGGTTCGACGTGGCATGAACCGCATCGACGCCGTACGGGCCGTCAGAGACCGCCAGCCGGTGGCCCGCGAGGCCATGGTGACCGAGATGGATGCCCGGCCGGTGATCATCAACCGGGCCCCGGTGCATCACCGGTATGGGATCATGGCTTTCCGGCCCCGGTTGGAGCAAGGTGAGACCCTGCACGTTTCGCCGATGATCGTAACCGGCTTCGGTGCTGACTTCGATGGCGATGCCATGCAGTACCACGTTCCGGTCACCGACGAGGCGGTCAGGGACGCCTACGAGAAGATGCTGCCTTCTCGCAACCTAATGAGCACTAGCTCTTTTAAGGCACATCAATTACCATCCAGAGAATATGCGGCTGGTTTGTATGCAGCGTCATCCACACGATCCAACAAGCGGCCGCGGGTCTTTGCCACCAAGGCCGATGCTCTGGCTGCTTATCGTCGCGGCGAGATCAACGTCGATCAGCCGGTCGAGATCGTGGCGGATCGCTGATAGCTAAAGAAAAAGGAAGGATGGGCGGGCCGAAGCCACGCCCATCCTTTCAAGCACTTCAAGGAAGCGACCATATCGACGCCTTGTACGCCCGCTTGGTCCGCTCGATCCATTCCTTGACCGCGCGGGCGGCTTCGGGCGTATCGGCGACCAGCACTCCGTGATGGTGCTCCCGTGCCGGTACCCATTCCCCGGGGTTGGGGAATTGCCCGTGTCTGAGATGGGTGCGGAACGTGAGACATACGGCCTCCTTGCCGGGTGCGTTGCACCAGGCTATGGCCTTGCAGTGCTTGGGCAGGGTGATCAGTTCCTGGAACGTCGTCATGTCAGTAGTCCTATTCCTGGGGAAGTTCCTGGCAGCACAGAAATAGGCTGCTCATCATCCTTATATGACGAGAAATGGCTCGAACTTTAGTTCCAGTCGTTGCTCGCACAAGGCAATCAACGCTAAGATAATGAACGCTAGGGCACCCGCTTGGATCTATCTAACAAGGATGTGAACCATGGCTGTGACACCGCTTCTGAACCCACATCTACGGGCCGTTGCAAGATGGCGAGTTGGCCAAGGCGTACTGGATGACGACGGCGATATGGAGAAGACTGCGCAACCGCCCGACCCCGGCGCCGGCGGCGGTGGCGCACCAGGCGCGGCGATACCTGATCCAATGGCAGCTGGCGCTGGCGGCGCACCGGCGCCCCCACCTGGGCCAGTCGATCCGGCGATGCTGGCCCAGGTGGCTCATGCCGTTCACGCTGCGGGCGGTGGCGGCGAAGGCGGCATGCATGGTAAGGGTGGCGGCAAGAAAGCCGAGCAGCAGCTTCTCGATACCAAGCTCTGGACGATCCAGTTCCTGCTGGTGAAGCTCTGCGAAGCCATGAATGTCCAGGTACCGCCTTCGATCGTGGTTGGCCCGCCTCCCGATCAGGGGATGATGCAGCAGGCCCAGCAAGAGCAGGCTCAGGCCGGCGGTGGCGGCGCCAATATTCAGGGAGCAGAAGCTGGTGGTGCCGGTGGCGGCGGTGGGGGAGCGCCAGCTGGCCCTGGCCCGATCCCGCCGCTGACCGCCGATCAAGGTCCGATCGGCGGCGGCACCAAGGCAGGCTCTGCCATCAGCAGCCTTTCCGACCTGATGGAAGAAGGCAGCCGGCGGTCATTCGATGTCGGGCAGGAATACTCGCTTGATTCGCTGCGTGAAGTTCGCAGCAAGGCAGCCGCCATGGCTGCCCTGTCCCGGTCACTCAGGAACGGTGCTTCATGATCCTGGAGATCATCGACGGGCTGGGCCGGCCGCAGGTTATCCCGGCCACTCGTTTGATTGTCAAGAGCGCGAACGGAACACCGCTGGCCGTCGCCGTGGAGTGGGTGGGCGCTCCCGACGGAACTCACGTCACAGTAGCCCACGCGAAAGACGCAAACTTCAATCAGGTCCTGTCCAACCTTGGTCTCGACCGTGTCAAAGTCGACACGCTCAAACCCAAGCGAATCGAAGACTTTGCTTGGAAAGTTTGAACTAAACTTCGGCCCGTTTCCCGTCAAATATAAGTGTAGGGCGACCTGCTCCTGTTCAAAAAGCCCAAGCCTACCAACTTCGGTTTGCATGAGCCGGTCGTGGGTCGCCCTGCCTTACACAGCACGACTGCTCACGGGTACTGGATGTTACCCCAGTCTCGCGGATAATCGTCCCTGCGAGGCGACTCCTTCAGTCGTGTCTGTTGCCGGCGTGGGGACGGTCGGTGGAACACCCTTCACGTCCTCTCGCCGGCTTTTTCTTCCCTCCTGTGATTGTTGAACGTGAGTTTGAACTAGCGAGAAGGTGCCGGTACGGCGGCGTCCGCGCCCACGTTACGATGGGCGAAATACCCAGAGGCAGTTGCTCAACCGTGGAAGAACCACGGCCAAGCTACCTGTAACATGACCACAGGGCGATCGGTCTAGCGAGCCGATCATGCAACATGGTGCTTCCATGCTCTGCGGAAAAGGGGGCCGTTCACCCCTTTTTTTAGCCATCAAACTGTGCCAATTAGCGACAGTGAGCGACACGAAGCGACACAAGGCGTAGCAAACCGTAGCAAACCGTAGCAAGCTCACCGTGCGCTCTTGCCTACTAGCTTGACTTTCTCACTTTCGGTGTTAGGGATGAGCTAAAGGAAGCTGATATTTCGTGTCATACATCGATGAGGAGCATTATACGTTTGATGCTGCCCTGACCTACAACATCGTGCCCGCACAAAGGAGTATCCAATGGCTGCGGCTCGAAATGTCCGTGTCAGACTCGTCGGAGCCGATGGCTCCGAATTACGAAGCGTCTCGCTCAAAGATAGTGAGATCGCGGTCAGCTCGATCGAGATCGAAGCTGATACCGTTGTGGACCTGATACTCGTTTTTGACCAGCAAGAACAGCAGGTCTTGGCATCCGGTCCGGATGCTGGCGTTAATGTTCAAGCGGAGTCGGCGCCCGTACCGGAGCCAGCCAAACCGATGCCCACGCCGGAGCCGCCGCAATCGGCGACGCAGGAACCGCTGGTAGCCCAGCCGTTTCCTGACCTGCCGGAAACCCCGAACTATACCTCACGTACCCGTGAGCGTATGCGAGAAGCCGCGACTTCCGAGAGATGGGATGTGCCCCTCGGAGAGACGCGAGCCAAGCCGACGCCCGATCATGCGCGTCAGTCCATGCCGCCACCAGTTGTACCGGCCGCGCCGCCGCCACAGGCGCCACCAGCTGCGGCACCACCACCGCCGGCCGCACCACCAGTGGAAGACGCGCCGGCGCCCGTGCCAAAGGAAAAGAAACTGCTGTCATTGCAGGCACGCCGAGCTGCGATCACGCGGAATGCCATGGTCGGCATGAATGAAGAGGAGAAGAAAGCGTACCGCGCGAAGGCCAAGAAGGAGTCTCGAGCCCGCAGCAGAGCCAAGGACCCGGAAGATCGGGAGAGTTTTGCGAATCCTGGTCGCTATAAGAATCAGCATTCGTACAAAGCTCCGAAGGGGCCTGGTGTGCATGGCGGTCGATGGGCAAAGAAGCCTGTTGACTTGCCGCCTTCTGATCAGGCTCCCCCGGAGCCGCCGCCTGTGGAACCGCCGCCTCCTTCTCCTGAGCCGCCGCCTGCGCCGGTATCGAATGAGCTGAAAGCTCATGGACCGACACGCCCGGGATTGGTTGTCAACGGAACGTCGGTCCCCAAGTCTTCCCCGACCTTGGATGCGATACACGCGTGGGTCAGGGGCGAATCACCGTACTCGCCGGTAGTCATGACGCCAATCTACAAGGATCCGATCACGGTTGCGGAAGCGATCGCGGATGCTAACTCGCAGCCGATGAGCAGAAGACGGAGAAGAGGCAGGGGGCGGCGGAAGCGACGGCGGCGATAAGCTCTCGTTGTTGTCATCTTTGCTGGATTAGGGCCGGTACTGCGGGGCGACGGAGCCCCACAGTACCGGTCTTTTTTTTAGCTATCCGGGGCTAAAGTTCGGGCTTTTCCTTGTCATACAAGAGTGAAAGGCAGCCTATGTCTGGCTGTTTTCACCCTGACCATTGGGCTAGATGCCCGGAAGGAATAAACAATGTTCGATTCGCTCATGAGCTTCGTTGGTGTGCTCTTCGTCGTCGGTTTGGTGGCGTATGTCGGATGGCCGGCGATAACCGCGCTTAGACAGCAACGATGGATACTCGCTGCCCAGATCTTGACGGTCAACGTGGTCGTATGGGGCTTGGCATTTTATATTAACAGCGGTGCCGAGCCTGGGACGTTTAGACGTTCCGCAGCGATATTGATGGCAATAGGCGTTTACAAGTTAAGCAACCTAATGTTGAAAGAAGGCGCGCCTCCGAATGCTGTGCAGAAGCCAGCATGACGGATGGTTTGAAGTGGCAACGCACAGTGATACACTGTGGGAAAAGGGCCCTGCCCTTTTCTTTAGCTATTAGGTGGCACGGATGCTGAGAACGACGCTGGGGCAACTGGCTATAAACGAAGCTCTTCCTGAAGAGTTGCGGGACCATACCCGCGTTCTCGATGGCGGCGGCATCAAGAAGCTGTTCCAGGAGATTGCCGAGAAACATCCCGATAAGTACCGCGATATTGCCAAGCGGCTCTCCGATGTCGGCCGTGATGCAGCCTATGCCACAGGTGGTTACTCTGCCTCCCTGGAAGATCTGCGGCCCAGCCCAGCTGGCGAGCGCATCAAGGAACAGCTTCGCCGCCACATCCAGATGATCCAGGCCGATACCCGGATGGACGATGAGCGAAAGGCGCATGCGATCACTGCCGCACTGCATGAGCGAACCAAGGAGATGGAAGACACGGTCTTCGAGGAGGCCAAGAAGGCCGGCAATCCACTCGCTTATCAGGTGCTCTCAGGCGCTCGAGGTAGCAAGCTGAGCGTGAAGTCGCTCCTGGGCTCTGACCTGATGTACGCTGATCATCATGACAATCCGATCCCGGTTCCGATCCTTCACGCTTACCCGCATGGTCTTTCACCAGTCGAATACTGGGCCAGTGCATTTGGTGCTCGCAAGGGTGTTGCCGCCACCAAGTTCTCGACCCAGGAAGCCGGCTTCCTGGCCAAGCAGCTCAACCAGATCAGTCACCGCTTGGTCGTTACCGGCCATGATGCCGAGGAAGAAGACAGGTCATCGATCCGCGGGCTGCCAACGACGGCTGATGATCCTGACAACGAAGGAGCTTTGCTGGCCCATCCTGCCGGGCCCTACAAGCGGAACACGGTCCTGACCCCCAAGATCCTCAAGGATCTCCAGACCAAAGGGCTCAATCGCATCCTGGTTCGATCACCGATGATCGGCGGACCACCGCAGGGCGGTGTCTATGCTCGAGATGTCGGAGTGCGTGAACGTGGTGGCCTGGCGCCCTTGGGCGACTATGTTGGTCTGGCCGCAACTCAGGCCCTGTCTGAGAAGCTCTCGCAAGGCCAGCTTTCGGCCCGGCATACCGGCGGCGTCGCCGGCGCTGACAAGGCAGTCTCCGGATTCGCTCATATCAACCAACTGATCCAGGTACCCAAGACCTTCAAAGGCGGAGCTACCCACGCCCAGATTGACGGCAAGATCACAACAATCGCCGACGCTCCCCAGGGTGGTAAGTACGTTTCGGTCGGTGCTCAGCAGCACTACGTTCCGCATGGCCTTGATCCAACCGTCAAGGTTGGCGACAGTGTCGAGGCCGGCGATGTTATTTCGGGCGGCATCCCCAACCCCGCCGAGATGGTCCAGCACAAAGGCATCGGCGAGGGCCGCCGATACTTCGTCAAAGCATTCGGCGATGCCTTCAAGGGCTCAGGAATGGGCAGTCACCGACGAAACGTCGAGCTACTCTCCCGGGGCCTGATCGACCATGTCCGGGTTACTGATGAGTTCGGTGATCATGTTGAAGATGACATCGTGCCGTACTCGACCGTCGAGAAGAACTGGACCCCGCGGCCTGGATCAAAAGTGGTTGGCTTGTCGTCGGCCCTGGGTAAATACCTTGAGCGCCCGGTGTTGCATCACAGTATCGGTACCAAGATCCGACCGGGCATGATTCCCGAACTCAAAGAATTCGGGGTCAACAACCTGGAAGTTCATGACACCCCGCCGCCGTTCGAGCCAACGATGGTCCGGGGCATGTACAATCTTCAGCATGATCCTGACTGGATGACCCGACATCTGGGTTCAGGTTTGGAGAAGGCTACCTTGCAGGCGGCTCATCGGGGTGCTAGTAGTGATATCGCCAGTACCAGTTACGTTCCTGCCCTAGCTGAACGCACGCATTTCGGCCGGCAAGGCTTGACTCAAGGTTGGGACCCTGGGGGGGATACATGGGACGACGATGATGATAATATGGCCGACGACGACATGCCCAAGTTCCATCCCAAAACGCCAGCTAGCGTGCGGACTGGTATCTGGCATGGCGGTTCGACGGTATGATGTGACGGGATCTTACTGAACTCTCAACGGAGGAACCTGATCGTGCCCAAGAAACCTCGACCGAAGAACAAAGATGGTTCGGACATGTCAACTTTGCAGCTCATCCAAGCTGCCGAAGCGGCTCAGGCTGCTTTCGATCAAGCCTCGCAGCAGTTCCAAGCGGCTGCGCAGCAAGTTCAACAGGCCCAGCAGGTCCTTTCGGACGCCAACCAGGCCGTCTATGATGACCTTTCGGCCAACGGTGCCTGTGTCGTTGTCGATGACTCGACCAGCCCGTCAACGGTCACGATGTACACCGCGGCCGATCCCAACACCTTCACAGCGACGCCGATCCGCGTCGCGGCCTGATCTGTGTTTTGGGTGCTGGCCGCCTCGGAGCCCGGAGCTTAGGCCGGGCTCCGAGTTTTCAACTGGAGGAACCATGACCCTGACGACCAAGCAGCTGATCGACATCGCACACAGAGCCCAGGCAGCGCTCGATAAAGCCCTGATGGTGGCGAACAAAGTGGCTGAAGTCATTCAGAGCCTCAAGAATGATGTCCAGAACGCCAACCAGAATGTCCACGATGATCTCGCAGCGAATGGTCCCTGCATCGTCGTCGATAATACGACCAGCCCGCCTACAGCTCTGATGTATACTGCTGTCGATCCTGACTCCTTCACGGCTACGCCAGTTCGGGTTGCAGCCTGAAATGGAGATGATTCATGAGTCCGCGAGAGCTGGGACGGCAGGCTGCTCTTTTACATCTGAAGATGGCTCAGGCGACGACATCATCGACGCCGAGTTCCAGCCTTAGCACTGCCGCCGCCGGCACCAAGCCCAGCAATCCCGGCGGCGCGGCTACGGCGGGTAACTTCGGCGCCAAACCGATGACATCGAATGTCGCGGCAGCGCCCGCTGTTCCGGATGTCACGCCGCAGCCGGCTGCGGCGCCAGGAACGCTGGGCAAGCCAACGCCCGCGACGGCACGCCCAACAGCCCCGGCTGGCAGCCCGGCGCCACCGGCCGGTGGGATCGGCAGCATGCTCGGCGGCGCGGTTAGCGGTGCGATGACACCGCAATTCCTTGGTCAGATGGCTGCCGGTCCACTTTCGGGTATGACAAAAGGGGTGTTAGGATCGACTGGCATGGCGGGACTGGCCGGTCTGTCGAATCTGGCCCTTCATGGCGGCTCGCAAATGAGGAGTCTTGGGGCGGGAGAAATTGGCGGCGTGAAGCCCGGCGTAACATGAGATAACCGCACTACTGGACAGACAAGGATGTCGCCAATGCCGACACTTGCAATTCCTGGCCGCAACCGTGAAGCCATTACCCACTGGCGTAAAGCGGCCCAATCCCATGTCAAGTCTGCCGAAGGGGCCGGGGACGGCCAAGACCAGGCGTTCGAGCAGGCGTTTGCCAATCTGGCCCATGCCTACTTGAAGGACCGCGCGCCAGGTTTGCTCGACTACGAAGTCGGGTTCCAGCTGCTTGATCGCAACGAGGATAACACCAAGGCGGTCGGCGTGCGCGGCTTCAAAGTCGGCTCGCAGATCCTCTTTGCTCCTGTCTTCTTCATCGACGGTGATCTCAAGGGACACGAGCTGCTTTACATCAAGAACGACGATCAATTCGTTCCGCTCAAGGAGAACTGGATCAATTACTTGCTCCAGAAGAAACCGATGAGCCTGGGCGAAGGTATTCACCGAGACACTCGCCGTGTCGGCGTGCGCCGACCTACCTTGGGTAGGCTGGTTCACTCGCCGACCAAGTTCGCCTCGACCAGCCCTGCATGGCTCCAGGAGGGTCTACCAGGGCTGGCTTACGCCGCGACGACCAATCCCTTCACCGATCCTCGCTACAAGGATGTGCGCGAAATGACATCGGCACTCCGGGATGGCGGGGTGCGCGCTGTCCGTTCGCTCTTGAAGTACGCACAAGCATATCCAGGGATCGCGCGCGGCCTTGATCAGTTTTACGATCTGAACATGATCGACAGCTTGCTGTTTGATCTCAAGTGCGAGAAGTCTGCGGCTGTGGCAAACAGCAGCGTCCTGGCTCCACTCAATCTTCCCCCGCGCCGAGCTGTTCCCGGTTGGGCCCGCGGTCACTCGGTGTTGGGGGATCTTGAACCGTACAATCCGATCAAGATGGGTTCGCTCCAGGTCTATAACTATGACCCTTCTGCTGGTGTTACGAAGGCTACCCAGGGCCTGGATGAGCTGGATACCGAGAAGTTGCTTCGGGATGCGATCCTGATCAAGGACGAGCGTAAGCAGGATGAAGGCGTCTCTGTGCCCTACAACGTGCGAACACGCCGCCGGCTGGTCAATCCCGACGCCACCGGTCTCTATGACGTCATGGTCAAGCCCGACGTCTTCGAGAAGATGGCGGTGATCATCGGCCCCTATGGGGCCGATGGCCGCAAGACTTTCTGCACGGTAGTCAGGGTCGATGAGCCCAGGGGCTGGATCAACATCCACCCATCATACGTCATCGTCTCGAAGCAGTATCCCGATCAGGAGTGGAAGGATTGGGCGGAAAGTTTACCCAATGCCGATTCGCTGACCGGTGAGAGCGATGGCCAGTACATGATCATCGGCCGGGAGAAGCCTGACGCTACCTTGCCGTTCATCATCGAAGGTTCGATCGGCAGCTCCGAAGGCTACAAGATCCTGAACGTCCGTTACGATATGTTTTCGGCAAGGCCGCGTCCAGCGGCCATGCGCGGCATGACTCTTTGGGGGTATTATGAAGCGCGCATCACGGACAACACCGAAGTTTATGATCGCTGGGCCGACGGGGAGCGACTTCACCTTGGCGGCCGCCTTGGGTCAGAGATGCGAAGCCGTCGTGGCGATGTATTTACCCCCGAAGGTTCCGGCCTTCTCAAGGTCGAAGAAGCCGATTACCCCGACGACCAGTGGGAGCCGCCGGAAGAGAACCTGATGAAGCCCATCAGGCCGATCAAGAGTTTGACCGGTGGTAAAGGCGAGAGCAAAACGCCGCCGATCATGCCGACTCACCTGCTTGATATCGAATTAGGGTTGTGGCATGAGAAGACCGAGAACGTCGGCGATAAGAAGGCAGCGGTACGGACTGATAGGCTCGGCTCGACAATCCCGCATAGCCGGCTATACATCTACTTCGACGGCAGTACGGCTCGCATCAATAATGGGCCAGCCATGACCGAGAAACAGGCGATTGTTGGCCTGGTCAAAAACCTCGGTTTTCGCGAGAAAAGTGCCCGGGACATGCTGAAACTGGCCCACGCCAACAATGCCAAGACAGGCGGTCCTGTCGAGGAGTTTCGTGTCGACTACGCTCCCTGGGTCAAGTTCGCCGCCAATCCCTATCTGCTGGATGATAGCCCGATCGCACCTTCCATTCCTGAGCCGCGTTATGACCAGGATTCGTACCTGGGTTCGTACGTACCGTCGCAGCATCCGCAGGAAGACTACCTGCGTGTCGATGGCATGCAGGCTGATCCGGCCAATAAGGAGTTGTACCGGCCTATCGTCGAGCCTGACCCCTATGCGGCTCATGCCGCGACCCAGGCGGCTGCCAAGGGGCAGCGGGAGATCTTCGATACGTCGATCCTGGGCGGACTTCTCAAGACGACTCGAGATGACCAGCTTACTGATCGCTATCTGGGCGACATGATGAAAGGCATGGACCGTATCGGCCGGGTTCTCTTCCAGCTCTACTGGCACCGCGAGGCATTTGAGGAGCGGTACGGCAAGCAGCACGTTCCCGAGCTGGAAGATATGCTCAGGAACTCTTTCGAGGATGTTGGCGATCTCGTACTGGACCTGAAGCAGAAGACGATCGAGGCTGATCCTGGCGCGGCTGGCCAGAAGATCGACTTCAAGAGTGATACGAACGACTAGGAGGCCCAATGGCCGATACTAGTTCCCAAGGGACAAACCTATTTCCCCTGACAGTTCAGGGCGGCCAGACCGTCCGCGTCATGCTCGGCGCACCAGCGATGGGCTTGATCATGAAGTTCTCGGTGATCCAGCTCAACGCGGACGGAACCTTGATCACGTCCAATAACTTATTGTCTGGCTTCTCCTATACGTTCTACGATGCAGCCGTCGCCTGTCCACCGGGGGTGACCCAAACGAGTACCGAACCCACCGTCAATGCGGCGATCGAGGCCCAGCATCAGATTATGCCAACCAAGGTGGCAGCATCGAATAATGATCGTGTCGAGTTGGCCGATGGTAGTGATGGGACCTACTCGCAGATCGGCATTCCCTATATCAACCGCGATGGCAGCTTGTCCAGCGCCCAGCCAAAGCTGTACATGAAACTGACTGTGCTCGGTACTGGTACCAAGACCTTCGGCATCTTCATGGGGATCCAGCACTACCGCGGTTGATACGCTGCGTAACGGACCATGATCCACACGTACTCTCCCAAGAATCCTCGGCGACCAGTTGACTGGCGGTGGCAGCGCGCCTCGCTGGCCGCCAGTGGCGAGTACCCGCTATCGCGGCGCCGCGATAACGATGGATGGATCGCTCGCGCGGCTCAGTTCATCAAAGAACAGGATAACTGCAACAATGAGCTGGATCTGGCCGTTCTGTCAGAACAGCATCCTGTGCTTTACTGGGCCCACGATATCTGGCACACACAGGGCGACGCCGGCAACCCTGTCCGAAGCGAAGTCGAGGCCCGTCTCGTGGCCGATGACCAGCTCGACAACATCGCCCGGCGCGTAGCAACTGAAGTTGCTGTCATCGAAGCCTACGAGCGATTGTTTTTCAACGTCCGTGAGCGTCTTACCAATCGCGGCTATTTGATGCACTGCGTCTTGGGTCCGGCGATCCATCTGGGCTTCCAGGCCAGTGAGTACGATCTGATCTGGAAGCTGTTCGCGGTGCTGGGCGGACCACTGGCTGTGGATCTGATGGTTGATCAGTCGATCGGCCATGCCGTACCGGAGCGCGCCAGTGATCTGAAGTACTTCGTTGCCGATGTTGCTCAGAACGATCTGCGCCGCGTCGCGATGCTGGCCTTGAAGACGCTCCGTATCAATAACTTCAACGCCGTGGAGATCATCGACCGATTCCTCAAGCTGGTCGAGCTTGAGCGGACTGGCGGCGGTGGTGCTGGTGGGGTTGCCACCGAGGCGCTCAAGCAGAATGTTCATACCATGCTCATCAGCTTGCCGTTCACGGTCGGCCGGCGGCTTGGGCATGTGGACGCACCACCGCTGGGTCGATACGATGACTTGTCGGCCGAGCTTCGCTACGAAGAAGTTATGGCGATATCGGCCGGTCAGGAGATCCCCGCGCAAAGTATGTTGGAGCTGCTGGCATTCCCGGCCCCATCATTGAACGGAGACACTATGGAGGCCAAGAACTGACATGCCCAGAACGATGCCGAAAATGACCAAGGAAGGCGAAGCGCGGCTGAAGGCGGCGCTTGATGACGTCGTCGACCTGGTCAACGGGGGTGATACCCCGGATGACGCCATAGTCAAGGTGGCGTCCGACCACGCTATCCCACCTGGCCAGATTGGCCTGATGGTGGCCGCTTATAACACGGGCCGTACCACGCGTCAGCGTGAGGGGCATTCTTCGTTGTTGGACAAGGCAGCCGACTTTCCTATCGCTGATGCCCCGTCAATCCTCGAGCGGCTATATCCTACTCACGTCAAGTCGGCCGCGGCGATCGAACACGAGTCCGGGGTGCATTACAGCTATACCATGGCCCCGACCTGGTATGCCCGGTCTGTTCAAGAGACCGGCATGGAGAAGGCGGCTGAAGCTGTTGACTGGAAGCTAACCGATAAGACGGTCACGCCTTACCCGACGACCGTCCGTGACCTGGAAGCCGGCCAGCGGCTCATCTGGGCCCGCGAGAAAGCTGCACGGGCTGATGAAGAAGAGCGGCTGGAAGCGTCGCGTATCCAGAACCAGATCATAGGCGACTTCGCCAAGCTGGCCGAATACTTTGCCATGCCGGATAACCTGACGCTGCTCGATGTTCATGAGAACGTCGAAACGCTGTTCGGTAAAGAGGGCATGGCGGTGCTCAGGCAGCTACACCGTACCCGCCCGAACCTGGTGAAGCGGGCCTATACCGGTCGGTTCCACTCGGCGATGGGTGAGCCTTACCATACTGTGGCCCATCTGGTCGATCTGGCGGGCCGGCTTCGGCAGATGCTTGTCGACAACGAGAAGCAAGCCGCTGACCGGGCAACCGCCCTGGAGGAAATGGAGCGCCCTTTCGTCGTAGCCCGGCGACCTTCACTACTGGATCCGATATCCTCGCCGGGCACCAAAGAAGCCGCTACGGGTCCAGTGTTCTTGCCTAGCGTCAGTGCGATGCTCGCTCGTGAGTTCGCATCACCGATCGTGGAGAACTTGCGACCGCAAGAAAAAGAGAAGGCCATCGGGAAGCAGCTTGCTCGCATCGCTACACCGCAGCACGAGCAGGCGCTTCGCGATATTGCCAGCCGGGCAGACATCGAGGATATGCTGTCCAATGATCCGATCATCAAGGGGCACAATCGTGAAGATGTCCTGGGTGCCTTCAATCAGATCAGCCAGCTGGCCCCGCGGGCTAGCCAGCAGCCTTTGTTGATGAACGCACTATTGCGCACACGGCTCCAGCAAGGCAGTCTCGATCCGTTCCAGGTAGGTGACCTCGTCAAGACCGAGCGGATGTTGAGGGATGTCGGTACCATCCCCACGCCGCCACCAGGCCCCGGAGTAACCGGTGGATCATCGCCAACCAGCGTACTGGCTGTCTAGGAATCCAGCGGAAGCCGCTGACTTCCTGGCTCGCACGGCTGTTGCCAGCCGTGTTGTAGGCGGATTCATCAAGACGGCTCAGCCTGCGCCGCCATCCTGGACGCCAGATCTATCACAGGCTCTGACGCACGCCGCCATTGGTGCTGGCGTGGGCGGGCTAGGTGGGCTCGGAATGGGATTGTTCTCCAAGCGAAAGAAGAACCCGCTGACGTCAGCGCTTACCGGTGCCCTTCTGGGTGGTACTCTGGGTGGTACTCTGCCCATCGCGTACCAGGGGCTCAAGCACTGGGCTGACACGATGCCAGCGACCACAGCGCTGGATAAGCAGCAGGCTGAGGCTTACCAGAAGTGGGGGCCCTGGGCAAAACTTCACTACCGACTCAATCCCTGGGCAGCAGCACCTTCGATCAGCGCCGGTGAACCCCCGCCAGCCTTGCAGAGCGCGCTCGACCGCGCTGCGGCAGAGCCTTCTACTGTTGGGCTGATCGGGCAGGGAGTTGCGCAGCCTTTTGGCGCGATAGCTCGTGGCGGCATACGCGCCGGTTTGGAGAACCCGCTCACGGCTGCGTACCATGCCGGAGTTGGCGGGCTTCAGGGTGCGTATCTCCATAGGACGGCCCCGGGGCAGTTGTTCCGGGATATACAGCGGGGTGTTCAAGGAATTGATCCCAGCCTGGGTACGCCGGCTATTAACAAGATCAAGGAAACCCCGCAACCGCCTATTCCGGCTGTGGGCAATCCTGGTGATCCTGGGTATCAACCGCAGTTCAGACAAGATCCTATGCGTGATATATCGCCTACACCTGAAAAGCCTTCATCCGATCCCGGGGCTTTGCGATTCAAGCGATATCTGACGGATGTTGAACCAAGTCTTGGTGAAACGAGGTTTGGCATACCGCTTCGAGGAGGTTGGAACCCATTCCGGAGATTGAATGAAGCCAGATTGGGTCGTGAGTTACAAGATATTCAAGCCGGTCGTAATACACCCAGCACTGGCCCACGACGTGTTTCACCGTCGGTCATTCCCGGGGTGGATCTTGGTGGTGTAGAAGGAATTCCCCAGACAACGATCACCAGGACTGGTCGTGGCGGCGGCACTCACACTACGGCGGGGACAGTAACAGAACCAGCGATGACTGCGGCGGACATCAGTAGGCTGGGACTGAAGGGCCAGCAAGGATTCGCGGCTGATCTCAAGGCGGGAGTTGGTCCAGGCAGATGGGGAAAGATTCGTGGGAGCGCAGGTCGAGCAGGCTTATACGCTTTGCCGCACTTGCTACCTTACGTACCTCAGATCTGGCGTAACCTGACGAGCGACTGACATGATGCTCAAGTGCTCCGGCATCAACGCTTATGACTTTGGTGAACCGACCGTGGTATTGGTCCGGCTCCGCCGCAATGGACGGCTTGGGCCCAATGACCGTTCAGTGCTCGAGAAGCGAGCTGGAGTGGAGTTTACCGACCGACTCCGGCACATCAAGCTGGCTGAAGATGAAGTCCCGGTGCATATCATCGGCCTGGGCGCCACCGAAGACTATGGTCCGAACCGCAATGGCGATGGCTTCGATCGCAAGGAGTGTCGGACGCATCACGGAACCTTCCAGAAATTCGGCCGGTTCTACAGGAATCACATCAACAAGGATCCTGATCGGAGCTATGGGCGTTTTCTGGACACGGCCTTCAACGAGCCCATGAAGCGGATCGAGTTGCTGGCTGGCCTGAACGGTAGTGAAAAAGCCGCCAAGGCTAATGGCGGCCTGGTGGCTGACAAGGAAATAGAGCTACTAGAAGCGGGCAAGGATATCCCTACATCCATGGCCTGCAAGGTAGCTCACGATATCTGCTCGGGCTGCGGCAACAAGGCCAGAACCCGCAGCGAGTATTGCGACGGTGCTCTGTGCAAGTACGGCGGACTGAAAGACAATATCGGCCGCACGTTCGATGACGGCCACATGCTTCATGCCAGGAATCCTAACCCGATCTGGTTTGATGACTCGCACGTTCACAAGCCGGCTGACCGGATTGCCTGGAGCCTGGGCCGTCTCGAAAAGGCGGCTGCCGCTGGTGGCCGGGTTGTTGGTTTGGGTGGCGCTGCCCTGGCCGAAGAGATCGGCTTGACGATGCCACTCGAGTTGATGGTTGATCCGTTCATGCCGAGCTGGGTTACCCAGCATGTCAAGACGGCTCAACTACTGGCTGAAGTTGAGCGCCGTGTGGAGGGCGAAGGCTCAAGTAACAACGATCGCGCTTTCGATGTTGCGGTACAGGAGCCGGTCCGGGACTTCCCGGATGATCTGCACACCAGGAACCGCCTCGAACACATGCTTGGGGCCCTTGCGCATGAGAAGATCGCGTTGCCCCTTCGCGACTTCCTGGTTCTGGTGGCCGGGGATGAGAAGCAGGCTGAAGATGCCTATGAAGATGTAGCCGCGCAATTGCCGGGCATCTATGGTAGGCTTACCAGAAGTCCGACCCTGGATACCCAGGTGCGGGATAGTATCTATGTTTTCAATGGCCATGCGGTTGCCCCGCCTCTGGCCATGCAGACCTGGGCGTCCAAGCTCGCTTCGGCACACGGGCTGCACCCGAAAAGTATTCAGGACCGCGTTCACCTACATGCGATCCGCAGTTTGCCTTTGCCGCGACATCGCGGCCAGGGTGAGGAAATGCTCAAGCAGGCGTCTGATATGGGCGGTGCTGAAAGGCTTGCCAGACAGTACGCATTCTATAAACTGGCATTAGCGTCGGCGCTTCGGGCGACCGACGAACGGACTTTCCCCTTGACATCCACTTTACTGGTGCGACAGAACTACGTATCCTGAGTCAGAGATACTTGGGCACGGCTGCGACGCATCGGTCAAAGGAGTGACCCCACTCATGTCGACCTTGAAAACGCCAAGAAACGCTGTCTTCTCCAGCCTTCGCTCGTTCTTCGACGAGATCGACATGGAGAAGCAGGCTGAACCGCTAAGTGAGCCCGGCTCACGCGGTGGCCCGACGACGCATCCGTCCAAGGATGTCGATGACGGCCTTATCAAACTTCAGGAAGGCGCGCGGTTCAAAGAGAATACGAGCGACGTCAAGGAAGAGATTGGTGCGCCATCGGTTGAGAACGCCGGCGATCCCAAGGGTCAGATGCAGTACGAGACCCAGATCGGGGTCAAGCATGCTCCGACTGGTGAGGACCCAGCTGTTGAGGATGACTTCAAGGGTGACAAGGATGATCCCGGCACCACGTCGGTTATGAAGGCCGATGATGGTGAGAAGTACGGTGAATGGGACTTCCGGAAACTAGCCGCCGCGATCGGCAATCTCGGTAATGAACTGATGGCCGATCTGGGGCAGGGCAAACTCGGTGGCGAGAAGCGGGCTATGGGCGACAGCTGTGTCGCCGGCGCTCCCGGTCAGGGTGGTGGGCATAAGGCCACTCCCGAGAAGCCGGCCAGCACGGTGAGCAACCTTGAGCCGGGGAAACCAGAACCGGCGCCAGCGCCCCCTGATGAAGAAACCAAAGCCGCGGCTGCTGCCGGTTACAAGCTGGCTGCGGCCTTGGGGCTGGATGACGGCGGTACCGACGCCCAGATCTCCGCGATGGTCGAAACCATCATCAAAGAAGCCCAGATGCAAGCTGACGGTCTTGCTGAGTTCATCGATGCTTATGCCAAGACCGTCAAGCAAGCTGCTGATCCAGCCGCTACGGAAGCAGAGGATCATTCGGCCCCGGGCGATGCTTCGTCCGGGGCCAATCCGGCTGCTGGCGGCGACGATTCCGTTCCTGGCGCTCCTGGTCAGGGTGATGGCGGCGGTCAAGACCCGATGGAGATCCTCGCTCAGTTGCCGCCCGAGGTTCTCCAGCAGCTTGTTGCTGCCGTTCAGCAGGGTGGGCTCGTTCCTGGTGGTGGTGATGGCGGCGGCGGGCCACCTGCTGGCCCTCCGGATACCGGCGGCGATCCAACCGAAAACCTTAGCGGCGCCATGCACGAGATGGGCGTTCAGCCTGACGAACTGTCGGCGGCTGCTCCCAAGGTTGCTGCCGATCAACGTGAAACCTTGCTGAAGATCGCCCAAGCGGTCAAGGACAAGCGGCGTTCCGGGAAACTCGGCTACAAGGTAGCCAGCACCCCGTACGACCAGCAGGTTCGGGCCGAAATGCGGCAATACCTCGCCGAAGTTCTCGGCACCTGATCACGGAGGATACATTCATGGCTCAAGCCCGATCAAAGACTGTGCCCGAGAAGGTTCTCGAGTTCGTCGATATGTCTGCCGCAATGGCAGAGAAGGCGGCCTCGGTTCTTTCGCGGCAAGAAGAGATGGAGAAACAGGCTGCCGACCTGATTCCCACGGCCGTCGATGAGCTGCTCAAGGCCAAGCTCATCGAGCCGGAAGAAAAACAGGCGGCGCTTGACGCACTCAAGAATCCTGTGCGTGCGCTCCAGATCCTGATCAAGACCGCGCGAACCAAGACGGACGACAATTCGTTCACGCTTGGTTCACCGGCCACCAACGGCCACGCCGAGAAGCGAGCCAACGCCGGGTCAGGCCCCTACGCGGGGCGTCGTCTTGGCGATGGAGAAGAGCCCGAGAGTTTCCGCATCTTCCGTCAGCGGCTCATGGGTAACGGGTAAGGGACGGAAACCACACTACCTTCACGGAGGCAAGGATAAACCACATGGCTACTCTGCTGACTGGCCCAACCCTGATGTTTCAGCACTGCCTTGATGAACTCAAGGGGTGGCCCGATGAATCTGCGCTCGACTTCGATGCGTTCTTGGCGGGCCCGACCCAGACTGGCCCTCCTGTTGTTCCAGGCGTGGATGTCGACCCGGTCTACGGCGGAACTTGCGTTCACGTCAATGCGGCCGGCGAATTCATGCTCGGCGTCGGTCCCACTGACATGGGAATCTTCCTGCTCCAGGGTTCGCACGAACTGGACGTGAACAACTATGGCGGCAACAACTGGACCCCCATCGCGCCGACCGGCAAGATGTCGGGCCTCGTTGCCACCGGTGCTTATGAGCTGGAAACGACCGAGTTCGACCCGGCCATCGCCGCTGGCGTCGGTGCTATCACCCCTGGCCAGCAAATGACCGCGCCCACGCAATCGGCGATCACCACCGGGACCGATCTCACTGCTGCCGGCAAGCTATTCGCCTCAGCCACATGGCCAGGCGGTTCCGGCGCCCTGGTCACTCGTGCAACTTTTCCGATCTGCGCTGTGTGCAGCCGCCACAGCCACCAGAACCATCACCGTGTGATGGTTGTGTCGTTCTGGCCGGTCTACGTGCCCATGGGCTGAGAGACCACCGTCAAACTGTTCGTCGAGGATAACCTTCATTCACGGAGGAGATAAACGTGGCAGCCGGCAACGCCGTCATGACCAGGTCCGAAGTGCAGCTCATGAACGAGACGCTCTTCTCGCACCTGACGAACCCTGGGATGATCAAGACCGCCATCGACGCGGTCAATGACTTTACCCGCATAAAGATGCGTGAAGATGGGTTTGCCCGACGCATCATGCCGCCGCTTCCGATCGCCAACGACGAGCTGGATCGGCAGGTCGATACTGACAAACCGGTGAAGATCGTGGACAAAGAACCGGATTCGCCGGCTGCGATCTCCATCCCATTCGCGACGTTGCCCACCAACGTCTACATCCGCGGCCCGCGTTACCGCGTTGCGTTCGACCGCATCGTCACGCCCCGGTTCACCAAGGACGTCGACGAGTTGCGCACGTGGATCATGGATATTCGGCAAGTCCTTTCGGACAATGCCATTAAGGATATGTTAGCGGAGGAAGATTCCAAGCTAATCGGGGCGACCGTGCTCGCGCTGGTTGGCGCCGATACCGCAGTGCCTTGGTCGGGTATCCCGCAGTGGGTGACGATTCACGGCGGCATCACTCGTGACTCGGTTCTTGACTCGCTGAAAGTCATGCCGAGTACCGACGCGCGACTCGAAGTCGCGACCGTTTTGATCAACAACGTGACCATCAAAGAGGTCATGAAGTGGGGCCGCGATGAGATGGGCGGCGACTTCAGCCAGGACGTTCTTCGGAATGGCTGGACTGAAACCGACTTCCTCGACAAGCGGTGGATCATCACGATCAAGCACGATCTCGTGCCCAACGACAGCATATTCATGTATGCTGATCCGAAATTCATAGGCAAAATGTACATATTGGAAGATACTACGATGTACATTAAACGCGAAGCGTATTTACTCGAGTTCTTTGCCTACGAGACGATGGGTGGGACGATCGGCCACACAGGCGGACTGGCCCGCGCCGACTTCGCGTAACCACGATCGTTCTTGACTTTTCTGCTTAAACGTGTCATATACAGGGAGAGACGGCGCCGTGCCGTCCTCCCTGTTCTCGTTTCACGAGGTGACACCAATGGCGAAAACTCCCGAAGAGCAGCGTGAGGCCAACAAGCTACGGGCTCGCGAACGTGCCGCACAGGGCCTGTGCTGCTCGTGCAACAAGCCAGCGGTTCCTGGCAACAGGCGTTGCGAGGACCACATGAAGATCGCTTCTGACCAGGCGGCCAAGAGATATCAGGCCCGCAAGGCGGCCGTGATCTGTCCGCTCTGCCGCAACCCGGACAAGCAGGTCGTCGAGGGCAAGACCTGTTGTCAGGAGTGCCTCGACAAGCAAGCTGCTGCTGTGGCTGCGCGCCGACCACTCACCAAGGAAGATCACAAGCGATATATCCAGGAGCACTACGCGGAACGTGAGGCCGCTGGTCTCTGTGTCATGTGCGGCAAGGAGCCTGCGGTCGCAGGTAAGGTTACGGGCGAGGCATGCGCAGCGAAGCAGTGCCGTCGCGCCCAGAAGCTCGCCATCAAACGTCGCCGCGCTGTCGTCACCCACTACGGCGGTAAGTGCGCCTGCTGCGGCGAGTCGACCTTCGAGTTCCTGGAGATCGACCACATCAACAACGACGGGGCAGTTCACCGCAAGAAGATCGGTAAAGGAAACACCTACAAGTGGCTCATCGCCAACAACTACCCACCCGGCTTCCAGGTGCTGTGCTCGAACTGCAACCACGCCAAGGGCCGCTACGGCTACTGTCCGCATGAGCGGGCCCGTCAGCACGCCAACGGCAAGCTGGCCTGACCCCGTTACGCTGCGTATCAGCATGAAGAGCTGCCTACATCCGGCTCTTTCTTTTAGCTATTGTGTGGCTTGCCCTTGCTTTCGCCATTCGCTAAGCTAGCGCTAGTCATGAACTTCCTCGTGAGCCACGGAGGGCGCCATGCCCGAGAACCAAGATCAAGTTCAAGTACCGGCACCGGATGTGGCGTACGACTTCTTGTACAGCCAGATCCATGCCCCGGTGTTCTTCAACAAGCTCGCCCAGGACTACGGCATCGTTCCGGCCAACGATGCCGAGGCTGTCCAGCTTCTGGAAATGGGTGCTGACTTGTTCGCGGCCGGTCAGCAAGAACAACAGAAGCAGGCCAGTGCTCAAGGCAGCTTCTTGAATGGGGCTCATCAGAGCCTTCAGGTTCTTCTGGGCAAACAGGCCAGCGCCCGGGCTGTCAATGCTCCGGCTAACGATCGTCTGGTCAAGCAGGCCGCGGCCGAGCTGACCAGGAACCCCTACGTCCGGGCAGCCGCCCTGGCATACCAGTTACACCTGACTCAGCAACAAGGCTGAGTTCGAGTTCCAAGGATAAGGAGTTATTACCATGCCTGCTGGTACGGGTCTGCCTTCCAGCCCGCCGAACCTCACGTTTCCGCTCAATCCGGCGCCGACGCAGTACAGTCTCTATTCGACCGTTATCAACAGCAGCGGGATGGAAACGGTCTTCAGCTTTATTCCGCCGCACGGCAAGCGGCTGGCCGCTGGAGAGCAGCTGACGGTGGCCGGCAATATCATCGACCGGCTTGCTGTCAAGACCAGCAACCGCCAGTTCAAGGCGATGGAGCGGGCCGTATCCTCCGGTCTCCTGACCATCCTCTACACACCTGGTCAGTTCGTGTATGACGGCAGCGCCAAGATCCAGATGGTCGGCGTTAAGGGCACTGGGATCGGCATGGTCGATCCGGTCTACTTCGAGCCAGGTACTACTCCGCCTGAACTGCCCGACCAGGAAGAGGCTGAAAGAGTAACTGCTCGGCGGTAACGCCCGCGGAGCGCTGGATGCACATATCCGTTATCACGCCCACGCACGATGTGACCTGGTTGGGTGATGCGTGGGCGAGTCTGCAAGCCCAGACTCATGATGATTGGGACTGGTTGCTTCTGCCCAACGGTGGCGCCACGATTCCTACGGCTATTGCCACGTCGCATCGCGTTCGTGTACTGCCCGAAGACTGGACTACGACTGGAAATGTGGGCGGGCTGAAACGGCAGCTCTGCAACCTTGCTTCCGGGTCCGTGATCGTTGAGCTGGATCACGACGATATCCTGACACCCAATTGTCTTGCTGAGATCGCCGCTGCCATAGCCGACCCATTCCAGCCGGCGTTCGTTTATTCGGACTTCGTCCAGTTCTGGCCCGATCATCGCAGCCATGTTTTCGGCGCAGCGCAGGGATGGGAAGAATACCCGTTCGAGCATGCTGGTCGATCGTACATGGCGACACGCGCGTTCGAGCCGACTGCTTCCAGTCTGCGGCAGATCTACTGGTCTCCGAACCATGTCAGGGCCTGGACCAAGGCGGCTTACGCGCTCGTCGGCGGTCATGACCCTGAACTGCCTGTTTGTGACGACCACGATCTGATCTGCCGGATGTATCTGGCCCAGGTGCCGTTCCATTACATTTCCAAGGCACTTTACCTGTACCGGGATCGTGCCGATAACCCAGAGGCGCAGAACAGCTTCCGCAGCTTTCATGGTGATGGTACGCTGGAAAAGATTCATCACCGGAACCAGAACAGGTATACCTGGAAGCTGGCCCATGAGTGGTGCCGGCGAGCCAAACTGGCGATGTACGATCTGGGTGGCCGGATCGGCTGCCCCGAAGGTTATAAGTCGGTCGATCTTTTAGATGCCGACGTTATCTGCGACGTAGCTCGAGGGCTGCCATTCGAGTCTGACTCGGTCGGTATCTTTCGGGCGGCCGACTTCCTGGAGCATATTCCCAGGGAGCGGGTTGTTTTCGTCATGAACGAGCTGTGGCGCTGTTTGGCACCTGGCGGCTGGATCATTAGCCGCACGCCGTCCACGGGCGGCAAGGGGGCCTTCTGTGACCCAACCCACGCTTCCTTCTGGAATGATCTCTCGTTCCGGTACTATACTGATCGGCGTTACGCAGCGTATGTGCCAGAGATCAGTTGCCGTTTCGAGGCGGCGCGGGTTTGGGAGTGCTACCCGAGTGACTGGCACAAGCGGAATGAGTTAAAGTACGTGTATGCCGATCTTGTCGCCTTGAAAGGTCAACGCCATCCAGGCTTGCAGCTGATATAGTCCTGGCGTAGAATCAGCGGCTGGTCTTGTCCACACGGACGGTCGTCCGACGAAAGGGAGTTCACCATGGCAGCTAGCGTTGATATTGCACGTTGGTGGGGTGCCTCCGGTTCCATAACCAAGAGCATCATCACCACGATCAACACCCGGGCGAATGCACTGGACCAACATACGACAGCCGATACGACCAGCCCGGTTCAGATTCCGGCTTCCGGCACTGGTTACAGCTGGTGGGTGAATACCCGGCTTACGATCCAGGCTGGCGGCAACCTACCGACCACTCAGATCGCCAACCTGCGCTGGTATCCATCATCGACTTCCAACAACATGGGCAATGGCGTCTCTGCGTTGATCGGCCAAGTCACGATGACCAACAACTCGAACACCGGTTATGTCCAGGCGACAGGCTCGACCGGTCTTGGTACCCAACTTCTCGCGGCCAATTATGCCGGGCTCACGCCGGCGACGCCGCTCGACGCGTGGACCTATGGCGTAGGCCCATCGCCCAGTCCTTTGACTGTGGGCGGCTCAGCCGTCATGGCCTTTACCGCGCCCTACGACTTCGGCAACATGGTGGTGTACCAGGTCACCGTGCCGTATTCGGCCTTGCCCGGTGGAACCACGCAGACGACGTGGGTCTGGAAGTACGATGAAAATTAACCGGCTGCTGGATTAGCCTGCTTCAAAGGAGCCTTTATCATGCCCGATCCACGCCACCAGCGGCCTCAACGGCCCATGCCGCCCGCGCGGCAGCCGGCAGCGCAACCACCGCGGGCCCAGACTCCAAGTCCAGCCGCCCCGGCCAGACCAATCCGGATGCTTGCCCCGCACGAGCAAGCTCCGCCCCTCGAACACCAGCGAAAGCTCCGCAAGGGCGAGGTTTACTGGATCGTGGGCCACGAGCATCTGGATGCCCCGCGCAAGGGGAAGATCATCCGGCTTTCCAACGAACCCGGCAAGCGAATCGGTGTCGAATTCGAGGAGCCAGTCGGCGGCGTCGACGAAAGCGGCAACAACTGGGGTGTCAACCACAGTTGCGACGGGCACGGCAAGCTGGGGCATTGCCTCTACGTCGGAGCCGAACAGGCCCTCGACGACAAAGCCAAGCAGCTCTTCGAGGCGCGCAAGGCCGAGGTAGTGGCTTCGATGCCGCAGTGGGAAGAAGTGGATGAGCTGACCGTTGGCCCGACGGAAGCCCCACCGTTGACCCCTGGGGGGAACGGAAGCGGTCGCGAGCAGATGACGATCGGGCGTGAAGATGTCGATACGCTCGAACTTGGAGACGAAGACTAACCATTACACATAGGACCGGCCGTCACCGAATACAATCGCTGCGGCCATCAAGGTCCGATCTGGGAGGGGCAATACAATGTCCTATACCTGGACTGCCATCTATCGAGATGGCGGTTTTGCGCAGCAGCGCCGCAACGAGAGACTTCACCTCGACACTTCGGTGCTCGCGAGCATTCAGCTCAAGGATCACGAAGGCCGTCCATTCCTCGAGCAGCTCTTCGAGCCGCAGCAGCGTGCGATCTATCACGTCTTGCCGCATACGCCGCTCTCTGACGTTCCTTGCCACATGCTGGGCTGGCAAGAGACGCTTCAGCACACCGGCCGTGAACTCTGCGTTCAGCACATCGCTTATGTTTCGGAAGATGGCCGGATCGTCATGGCCGGCCGATACGATGAAGCCTTGCCCTGGTTTGCCACGGTCCGGCCAGTCGATGATCGTTTCCCGGATCTGAGCTGGGTTGCCTACTACGAAGACGGCAAGACCGATCCCATGGTCGAGCCGGTTACCCGCCACGAGATCGGTTTCAGGCACCTCGACTTCAGCCGGCTGATGTCCGTGGTCTTTTACGGCAACCGCGGCATGCCCTGGTTCGAGCAGTACTTCGATCGTGGTCAGCGGGTGATCTTTCGCCGCCGCTGCGCCATGGCTGCCGGCGGATTGCTACAGGGTGAAATATCGGTTGTCAACCTATTGGGCTGGCAGCTCACGGCTCAGACTCAAGACGGTGAGGATAGCAACATCCAGCACATCGCTTACACCATGGGCGATGAATCAATCGTCATGGCCGGCGCTTTCCAGCCGAAGCATCCGTGGTTCTACGATATCGTGCGCGGTCCCGGCGATGATCGTGAAGTCGGCTCGCTGGTGCCTGGACATGAACGGGAGGTCGGTGCGCCGGTGCCTGTGACGTGACCGGCCCTCCAGCCCATGGAGGGGCGCTGTGGCTGTTGGTGCCATACAAAGTACTACTGGTAGCGGTGTGGGCACCACAGCGAGCGCCACGTTCTCTACCGCTACCACGGCCGGTAATTGCCTCGTTGCCTACTTCTTCTTTGCAGGCGGATCGAGTGTAACGGCGTCGGCGCCAGCCAACTGGGTCCTGCTGAGACGAGCCAACAACGGCACTGCTATTGGTGGTGCAGCTTATGTCTATGCAAATGCGCCATCGACGACTGCGGTAGGCACCTTCACTGCGCAGGGTGGAATCAAGTGTGCACTCATCGTTATCGAGTACCAAGGTACTGGCGGCGGGATAGGCCCGGTTATTCAGTCTATCTCTGCTACTGCAACTGCCACCGCGTGCGGTAGCGGAAGTCTTACGGTCAGCGCGGCTCCAGCCGGCAGCACTGTCTTTGAAATTGGTTTTGGATGGGCTACTGCGACAACGACCACGAGTAGTTCTTACTCGGGAGTGCCGGCGAACCCTGGCGCCATATCTGGCGCCTTTATCTCGACCAGCGGCACCACGGCACAAGCTGGCCACCTCACGAACCAATCCACCCTTACAACCTATAACGGCACAGACACATTTGCAGCGTCAGCATCTAATGTCGGCTTCGCGCTCCAGATCGTGGTCACGTATACCACGACTAAACAGCACAACACCGACTCCGGTCTGAAGGGGACGAGCACCCAGAGTCACAGCACTGACTCTGATCTGAAGAAAACATCGACTGTAAGTCACAGCACCAGCTCTATTCTCGTCGGGCCCCTTGTTGGTTATTACCAGCTCAATGAGACCGCGCTGGGCGCAGTCGCGATTGATTCATCGCCAGTCAGTACCAACGCTGCTGATTCGCAGGGCAGAACAACTGCGGCTACGCTTGCGCCGACTACCCCGCCATTACTTCCTTCTAGTACGGCCAGCCGGCACTTTCCCAACAACACCACCCCTTACACCTATCTCTACACTTCGGTCGCCATACCGGCTCATGGCTTCAACAACAATTACACGATTGCGGCCTGGGTCCGGCTGCAAAACGTGCAGGGCAACCAGCCGTTCGTGAGTCACCAGGTCGCTCCAATCGCCAACGGTTGGGGCCTGATGACCAACAGTCAGGGCTTCTTGAACTCGACTGCGCCCAGTGGCTCTCTTGTGAGCACCCAGGATCTGACGGCGACGGAGGTTTGGGCCGCCATACAGGTCGGGGTCTGGACCCATGTCTCTACCGTTGTGACCGCTACCAACCGTTACCTCTACGTCAACGGGCAGCGGAGCAGTGTAACCTCGACCGCGCTAGGCAACATCAGCCCGAACCTCCCAACGCAAATAGGTACGGACTACAGCTCCAACCCTGCCAATTACTTCCAGGGTGACATCGACGATGTCCGGATCTATAGAGTCGCGCTGACCAACGACCAGATGTCGAGCCTTGCCAACGGTCTCGACCCGTTTGCCACTACGACTTCAACTCGGTCGCATTCTACCGATGCGCTGGTGGCAAAGGCGGTAACGACGGTCACCAAGACCCACAACACCGATAGTTACCTGCTGAAGGCATCGACCGCGGTCTTCTTGCAACGCGATACCTGGCGGCTCGGCAACTGGGTCAATGCTTATGGCGGCCAGGGCTACTCGATCATGAGGCTGGGCGGGCAGCCAGACGTGGCGCCCACGGTTGCTACGGTGGCGCTTAGCGGTGGAAACACCAACAGTTCTTACAATCCTCCCACGACCAGCCCGCTTCCGCCTTATCTTCAGATTCCTGTCATGCCTGGTTATGCCGGGCTTGGAGTGTACTCGGGCTTCGGTGCCAACAATTTCACCATCAATATCACTGATGGACTTGTTCATGCCATCTCGTTCTACGTCGCGACTGTCCCGACTCAACCGATTCAAGCCTATGACGTCAACGCTCCTGCCAGCCCCATCCCGATTGGCCCAGTTCAGAACACGAACACCAACGCCAATATCGGCGTTTACATGGTCTGGAACATAAGCGGTAACGTCCAGTTCAACATCGGCATGGGAACTGGTGGTCAGTCCTTTTATTCAGGGTGGTTCCTCGACGCGGCGCGGTCGGTCAATTCCGTAACTCACACCACCGACACGCTGAGATATGCGACATTCACCAAGAGCCACACTACCGATACGTCGAGACGAGCGACGTTCACCAAGACTCACAATACCGATAGCTCGCTACGCAAGACCTTCACCGTAACTCACAACACCGATGCCTGGCTGCGCGCGACGTTCACCAGGACCCACACTACCGACACCTCGAAGCGCGCGACGTTCACCAAGGCTCACAACACTGATGCCTGGCTGAAAGCGACGTTCATCAGGACCCATACCACCAGTACCACGCTGAAAGCGACGTACACCAGGACCCACACCGCCGACAGCGCTCTAAAAGGCACGGTAACCAGGGTTCACAGCACCGATACTTTCAACAGCAGTGGCCTGCTTAGCTACTGGAAGCTCGATGAAACTGCGACGGGTGCAGTCGCCATCGATTCCATGCCGCTTGGCGCTAACGCGACCGATAACCTGGGTACCACGACACCTTCGTCAACAGCGCCGATCTCCGCGCCAACTTGGCCTTATCTCAACAACCCGCGTGGTCGTAACTTCTCGGGCGCCAGTGGCAATTTTCTCACGACAGCTAACCCACTGCCGGCTCACGGACTCACGAGTAACTTCTCCATCACGGCCTGGGTTCGCTTCTCCAGCTCATCTAAGGGCAGGCCGATCATAAGCCATCAGATCTCCACAAATAACCGCGGCTGGGGTCTGCTGACTGATGGCAGTAACTTGCTGAATTTCTATGCGTGCTCGGGTTCTGCTTCCAACCCGCTGGTAGGCAATGATCTGGGTGCCCTTCCGGCTAATACTTGGGTCCATCTCGCGGGCGTCGTGACAGCGACCACTCGTTACGTTTACGTGAACGGTAAGCGATCGATCTATTCTTCGCCCTTTTTGCCGGCTGCCAGCACGGATCTCCCGACACGCATAAATTCTTTATATACCGATGCCACTGCCGCCGGAATGATCGGCGACATGGACGAGATCCGCTTTTACAACGTCCCGCTTTCTTTCGACCAGATCAGCACTTTGGCCAATGGTGGTGATCCAGGTCTCGTCAATGTCGTGACGCAGACCCATAGCACCGACACCTTGACGTCGACATTCATAACGCTGACCAAGACTCACAGTACTGATACCGGACTGATCGCGACGTTTACCAAGGCTCACAGCACTGACGTCTTAAAGAACGCGACGTTCATCAAAACTCACAGTACCGATACCCTACGGAATGCGACGCTTACCAGGACCCATAACACCGACAGTTACCTGTTCTTCCCGGCAAGCGCGACGTACTTGCAGCGTGATGCTTCGTGCAATGGTAAGGGTTGGCCTTATGCCTATGGGTCTCAGGGTTACTCGATCCTGAGTTTGAGCGGCACGCCCGATGTTCTACCGCTGCATTGCACAGTGACCCTTGCCGGCGGTGGCCTGGTCAATCCTTGGAGTGGTCACGGCCCCGTTAATACTCCTGCCGACCCGCGGTATCTCCTGATTCCTCCTAGCCCGTACGTACAGGCCGGGCTCTCGCTCTATTACGGTCCCGGGAATTTAACCGTCACGGTCAATCTTGATGACGGCAAGATCCATGCGGTCTCACTTTACGCGGCCTGTTTTTCCAGTCCGCAGAACGTCTCGGTCTATGACGTCACCAGTCCTGGTAGTCCTGTTCTGATCTGCCCCAGTCAGAACTCGGGTGACATCAACACCACCGGCGTCTACATGGTCTGGAACGTAAGTGGCCGGGTTCAATTCCAGATCGCGCTGACGGGTCCGGATTCAGTGCTCAATGGCTGGTTCATCGATCCGGTGCGGTCGGTCAACACCAAGGCACACAGCACTGACAGCGATCTGCGTGCGACGTTCAGCAAGACCCACGGTACTGATGCCAATCTGCGCGCGACGTTCAGCAAGACCCACAACACTGATAGCTTACTTCGTGCGACATTCGTCAGGATTCACAGTACGGATGCCAACCTGCGCGCGACGTACATCAGGACACATACCACTGATGCCAATCTGCTCGCGACGTTCACCAAGACGCACACGACCGATACCTCGAAGCGGGCGACGTTCACCAGGACTCACAACACTGATGCCAATCTACGCGCGACGTATAGCAAGACGCACAGCGCCGATAGTTGGTTGCGCTTGACGGTTAGCAAGACCCACGGCACTGACAGCGACCTACTCAAGACGTCGGCTAAAACACACAACACTGACGCCAGTCTGGTCAAGACATTTACCAAGACCCACAACACCGATAGCGATCTACGCGAGACATTTACCAGGACCCACAGTACTGACAGCTACCTGTTCCAAACGGCAAGCGCGACATTCGTGCAGCAGGATACCTGGCGGAATGGTTCCTGGGTTGGCCCGTATGGCACGCAGGGTTATTCGCTCTTGGGCCTGGGCGGACAGGCAGATGTATTGCCGCCGAAATGCTCGGTGACTTTGGCTAATGGAAGCCTCAATAGCTCGTGGATTCCCCCCACGACAACCCCGAATCCACTTTATCTTCCGATCCCCAGTATGCCTGGCTACGCCGGACTTGCGGGCTACTGGCAAAACAATCCCGTGAGCATCACGTTCGATCTTGACGATGGCCGTTCGCATTCAATAGCGGTCTACGCGGCGATGCCCAACGCGGGGAACAACCTACAAGCTACTTTTACGGTCTATAACGTCACTGATCCTAACAACCCCATCTTGATCGATCCGGGTGAGTACTCGCCGCTACCGCAGTACACCAGTGTTTACATGGTCTGGAACGCGAGCGGCCGGATCAAGGTCGTCATGACCGGGGTTCCAACTAATACCAACTTCGTTATCTTCTCGGCCTGGTTCATCGATCCACCGAAGTCGGTTGGTGGCAAGACGCACAACACCGATACTTTGCAGCGCGCGACATTTACCAGGGCCCACGGCACCGATAGCTGGCTGCGCGAGACGTACACCAGGACTCACAGCACTGATGCCAATTTGCTCGCGACGTTCACCAAGACGCACACGACTGACACCTCGAAGCGAGCGACGTTCACCCGGATCCATAACACCGATAGCTGGCTGCGCGCGACGTTCACCAGGAATCACAGCACTGATGGCTTGCTTCGCAAGACGTACACCAAGGCCCATACCACTGATACCTTGCTGCCGCTGATAGTGGCCAAGACCCACACCACCAGCAGCGATCTGAAGGGGACACAAACCAGGGCTCATACCGCCGATAGCTATGTGCTTTCGGTGAACACGGTGATCATAACCCACACCACCAGCAGCGATCTGAAAGGGCCGGTAACCAGGGTTCATAGCACCGACAGCAATCTGCTCAAGACATTCACCAGAACTCACAACACCGACAGCAATCTGCTCAAGACGTTCACCAAGGTTCACAACACCGACAGCGATCTGAAGGGAGCAATAACCAGGGCTCATGGTACCGACAGCCTGCTACGCAAGACGTTCACCGTGGGTCATGGCACCGATAGCGATCTGGTGAAGTCGGTAACCAAGACCCATAACACCGACAGCAACTTGCGCGCGACGTTCACCAGGGTCCACAGTACCAGCAGCGACTTGAAGGGAGCGGTAACCAGAGTACACAGCACCGATAGCAACCTGGTTAAGTCCATAACCAGGACTCACAACACCGACAGTGATCTAGTGAAGTCGGTAACCAAGGCTCATGCTACCGACAGCGATCTGAAGGGGGCGATGACCAGGGCCCACGGTACTGACAGTGACCTGAAGGGGGCGATGACCAGGGCTCACAGCACCGACAGCAACCTGGTGAAGTCGGTAACCAAGGCTCATAGCACCGACAGCAACCTGCTCAAGACGTTTATCAGGATTCACACCACCGATTCCAGCCTACGGCAAACAATAACCCAGACCCATACCACCGATACCTCGTTCCCCTCGCTAGTGACCAGGATCCAGGTTCACAGCACCGATACTTTCCTTCTCGGCAGGCTGGTCAGTTACTGGAAGCTCGATGAGACTGGGTCCTTTGGTCCGGTTGCGATTGATTCGCAGCCACTTGGCGCCAACGCCACCGATCACACAGGCAGCACGTATGCTTCTACGCTGGTACCACTCACAGCGCCGACTCACTTCGCCAACACGGCCAGCCGTTTCTTCCCGCCTATGAGTATTCCTGGGCCTCCTGGCGACTACCTTGATGCGGGACCTCAGCCTGCCCATGACTTCATCAGTAACTTCACGGTAACGGCCTGGGTCCGGCTGCATATCCGCCAGAGCAACCAGCCGATCATCACCAGGCAACCTGCACCACTAAATGGCGGCTGGGGCCTGATGACCAACAACCAGGGCTTCCTGGTCTCGACGGCACCCACCACCATGGACACCCAGACGCTGACACCAACTGAATCCTGGATGACCGTACCGACCGGGTACTGGACTTTCGTCGGCATGGTCACAACTGCCACGACCCGCTCTCTCTATGTCGGTATGGGTGGCAGCAAGGTGACCTCGAATTTGCTGGGGATATCCAATCCGAGCGCTCCCACACAGCTTGGCGTCGACTACAGCGGTAACCCGGGCTACTACTTCCAGGGCGATCTCGATGATGTTCGTATTTATGCCTCTGCTCTGACCGTTGACGAGATGCAGAGTCTGGCCGGCGGCTTCGATCCATTCGCGGTCATAACTACAACTAAGACGCATACGACCGACTCCTTGCTGGTCTGGTCGACCAGGATTCATCGTACCGACATTCTGCTTCAGAGCCCGCTCGTTAGCTATTGGAATCTTGACGAAGTCGGGAGTGGCCAGCTCGCGATCGACTGGGGATGGGCAGCTGCCAATGCCGCTGATGTCAACGGGGGTACGACAAACTCTGCGACGGTCGCGCCGCTCCACTTCTATAATCCCCATGCGCGTAACTTCCCACTCGGCGGTACGCCTGTTATGACCGGTGCCGAGCCACGGGGGCTTAGCGGTAATACTTACCTCGCCACATCAACACCGGCGGCGCCTCATGGTTTCGCCACCAATTTCACGGTGACGATGTGGATTCAGACTATGGGCTCCAATGCCAACCAGCCACTCATCGGTCACCAGGTTTCTTCGTACGACCGTGGCTGGGGTATGGCGACTAACAATTCGGGCGTGCTGACCTCGACCGCATGCAATTCCGGGAGTAACCAGCTCTTCACGCCGACGCAGCCCTGGATGGTTGTGCCGGGCGGAGTCTGGACCTTCGTTGCCATGGTCACGACTGCTTCGACCCGGACCATCTATGTCAACACGGGTGGGGCTACCATGTCCGGTGGCCTGGCCAAGGCTAGCCCGGATCTGCCTACGTTTCTTGGCGCGAGCTATAGCAGCGGCACGCTCCGCGGCCCTGCTCCTGTCGGCAGCCAGTATTACTACGGCAACATGGATGATGCCCGGATCTATAACGTCGCGTTGACCAACGACCAGATCCAGACGCTGGCTGGCGGGTTCAACCTGCCCATGTTGACGACGACCAAGAAGCATACCACCGATATGGTCACGTTCGGGCTGGTGGGCGGGATCATGACCCGCATCCAGGAGCACTTCACCGACGTCATGGTGCGAAAGACATCCACCAAGACGCACGGCACTGACAGTTTATTGTTCAAGCCGGGGCTGCCGATAACGTATACCCGGACCCACAACACTGACGCCAGCCTACGTAAGACACAGACCAGAACACACATTACCGACAGTTATTTAAGGAGTGCGTCGACTGCGGTCTTCTTGCAGCGAGACAGCTGGCGGCTTGGTAATTGGGTCGGTGCGTACGGAGGCCAAGGTTACTCGATCATGCAGCTGGGCGGGCAGCCGGATGTGTTGCCGTCGTCATTAATCGCTACGGTGACGCTTAGCGGTGGGAATGTGACCAGCACCTATGTGCCGCCCCAGACCAATCCTTTGCCGATGTATCTTCAGATTCCGATCATGCCGGGTTACGGCGGGCTCGGGATGTACGTAGGCTTTGGCGCCACGGATATCACGATCGTCATCAATGACAATCTCGTGCACGCCGTGTCGATCTACGTTGCGGATGTTCCAACTGAACTCATCACCGTTTATGACATCACCAACCCTGGCAATCCCATCTTGATCGATCCAGGGCAGAACACGAATACCAACGCCAATGTTGGTGCTTACATGGTCTGGAACGTGAGCGGTCACGTTCAGTTCAACATCGGCATGGGAACTGGAGGTGCAGCCTATTATTCAGCTTGGTTCCTTGATCCGGCGCGATCGATCGGTACCCGGACCCATACGACCGATACTCTCTTGCCGCCGTGGACCAGGACTCGGACGCATACTACTGATTCATCATTTCTTTCCAAGGTTGTGATGACCCGATCCCGTTCTCAACGCGTGGGAACGCGCACTCTAGGTTATGGAGACTGATCCATGCAGGAACGAAAGCAAAACGACACCACTTACCCGATCGGGTTTTTGCTGGTGCTCAAGACTGACCATATCACTGGTGCTACCGGTAAAGCCGGGACGCTCCAACTGACGATCTCCCAGAATGGGTCTCCGTTTACCGCCGCGGCTGGGCCTGTCGTCGTCACCGAGACAGGTAATGGCTGGTATAGCTGGGCTCAGAAGGTGGCCGATGTGAGTGTTCTTGGCGAGCTGAAGATCCACGTCAGCGAGCCTAGTTGTGATCCTTACGACGAGCGGTACGACATCGTTGCGTATGATCCGTTCGCCGCCATCAGCCTATCACCTGCCGAGCGTACGGCCATGGCCGACGTGATTCTGACTCGAGACTGGACCCAGACCGTGATCCAGATCTCGACCATACCGGCTCGATGTCTGCTCAACGCCATGCGGTTGCTTCGCAACAAGTGGGCGGTCAATCCAACGAGCGGCCAGCTTACTGTATGCACCGAGACCGATGACACTACGCATCCGGCCTGGACAGGACAGCTCGTGGCTCAGGACGGTGCTTCTCCGATCGTTGGTCAGAGTCCGCTCTCTTAATGGACGGCATGAATGTCCGTTCAACTTGTTCAACATGCTGAGTTTGGTTCCAGCGGTTCTACGATCGTTGGGACGTGGCCTGCTGCGACGACAGCCGGTAATTGCCTGATTGCGCTCCTTTTCTGGAAGGGTGGGTCGATAGTACCGGCGGTACCGGATCCTAACTGGACCTCGGATGCTTATGGTTACAACGGCTCATCTGTCGGAGGAGACGGCTATTTCTATCGGAACGCACCGTCTCAGACGACGACAGGTACCTGGACTGTCAGCGGGGTAAACGGTGTCACGCTTCACATCATGGAGTTTTCGGGTTGCGATCGAACCACTCCGATAGGTGAGAGTAACCCGGGACTCGCGACTGGTAATACAGCCACCTCCGGGACGATCACATGTCCGCAAGCCTTTTCTGACAACCAGGCCATCGTCGTCGGGTGGGGCGTTGCTTCCGGTATCGTGCCGACTGGTATCACACCGACGTCGTTCTCTTATTTGGGCGGCGCGCAGTCTGGCGGTACTGGTATTCCGCAGGCCAGGGTCGGCTCACAAGGAGGTATCAACCCTACCGTCACAGCTGCTGGAACCTATTCGGCTACGCTGGGCCTCAATCTGTCGGCGGCATCAGTCGGCGTCATCATGCAGCTGCAAAGCGTGATCACGACGACGGTGGCGATAACTCACAAGGCCGACAGTTACCTTGTGTCCCCGCCGGCAGTGGTAACAAGAACGATAACGCACAACACCGACAGCAGTCTCACTCGAGGTATTCTTGCGGCAACTCCGCCTGTCGTCCTCATTCAAGAAACTGGAACTGCGTCCGATGGCAACACGGTTACCGGGACATGGCCCATCGCAACCACGCCCGGTGATGCCCTGGTTGCTTTTCTCTTCTGGCGGGGTGGCGCGGATGCAACGCCAACACCGCCTAGCCCTGCATGGGCTCAGATTCTCTCGATCATCAATGGCACCAGCGTTGGCGGCGCCGCCTATGTCTATCTGAATGCCGCGTCGCAGCTGACCACGGGCACCTGGAATCTCACGTCAGGGGCGACCAAGTGCAATCTCCATCTCATTGAGTACTCCGGCGTCGACGCGATCTATGGGATAGGCGCCACCAACTGCGCAGGTCTCACCAACCCCATACTTGCTACCGGCTACATCACGATCACGATGAGCCCGGTCAACACCGAGGTCATCGTCTGCGCCTGGGGTGTCGGCTGGGGCACCACGATAGCCGGCATCACACCGCCACCGTTTGTTGCCGTAGGGGGCACGCTGATATCGAGCGTTGGCGCCACGGGAAACCAGCTCAGTTCACAGGCAGCCAATGATCCTAGCGTTACCGCCATCGGAACCTACTCGGCCAATGCGACGATCACCCTGGCTGCACCATCAGTCGGCATCATTATCGAGCTGCTCAACGCAAGAGGTCCAACGAAGGTACGGCAGCACAGCACTGATACCACCACCTATCACGTTTATCTTCAGTCACACACCACTGACACACTCAGGAACGCTACCTATACCCAATTCCACAAGACTGACGCATGGCTACTGCTGACGGTTACCAAGATCCACAGCACGTCAACCTTGATTCAGGGAACATTCACCCGCGCGCATTCGACTGATAGCGACCTGAAAGAGACCAAGCTCCTCAACCACAAGACCGACGTGTGGATGGGTCCGAGCCCGCGGGTTCACTCCACCGACGTGTTTATCACGGATCGGCCAGGGGTCAAAACGCCCGGCTTCGTGGGCATCTTTGGTATCTGGCTGGGCGGTGTTGGTTTGCATACCCTGGTCGAGAACATCATTCATCTTACCGATTCGACACTGATCAAGTGGCACTACATTTCCCATAGCACCGACAGCCGGCTCATGGGGCTTTTTGCGACTTACACCATAACCCACACGACCGATGCCGATCTGCGTGGGGCCATGACCCGGACGCACAAGACTGATGCTGACCTTCTCGGTACGGTCAGCCGCAATCACAAGACCGACGCCAATCTCCGTGGCACGATCGTCCGTGCCCATGCGACTGACGCCAATCTTCGTGCCACGTTCGCCCAGAACCACAGGACCGATGCCGATCTTCTTGGCTCGCCCAGAGTCAGGCACAAGACCGACTGCACCACCTATTCGTGGACAGCAGGGGTCTTTACCTACACGGTACTTCACGAGACCGAGTCTGATCTCTTGGGATCTGGGACCTGTACGCACTCCACTGACTGTAGAGTGGCCCAGACTTATAAGGTTACTCACCACACCGATACGACGTACTTATCACCCGTGTTCCACACCTACACACGGGCGCACGTTACTGACGCGGATATCGCAGGGTCAGTCAGTCGCACCCATAAGACCGATGCCTGGCTGTTCGGGGTAGCGACCCAGACGCATACGACCGATACGCGGCTGAAGGGAACGGTCAAACGGACGCACACGACCGACATGCTGCACGGGAAGACATTCATCAAGTCCCATACCACCGATACGAACAGGCGCGGGACGCGGACGAAGACCCACACGACCGATGCCCGGTATCTCTACATCCGCACGATCATTCACCAGACCGATAGCAGGCTCCTCGCTACCCGGATCAAGGCGCATACGACCGATACCTCGAAGTTTGGAGCGTTCACCCGAACACACACTGCCGATGCTTACGTAGAGCCGTTGCCGCAGGTATGGCACACCACGGATACGGATCTTCGTGGCACAAGGCATCTACCTAACTACGTAGATTCGTTCTTGCAGGGAACCTATACCGTCAGACACGCGACAGACTCACTGATCTGCAACGTCGTCGTCCTTTCTCACAACACTGACACCATAGCCAACATCGTACGGACCATTGCCCATTCCACCGATACATGGCTGCCAGCACCCCAAACGGTAACGCACGACACAGATTCGATCTTCTTGAACGTGTTGCCGATCTCACATACGACGGACACGGACATCAGTCAGTCCACGGCCATCACGCATACGACCGACACCACGACCCTCAAGGTTCCGTTGTTCGGTCGTTGGGCGACTCAGCGTGTTGGAACACGTATACCGGCGGGGATCGCCATCAAGGCCCGACAGGCAGGCAACGATACCCCATATCCCATTGGGTTCTTGTTGACCAGCTCTGATCGGATCGATCCGATACTTGGCGCCACGCCGGTGGTCAGTTTGTTGAAGCCAGGGGTTGGCTGGGCGCTGGCTAGTGGTGTTGTCAGCGAGGTAGCCGATGGTTGGTACGAACTGCAAGCTACCGCTGCGGATCTTAGCGTGCCAGGTGAGTACGTTTTGATGGCCACCGCAGCAGGAGCTGAGCCAGCATGGGTCAAATTCAATGTCGTGGCTCCTGATCCGTATTCTGGTATCGGGTTGAGCCCGACTGAGCGCAATGCGATAGCCGACCTGACTCTTACCCGAGCTTTCACTTCTGTGGCTGGTATCGTCATGCGGTGCGTGCTTCAAGCGGCCCGGGCGCTGTGGGACTTCAAGACTGCGAAGGCACTGCCGATGGCCATTCTTGCCGAAGACAGTACAGTAGCATGGCAGGCGAATGTGACCACTGATCCCACGATCAAGCCAATCAGGGGTATGACGCCGGACCCACCGTCGACCAGGGGGATAGACCCAGCAGCGCCGGAGGGATAGGATCAAAAAACCGGCAAGGAGGCTCGTTCCATGGCATTTGAACCCTATACCAGAGTTGACTTCGGCCCGATCAAGGCCGGTTTGAAGACCATCGGCTACACGCTGGTGAAAGCCGGCAAGCCAATTGGTCCCAGGGTTGTTCAGGGCGTCGAGGATCTGGGCAGCGGCCAGTACGGCGCAGCCATTGCCTATCCCAGTCACTTTCGCGGACAGCTTGTATGGGATACAGGCGGGCCTAGCCCGCAGACTGTTGCTTTCGAGGTTACGCCCGAACAGGGTGCAGTTCTCATTGGTCCGGCCGCTCTTGTAAAGCGGGCCGCTCAACCAGCGCGCAGGGCCGGGCCGCGGGTGCGCGTTGTCCCACCACCTATTGCGGCGCCGCGGTCAATCCTCGAGCCTTGTGAAACGCCACCTTCTTCGCCAACCATCGCCACGATCGAAACGATCCCCGTTACGCAGCGTATCAAGACCGTCGTTGTCAGCGCTGCGCCATGTCCGTCGGTCGCCTGGACAATGGTCGATGGTCAGGGTTGTCCGGTTGACCTGAGCATCTGTGAAGCCGGTGTCCAGGCCCTGGTTATGGGTACGTTGCGGATCGCGCCGGATTGCTACAACTACTCCCAGGACTTCGCAGCTAGCTCGAGTGACCCATCTTCTGGGTTGATGGTTGCTGACATCGACCCTGCGGCGCTGGGTGGTCCTGGCATCTACGTCGCCGAGATGGGCGTTTTTGATGCCGAAGGCACCTGCGTCGCCATCAGCAACAAGTTCTTCCTGGTCGTCGAGCAAAGTCTCTTTGGCGCCTTCCAGTACCACGGGCCACCTTCGATTGCCGAGATGCGGCTGGAGCTGCGGGATAGCTCCCCGCTGGAGAGTGAACTGCTTGATGATTCGGTGTACTGGGATAACTCTGAGATCATTGCGGCGCTGCGCAGTGTCGTTGACTACTGGAACGAGGCATTGCCGCCAGTTCCGCCCAGCTACACCACCCAGAACTTTCCCTATCGGTACTGGTGGAAGCAAGGGGCCAAGGCCATGCTCTTCCGGCTGGCCGCCGAATGGCATCGCCGCAACCAGGTTGCTTATTCGGCCGGCGGTGTTTCATTCGATGAGCATGGCACCAAGGCCCAGCAGTACGAAGAGGTCGCTGCTACTATCTGGGCCGACTACAAGCAGTGGGTGCAGCAACGCAAGATCTCGGCCAACCTGGAAGCAGGCTGGGGTGAGCTGCCTTCTGACTACTCGAGGATCTATATTCCTGCTCAGAGGGGGCTTACCTGGTGACGCCGGATATGCTCAACCCCTACACCCGGAACCCAGTCTTCAAGCGGCTGCGCATCGACCACATGGTGGCAGGCCAGAGCCGACTGAGCTGGGAGATGGCGCCGTGGTTCTGTGATCCGCCGCCCTGGGAATTCCTGCCGCAGGTTTCTGATACCGGTGTCGATACGTCGATCTGGACAGACCTTACCGACTGGTTGCCCAATTGGTTCACCGTCGTCATCAGTATGGACCCGATCTTGACCGGTGGTCGCAACTTGACGACGCACTTTCGTGTCATACTCCGTACACCTGTGGGTGAGTACACCTCAGAACCTATGGGTGTTTTCGGCACTCTCGATAGTCGGGGCTGGGTCAGGGCCCGCCTCATCGTCAGGAAAGAACGGCTGCGGTTTCGCATCGCCGGTGTTGTTCAAGGCTGGTTATTGAAGCGGCAGCGGACCGGGGTAACACCTGACCCGACTGATCGCCGTAACTCTGTTACGGACTATCTGACCGGCGAGATCACCAAGACAGTCGATCCGGCTACTGTCGGGACTGAATTCTTTGGTGGTTTCTACGCGCCGGTTCCCTACGATCTGGATGCCGAACCTAGCGGGCTTTACGAGCAACGTGATGAACTTCAGGGCCGCGGTACGATCGATGATGATTCGTTGGTCCGGCAGGCCAGGATCATCCATGACCCGCCTGTGGCTCACTGGGATGCGTTCGTAGCTGATCAATCTGACTTGCGTTTTTACTTCCATCGGGTCAAGCATGTTGCCGAGATCCGTTCAGTTCCTTTGGTGTCTCAGGCTGAGTTACGACTGGCACCATTCACCGATGTCATCTACACTGTGGAGGTTCCACTGACTCGTGAGCAACTCAGAAACCCCTGCGCGCCCCGACCAGAGCCGTACCAAGCCATGGCGGGGTGGTCGCCTGTTGCCGCAAATGACTCCCAAGGACATGATGAGTTATGAGCCGGACCCAGAGGTGATCGATAAACTCCTGGGGCGGCCTCCGGGCAAGGAAGCTGGCAGCAATGGACGAGATCCCTTCCAACGGCAACCCTGAACTGAGGATCGAGCACTACTCGAACCCGTGTTCATTCGGGCTCACGCCGATCTTAATGACTGGCTTCCTGCTTCAGTGGCTCGGGGATCATTTCTCCCGGCGCCAGAACATCGAGCATCCAGAGCTACGCGACGTTCTCTGGAGTGCTAACACCAGAAATGGTATCCTGATCGCGAGCATTACGGACTGGAAACCGGCCGCCGTTGAAAACCGGCCGGCCATCATTATCAAACGAAATGCGTGGACGCCTGAACGTCTATCCATCGACGATCGGCTAACTCCGTCACCAGATGGATACGAGCGCTACTGCGTGCTAATGCGTGGCTCTCATACTTTGTTCTGTTTGGCCGGCGAGGGCGGCGAGGTCGAGATCCTCGGTGCCGAAGTGTTCCGGGAGATGCTGATGTTCAGCTCCCTCATTCGTCGAACGCTGAACCTGACGCGCTTCAGTGTCTCGGAACTGGGCCCCGTGAATGAGCTGCAAGAGGCGACGGAGAATTTTGCCGTTCCAATCACCGTCGCGTACGCTTCACAGTTGCATTGGACCATCGAACAGGATGTGCCCAAGCTGAAGCGTTTCGTGCTATCGGCGAATATGTTCTCGCCAACGGATCTTGGCGGCCGGCTCTGCGGGGTTTGCGGCCCCGGGATCGGGTAACAACGGACTGACGAAACCATTCGACTCGCACGGAGGCTCCGATAGCAATGGCTTACATCGTACCGCAAGTCCTGGTGTTCCAGGAGTTCAACATTGCCCCGGCTGCCCTGACGGGCACGCTGAACGCACACATCTCCGGGCCACACGCCTTCCTGCTTCGCTACGCGGAGCCTAATGAGAAGCTCCTGGCTTTTCTGGGTGCCTATGATCCGCTCAACACCATTGTTAGTGAGTGGCCGCAGCGGCCTCCAGGCGGCATCATCGACTTCAATTACACCAAGATCTACATCGACAATGCCGATCTTGAGTACTATGTGGATCTGACCGCTGCCGGCACCGGTACCAGCAAGGTCACACCGGTCGTCAACAGCAGCAATCAGATTCGTTGCGACGATACGAATCTTCCGACTTGCGGTTTCGCACTCAACGGCGCTTATCCTCGCTATCCGCTGCTTTTCGATCGCGATGTGCAGCCCGGCGACCTGGTGCATATCCGCGGTGCTTCTGGCGGTACGAACTACGAACTCGATACCTACGTCATGGCCGTTGAGGCTGATCCAACTGGTGCGTCCGTTGGATCAGCGAGTTCGGATGGCGCTAACGGAAAGACCAATCCGACGGGTAGTGCGATCGTTACTCCGCCTACTGGCTATACCGGCCCGACTCTGACAGCCAGCATCACCAATTATGACGCGCTGGCTGATGGTGTGTTGGACGATACCTACACGATCACGATTGCAGACTCGTCGAGCGGAGGCACGCTGGCGACCGCCACAGTGAATGCCACCACGGCCAGTGGTCATGACAGCGCCATGGGGGTTCCTTGTGCCGCGTCAGGTACTGCTTTTACGGTAGGCAACCGTGGGTTGTCATTGACATTCACTGGAACGGGCGATCTGATCTCGGGCCAAGTTTTCACGATAGCCGTCCAGTCTGCCTACTCGGCAATCTCGGCTACCTCTAGTGCCGTTGTTGGCGGCTTCCGTGGTGCTCAGTCGACGACTTACATCATCGAATTCACCCAGGGCGGGCATCTTGCTGGTCCTGACTACCCCATGTTCAGTGCCATTACTACGCTCGGCACTGACAGTAGTCCGCCTCAGATAGTCAACAATCTTGCCAACACCTACCCTGTCGGTACGGATGGGCTGCTGATCCAGTTCAGCGGTAGCCCTGCCCCGACCGGTATTCGCAAGGGTGATAAGTTCTACGTTATCGTTACCGGCGTACAGGAAGGTCGCATGGCTGTCCTTGTTCTGGGTCACAATCTGCCATCGGAGTTGGTGGGGCAGGCGACGCCGCCCAATCTTGATCTGACGCTGTCTGTGCAGCGTAACATTATGGTCGATCAGATCTCTGACGGCATCACCAACTGGACGCAGAACGGAACCCAGATCATCGTCAATGGCGGGATCATTGCTTACGACGAGGAATTCACCGCCGGCGGCCAGCCTCGCCCGCTAACGGTCACTTCTGGCGATATCTATGTCGAGTACCGTGCCTGGATCTCTGACCTGGCTAACAGCGTCAACGGGATCTACGATGTTGGCACCATCGACGAAGCTATCAGCGGGCCGCTCACTCCTGATAACCCGCTCAAGTGGGGGGTCTACAACGCGCTCTCCAACAGCAACGGCTCGTTTGTGATGTTCACTGCTGTTGCTAACCCTGATGATCTTAATTCCTGGGTTGCGGTTCTGGATCTGTTGGTCGGTCGCGTTGACGTGTACAACCTCGTGCCGCTGACCTTCGACCGCCAGGTTCAAGATCTGTACGCGGCACACGTCAATGATGAATCGTCGCCAGAACAAGCGCGTTGGCGCGCGCTTTGGGGCTCCATCCAGGCCAAGAGTCAGGCCGCGGTCGTCGACCAGGCTAACTCGTCGAACGGCCAGGTCGTCATGGCTACTATCGACGTGAACAACGCGGCGGTGGGTATTGAATACACCTTGCTCACCGTTCCTACCCCTAGCAATTCCAACTTCATCGCCAATAGGGTGCAGCCTGGCGATGTGGTACGGACCGACTACGGCATCGATAGTAGCGGCAATGAGATCTATGATGAGTACATCATCGATCAAGTGCTCACGGAAGACTCACTCCTGCTGATGTCTGGACCGCCAGCAAAAATAGGGACGCCACAGAAGATCGAAGTCTGGCGATACCTGAGCAAGGATGAGATTGCCGCGGACCTTGCCGAGCAAGCCGGCAGCTTTGGCAGCCGCCGCGTGAAGATGGTCTGGCCGGACACGGTCGGCAGCGGCGGGGTACTCATGGAAGGATATTACCTTGCTTGTGCCCTGGCCGGTTTGCGATCTGGCATCTTGCCCCACCAAGGCATGACCAATCTTCAGATCGCGGGATTCGATGACTTGACCCGTACCACCAACTTTTTCGGCGGTAACCAGCTCAACGTCATGGCTGGAGCTGGCACATGGATTGTGACTCAGTCGCCGGATGGGACGGTTTACACTCGTCATGCCTTGACTACCGACAACACGGACGTGAATTCATCGGAAGAGATGGTCACGACCAACCTCGACTCGATCTCTTATCTGTTCGCCCTGCGGCTGGCTCCTTTTATCGGTCTGATGAACGTCACGCCTTCGGGCCTCATGATTCTGGGCGTTGAGATCGATTCGTGCATCAACTTCCTGAAGTCCAATGGGACCATTGCCCGGCTTGGTCCTCAGCTGATTGCTGCGACAGTCGTCAGTCTCCAACCTCACGCTATCCTCCCGGATCGGGTGGTCTGCGTGATCGATGTCACGCTACCTTACCCGTTGAACAATCTCGAGGTCCATCTCGTTGTCTGACATGGAGGTCTAACCAATGGCATCAGGCACCGATATTTTCAATAAGACGATGAATGTTCTGGGCGGAGCTTGGTCCGCCGATGGCGCCGCCGTTGCTTTCTCTGGTACGGTTGGTGCCTCGTCAATTCCTCTTGGCCCGCAACAGGGTGGCATATTTAGCCGCGGCAGCGGTGGCCTGCTCGGGCCCGGAATGATCGTGCAGAATGTCAACATTGGTTACCAGCAACAAGTTACCCGACTTTATGAGATCGGCTCGAACTACACCTACTTCGTTGGTGGTCGCGTGCAGGGCAACATGACAATCGGCCGGGTTATCGGTCCGGCCGTACTCATGGCAGCTTTTTACACTGCGTTCGGCGATGTCTGTAACGCCCAGAACAACACGATGAATCTCTACATCGGTACTGGCTGTTACTCGTCGGATAACAACCCGGGACGAGTTGCGAAGTACGGTAACGCCAAGTTCACCATCAGTTTCGCTGTACTTATTAACGTCGGTATCAGCGTTGCCGCGCAAGATATGGTGATCAACGAACAACTTCAGCTGATGTTCGTCCAGATGTTCAACACGGAAGGAAATTCCACGACAGTCGCCAATGAAGTGCCTGCTCCAACAGCGCCGTTCTAGCATTCATAGCGCGGCGGCCGCCAGCACTATTCACCCGGGCCTTAGTGCCCATAACCTCACCGCAAGGTGGTCAGCGTCATGGCTAATGATAGCGAGGGACGCCAGCCCTTGTTTGGGCCGGTTTCCCGTGCATCGTATGAACAGGGCTGGCGACAGAAGAGCAGCCCCAACGCGGTGACGACTCCGGTTGACGATGCTCAGTCAACTATCCGCGGCATAATCAGGAATCTTGGAATCGGACCCGAGATATTCCGGGGCCGGGTCGTCGACGTCATCGCTTACGCTCATTGTTATCGCGTGATGCTCGAGCGTAACGGCGGTGTGCTGGTCTGCATGCCCTTGATACCCAATGGCATCTTGCCTGTTGGTCCTCGTGCGATCACTTCGATCGGTCCTGGGACTGAAGTTCTCGTCATACGTTTTCTGGCTGGCGACTACGGGATCATTCTGGGTGGCTATCCTTCCCCTCTGACTGACGGCACGCTGTCCTTGTCAGACTTCATCCACCAGACCAGCCGCTGCGGTCTGCGGGTTGATCAGACCCATTCTGCGCCATTCGGAACCGCGGCTCATGGTGGCATCGCTGACTTCTCTTGCGGCCGGCCATTCGATGGCATGTCGTTGGGTGAGTGGGGTGCGATCACCGAGACCGGGTTGCGTCAGTTTCTGGATCCATTCATGGTCCAGTGCGCCGTGGATGAGGCCACTGGCGTCTTTGCGTTCTATCATGACCAGCTTCTGCGGCTGGCCGGGTACAACACCCAGGCATTCTCAGGCGGGCACGAGTCCGAGATCTACATCGATGAGCGTGAGGTTCATCACTACGATGGCTTCACGCCTTATCCGTGGGAGCAATGCGGCTCTGTCGATCCCACCGTTGATCCTTACAGAGATGTTGACCCGCAGGACGTTCAGTTCAATACGCCCCACTACGCCGCTGTAGAGCCCGCCAAGGATGATCAGATGGCTTTCCATCGCTCGCTTCTGTTCCGGGGCTACCTGGGACAAGGCGGCAAGCGAATGGTTCAGGCCCCGCCCCCAAGCGGCCCCAATGCCTATAGCTCGGATCCCGGCAAGCACGTGGCTCTGTGGGAGGAGAACCTCGGGCTTGACGGCAGATATTCGATGCGTTCGGCCAAGGCGGTCCATATCGTCAAGTACCCTGCCATCCCGCAAGTAAAGCGGATGGTGCGGGCCGAAAACGCCAACGGTGATAACGAGGCGAATTACAAATTTGCTGGTCTCACTGGTGCCGGCGAAGCCCACAAAGTTACCGGAGAGATTCAGGCTAGCGATCAGTACCCACCCCACCTCCAACAGGCGGCCGGCCTGATGGATGTGCATGCCTGGGTCTTCAACTGGCTCGGTGCGCACCCATTCCACTTCCACCAGTACGATTGGGCGATCAAGGAGGAATCCGAAACTTTTATCGGGCAAGGTCAGGCGCCGATCAGCTTTGGTGATCTGGCCACCCAGTTCTATCTATACCAGCCGAAACCGGTCGTGCAGACGGTCGATCATCGTTACAAGGGCGTGAAGTACTATCCGAACCAGTCATACCTCAGCATGTTTGACGATGGGGGCGTCGTCCTCGGTGATGGCTATGGCGCCGAGATCCGTATGAGCGGCGGGCACATCTTTCTCACGGCGCCGGGTGATGTGTGGGTCAAGTCCGGCCGGAACTTCAACGTCCTGGCCGGCCATGATACCTGCATCAGAGCCAAGAACTCGATGGATCTGTCGGTTACCACGCACGACTTGCGGCTCATGGCTCAGCGCAACTTGCACATGCTTGGCGGTAATGACGGCAACACAGGCGGAGTGCTCATCGAATGCAAAGCTCCGTCGAACTACGGATACCAGAACGTCGTCGGTGAAGCCGTAGCCATGGGCGGCTTCCAGGTCAAGGTGGCTCATGGTGATGCTGTTGTCTGGGCCAAGAACATCTATCTCCGCACCGGCGGCGGTGACGTGGACCCTGGTTTCATCGTTGTCGACGCCGCTGCTGGCCAGCAGACAATTACGTTCCAGGCCAGCGCGATCGCTAACTTTGTCAGCCAGACGATCACGGATAACTTCGGCACGAATGGGAACATCAAGGCTTTCAACCTTTGGTCGGCTACCGACAACATGATCGGTGCGAGTCTTTCTGTTGAAGGGGTTGGCCTGTTTCAGAACAGCATTCTTGTCAGGGGCAACATCGAATGTGTGGCGGGTTACTTTGGTAGTGAAATGGCTCCAGCGTTCGACTACATGGTCGGTGGGATGGGTGGTCAGGGTCTGTTCCTTGCTTATCAGACCCTGAATCAGGATCAAACAAACGTAGCCACCATCGACTCTGCTCTTGAGTCGTACTGGCAGACCCTTTTCCCCAACGGGTTGTACGCGGATCAGCAGGCTGGAAACGATGATACCATCAAGTCAGTCCATTTCACTTTCAGGAACCCGCAGCAATATCGCACGGGTAACTTCCAGCTCTTCGAGGATCGGTGGCAGCAGCTGGCCCGGCTTGCCGGTCAGACGTTGACGCAATGGACCGAAGTCTCGGTCAACGGTAATGCGCCCGAAGAGACCATGCCTTTTCCCGGCAAGAGACCGTGGCGGGATAACAGCACCTACATCCAGATGGATCTGGCGCTCTTCGACCCGTCGACAGGGGCTAGCATTCCGCGGACCAGGACGCCAGCCAAGTATGATGCGAACGGCAACCCGATCTCACCACGGGTTACCGAAGGTTTGTACGCGCAGCCCCAGTTTGAGATTCCCAAGCCGCAGCCACCAGACGGAAACTACATGGTCATCGTGTGAGGATCACATGCCTGAGAGAAAGAAGCTCGATCTGCGTAGGCAACCTATAACGCCGGCACCGGCGGCGGTATCGGCACCTGCCGAAGAGCTACAGCCTATGCTGGGGTCTCAGCTATTTCAGCCAGGCAAGGTGCTCGATCCTCGGCGAATGACCAAGTGGGAACGAGAACAACTGGCCTCGATCGGCTGGGAGGAAGGTACTCCAGTTCCAGGTAATGCAGCTCAGCTGATTGCGGCTATTCAACAAGAGGCTGTTGCTGAAGGTGTTTTGCCTGTACCCGCCGATACCCCGCCGCTACAGATGCCTACGCCAATTGACATCAGCAAACTTCCCGCTGACAAGCAGCGGGCGATGCATGATGCGCTCAGGCAAGCTAGCCATATTCAGCAGCAGCTTAACGAACAACAAGAGGCTGCTGCCGGGCTAAGTCCTGGTATCGCTGAAGCAGTGCGGGTAGCCACCAATACTGCGCGTGCTAACCAGTCAGGCCCTGGCATCGACGTGGTTGACGATCGTCCGGTTCAAGCAGCCAGGCCAAACCCGAGTCCGGCCCCGACAGCTACAGCAAGACCCAAGCCGACAGGCTGGCCGCATCCGGTGCCGCCAGATTCACCGCCGCAGCCACCAAAGCCACCGCCTGAACCGCCGCCAAAGCCAAAGCCGGCAGGGCGACAGCAACCATTCGAGCCGATATCGCCTAACTTGCTACCACCGTCACAATCGCAGCCATCGCCACCGATCGGTGAACTCTCGCACACAGGGGCAATCGGGATTACTCACTGTCCGCATTGCAGCTGGGATCTGAAGCGACCTGATCCGACTGAACCTAGCGATGATGATAAGCGTGGCTACCTGATAGCAGCCTTGGGTGGTCCAGGCAGTCGCTTCAGTCACGAGGCATCACTGCTGGGTGGAACGATCAAGGTCGGTTATCGTGAGTTGACTGGCAACGAGGCTGACGCTGCGCTGACGCAGATCGCCGATGATGTCCGCAAGGGGCGGGTCGTTGGAGATGGGGAATGGTGGCAGCGGCTGATGGACTACCGGATGGCCCAGGCCATCGAGTATATCGACATTCAGAACGTGGGCCGTGTTCATGAAGGTGTCGATCTCGACGAGATCGAATCTGATGACGGTAACCCAACTCCTTATCCAGCACTGATCGGATACCTACTGTCTAACATTCTTCATAGCGAAGGCATCCGGCGCGCAGTCGGTCAAAGTTTCATGCGGTTCCAACGGTTGTGTGAGAAACTCGATGCCAATGCGGATTCGGAGTCTTTCTGGAACGGGATCGGCTCGCGTCGCTGATGCGACAGGCGGCCGCAGCCGGGGTCATAGACTTCGGCCGGGCCGATCCCCGCGATCCTAAGTGGTGGCGATACCTGCGGCTGATCGTCAACCAACTGGAGCAACAGAATCTCAAGGAATATCATCGGCTGTACCATGACCGGATCGTGTCCGTGTTGACCACGACCGGCCTGACGCAGGAATCGCTTGGTAAACTATGGGATGATTCGGATTCGCGGATCGGCAGCATTGGCAAGATCCTGTTCCCGTGGATCGAACTAGATCGTACAGCGGTGCGGGTAAAAGAAGCTGAGCATCTGCGGACACAGTGGGAGTCGTGGTTTGGCAAACTGGATGACCCCGACACGCAACGGCGGATAAATGAAGTAGCTACATGGCTCAGGAATACCGCCAAGCGAAGTAGGGCCCCACGGATGGGGAGGCGTTGATGGCGACCGGCAATGAAGCACTGCTCCAGGAACTGTCCATGAATCGTGGGCTCTTCGGCGGTGCCCAGGAGCCCATGCAGCGTCTCGACTTCAACTTCGCCGAAGCAGGTTTTGGTGGGCCGCTTGCTCACATTCTTCCCCTCGTCCTTCAACCGGTGATCAATACCTTGTTCGGGGGCGGCGGCATCATGCCGGCCCAGTTCTCGCCACAGCAAGGGCTCTACGATCAGTGGCGGGGTAAGAAGTACTGGGAAGCTCGCCAGACGGCCATGACGACCGCCAGCGCGGCTGACCGCGAGACTTACGTTCAGATGCTCCGCGGCATCGCTCAGGTGCAAGGTACGCCATGGGGCCTTCAGCAGCAGCGCGACGCCAACATCATGGCTCAGGACCTGGCGTACATGGCGCCGGCCATGGCCATGGCCTTTCCTGAGCATTTTGATCTTGCGCACGGTACGCGTGGTTCAGCGGCGGTCATGGCCTCGTTTCTTCATCGCGGCGGAATTACCGGGGTAGATCCGGCGACCGGTCGGACAGGTCTGACAGGTGAATCAGCCGGCGCCCTGGCTGGCGAAATGCACCGGCGGTTCTTTGGTCCTGGTTCCAACCTGGCTGACTGGCGTGGGCTATCCGCCGGCCGGGCAGGCATGCTGTATGACGAACTCCAGACCCGTGGCCTGATGGGCATGTCAATCGGGGCCATGACCCGTAACGAGCAGCTTTCGGAGCTGACACGTTCGGAGACCAGTCGCCAGGATGTGATACGGCAGATCAGGGAGCAAGATCCGGAGCGGTTCCGGCAGCTTGTCGGTAGGGCTGCCGGTGCCGAACGACTTACTGGCGATGCACAGATCCGCCGTGTTGCCGAGGTCCAAGGGCTCGCCACATCCGCAGTCGAGAGTATCCAGCGGGACGATCCTACTCAGTTCCAAGGGATGTTGCGGAATTTCGATGCGACCCGGATCGCCACTCGCCTGAAGGATATGTCTGGCGCCGTGGCAGCGATGCGGGAGATCTTCGGCGATCTGGGCAGGCCCAACGCTCCAATGTCCGAGTTGATCAATGGCCTCGACAAGCTGACGCAAGGTGGCCTGGCGACGATGAATCCCGCAGAGCTGGAGCGTACCGTTCGTACCACTCAGGTTCTGGCCCGCACCAGCGGCCTGGGCATGCAGGCGCTCCAGGGTATAACGGCTCAGGGCGCTGAGCTGGCCAGGCAAGCCGGTCTTGATCCCCGTCTTGGGATGCAAGCGGCCCAGGGCGCTACCATGTTTGGTGCTGCTTACGCCCAGGTCGGTGAAGCTGATCGTGGCGGCTGGGGCCGTGGCAGCCTACAGGAGATGCTGCTCATGAACGAGCGGCTCAGGGTCAACGCGGCGGCCTCGCCGATGGCCAACCAGCTGGGCGCCATGATGCGATGGGTCGAGAACGAGGAAGCGGCTGGTAGGCGGGTTAGTGGAACGCTGGGTGAGATCGCCAAGTCAGTCAGGACAGGGCAGGATTCGTTCGCCAATGAGAACGGCCAGCAAGAGTCGTTGAGGATGCGAGAGGCGCGGGCGATACAGATCATGCAGCAGCAGCCCGGCTTCAATGCTCAGTCCATGAATCTGTTCATGGGGATGCTGCGGTCTCCAGTCGGTCAACAACAGATCATCGAGAGGATGAATCTCGGTAACATCGCACAGCGCGCCCAACGTGAAGAAACCCGTGAGTTCATCGCTGATCCTTTCCAGGAGGCTACCCGAGGCGCAATCGACGCTACGGGTATTCGCGATCCGAACCGTGTCACTGAGATCACCCGGACTGCATCTCGAGCAATGGCACGGGCTGCTCAGGATATGTCGGTAGCGACCCGGAATGATGCCAGGGCACGTAACCAGTTCCTGGCTGATGCTGCTCGTTCAGCCATCGTTGAGCGACTTCAATCAGAAGGTATGACTGCTGAGGCCGCGCAGACTCAGTTCGACGCATGGTACCCCCAAGCACAGCTTACCCAGATGGCTGAGATGGGGTGGAGCCGGGCACAACAACGCGTTGCCAGGGATCCACGCACGCGCGGTTTTGGCACTTTGGAGCGGATGCTTGACCAGGGTAACCAGCGGGTTGCGGAACGCAACAGAGTCTTGGCGCAGGAGAACGCAGCCGAAGTAGCAATGGGTACGGCTCTGGGTGGTATGGGTACAGCCGGTTGGCTGCCAAGGCTGATGGATGAAATACAGAAACCGTCACCCGATCTTGGCACGGCAATCAAGAAGGTCATGGGCGGCGTAGATCCAGAGGAAGTTCGCAGACGGCTGGCGAACATCGACGTGACGGCTGTCGAAGCGCAAGGCGGGCTTGGGACCAAAGAACGCCTGGCTGTGCTCACAGATGAAATGATGAAAACGGTACAGCAATACAGGCAGGTTCAAGCCGATCCCAATGCAACGGATGCGCAGAAGGCAGAATCGGGACAGCAAGCCGCAAGAGTGATCACGGCACTGAAGGGTCAGGGCGGGGCCGATACTGAGCTAAGACGAGAGCTGACCCAAGCCGGGCTCATCGAGGCTGGCGCAAGCAATGAAGCTGTACAGCAAGCTGTACGGGCAGCTCAGAATCAGGCTGATCCGCGCACAGCCGGTATGACTGAAGGTACCCGCAGGCGTATTACGGCTCTTGCTGTCGCTGGCGGCGCGGTTCGCGATGAGGACGTAACGAGACGCCAGAATGAGATCCTGGAGTCGGAGATAGCGGCCGGAAGGTTGCAGCGCAAAGATCTGGCCAGAGCCAGGGAAGGTGCAACGGATGTTGGGGTATCGGAGGCTGCCCGCGAGCAGCTACAGCAGCTGAACGTAACACGGCAGGGCATTGTCGGTCTTTCGGCCGATGCCGGCATGGAGATTGGAGCCCAGGTTGGGGAGAAACAGTTTGCCGACGTAGGAGCGCAGCGTGCGCTTCTGGAGCAGGATCTGGCCAGGGATGTTCCCCAAGCTGAAGGAGAAGCGCGGACCAGGGCGCTTACCGATCGTCGTCGGCACGCGGAAGCTGCGGTCACGCGTGGTCGACGCTGGACCGATCTGCTGCTTAATGATCCCAAGTCGCTGGCAGCACTCAGCGCGGGCGGCGGTGATCTGGCCATCAGTGCCAGGGAGAAGTCACAGGAAATGGAAAGGATCGCCGGCGAAGCCGGCCTGAACGTGACTGATGTCGTAGCGCGTACCGGCGACGAGCGTAAGTTCACCAGGCCACAGCAAGAAGCCGCGGAGCGTATCCGGAACCTTTACACCGAGGTCGGACAGGCTGAAGCCGAGATAGGCCGGCAGATGGGCTTACCACCCGATCAACGTCGGGCCATGGGTAAAGAAGAAAGAGAACGGCTCGATACCTACGCGGCCAGGGAACGGATGACTGACAAAGAAAAAGACGAAGCTCTCATCAGGTCCATTACAGGCACCATGGGAGCAGGCGCAAAAGATGATGCCGCGCAGGCCGAGGCGGTGAAACTGCTGGGCGAAGGCGCAGAAGGCAAGAAGCTGCGCTTCGGTCTGACCAAGATGTTCGACGCCCGGAAAGAGCTGGTGAAGATGGCCGAGGGGCGCGGGATCAGCATGGAGCAGCTTGAAGAAGCTCAGCGGCAAGAAGGCGGGATCGAACAGCTTGTCAGGCAAGGCAAGCTCACGCGTACTGACGCAACCAGGGCTCGAAGGCTGTTCGGGGAAGCTCGTGAGCTGGGTGAAGGCGAATCAGTCCAGAATGTTACCGGTGCCATAACGCGGCTGAGAGAAGAGGAAGCCAAGCGGAAAGAAGAAGCGAAGGGTGGCGACAAAATGAAGTTGATGGGCACCGTGAGAATCGAAGGCGGCAACATCAACTTCACCAATGTTCAAGGACAAGTAGGCGCAGGATCGACACCTGTCGCAGGGTAGTAGGCACATGCCAGATATATTCAACAATCAACCTGGCGTTGTGGTCGCGCTCAAGACGGACGAAGGTACCCCCAATCCGTTCCGCGTAGCTGTTGACGGCTTTGCTATCGACGGCTCGCAATTCGGCGTCATCGTCACCGAGCTGGCTATTCAGCTGCATGGTAATTACCAGTTCCTGCACACCCTCAAGGATCTGATCTATGTCTACAGCTTCGGCCCGCGAATCGGTCAAATTCGCCTGAATGGTATCGCTTTTGCGCAGCTGTGCGGTGGCACTTTGGGTCTGAAGCAGGTGATAGGTTATTACGAAGCTAATTGCCTGGATAATCGGGCAACCCCGATCTCACTCACCATCGGCACTGATACGAGCGGCCGGTTTCGTGGGTTCCTTACCGAGCTGAATTTCGATGTTACCCGGCCTGAGTCGCAGCTAGCTCAGTTTGGTTGGCAGTTCCACGCTCTGCCCGCCATCAACCCAGGTCCATGACCGATAGGAGAGCGGCAGTTGGTGAACCATGTACGCACCCTCCTGCTGAATATGCCAGCGTCGTTCGAGACGCCGATGGGTGAGTACGTACCGCCGTTATTCACCACGGTGGCGGTTCCAGGTGCCGTCCAGCGCGCTCGCACTTTCTTGTTCGGTTCCCGGCCGGATATGACGCTGCTCGACTACAGGCTTCGCCAGTATATGGCGATGCTACACTCGACTGAACTGGTCGAGTTTGTTATCGCGGATGATCCGCGGATCACTTATACGCCGGGTAGTCGGGACATGGCGGACTTCAATCCATCACCGTCTGTCGTACCGGTAGTAGGTATTCAGCCGTTGTACCTTACTGGCAGTCTACCAGTGGCTACCAACGATGGCAGGATGACGTTTGCCTGGCAAGTCAAAGTCCTGGTCGCCGGGCGCCCGTCACCAGTAGCGACTGTGAACCGATTGAGCCCTACTTTCGGTTACGTTGAGCATAATATCACTTACGTTAATGGCCTATCGAATGAGTTCCCGTTGGATGGTTCGCCGCTTCTGGGCAGCTTTCCTGTTGATGGCATCGTCGATGGGACCATGTGGACCGTCAACTGCCTGGCATTACCCGCACGTGATCCAGGGCAGATCGCGGCTGACCTTGGAACAGCGGGTGCGAATGTTCTGCCTTTCCTTTTCGGTACGGCCGCAGATGAACCGTATCGTACCTGGCGGAATCTCTGGGAGTCTAACCAGCCGTTGCCTTATCGTCTGGGCGCTGTGCTGCTGGCAGTAGCGGCTCGAACCGATGAAGCTCGTTTGAGGACCGGCTAATGCCATCGACTGCACCTTGGGCGCGCTATGATCCGCGAATTCGGCTTATGATCGGTGAGGATGATCAGGCCCAGGAAGTGCCTTGCATTCGTTGCAACATCGACTTCGAGCTGAATGCGATCCCCCAGGCATCAGCAACTCTTGCTGTGGGCCGTGACTTCACCAATGTGCCATCACCGGTCCATGATCTGGCTCAGAACTTTGTCGAACGGGTACGGGCTCGGATCTACCTTACTCCCTGGGCACTGGGAGGCCGTCCGGACATAAATTCGTTCATGCAGGCGGGTGATCTGGGTATCCCTAACCAGGAGGTCCTGATATTCGATGGCTTCGTTACAGCGGCTGGCTTTACTCGTTCACGTGGCAATGCCCAGTTCACCATACAGATGGAGCACTGGCTATCGGAGATGGGCTTCAGCTCGATATTTTCCAAGACGACCCACCCGAGTAACCCTGGCGAATGGGCATTCGGGGCGTTGAATTCGTTTGGCGATACGACTGGGTGCTATTCCACGACTACCATCGGGCACAGGCACTTTACGGTCGACAATCTCGGTGTTGACTACTGGGGCTCCTGTCTCAAGCCGTTCTTCCTGGAGATCTGCCAGACCGATGGATTCATGAGCTTTGAGGAACCTTACAAGGCGCTTGAAGGTGAACAGCTTGGTAAAAACGACGGTGCGATAGCGGCACTCAACCGGTTCAACAGTAAGTATCAGCAGCCGCTGGCCATTCGGATGTCCATAAACACAGATGTTGCAGCTAACATCAGGGACTTTTCCAGTGCGGCTATCGGCACACCCGGAATACTGGCCAAGCAAACTCTCTGGGACGTCCTGATTAGCACGTTTTCTGAGCAATATCTCTTCTGGCTGGTGCCGCGGGTTGAAGATGCCATCATAGCGCCTTTCACGCCTGGCTATCGGGAGCCTTACATCACGATCAAAGCCGATGAAAGCACCCAGATCGAGTGGATGCGCGCACTCGGCCGGCCGATACGTGGTGTCGGCATGATGGCCGACGCTAGATCCATGGCCGGGTTCGAGCTGCCGGCTGAAGGTTCACCACCAGAGTTGCGTGTTGGCGGCTATTACACGCCGCCCAACGCCAAAGGCATCATCATGATGCATAAGGTTCCGGACTGGATGACTGCGCTCTTCGCACCTTCCCTTTATGGTTTTGACTCCACAGGAGCTAGCGGTACAGCCATCGGTAATGCTTCTCAACCCGGTGGCACCGGTACACCGCTCGACATAAAAGACAAGACGACCAAGCAACTGACGGAAGTCATCAAGCCGTTTCTCGACAAGTACGCGCAGTGCCTCTATGCGATAGAAAAGCTCAAGACCCGGCAGGCAGTTTGTTCTGGTCCGTTCCGGCTGGATATTGCTCCTGGGTCAACCGTCAAAGTCGATGGCGCAGGTGAACGGTTCATTCCAGGTGATCCACTCAGTGCTCCGTTCTATGCTCATGTTGCCCGTGTCTCGATAGCTGTAGACGGCGAGCAGCCTATGATCGGTACAGCGTTTCACCTATCGCACATCCGTAGTGAGGCAGAGAATGGCGATGACAGGACATCGGTCAAGGAGCATCCGCTCTACACAGAAACTTTCAAGGGGGCCCCACTGATCGACTTGCCACCGAAATAGTCGTTACGCAGCGTATCGGAGGAACCATGCCCAGCACTTTCACGCCGGCCAAGCTCGATGACAGCTTTTCTGCGCCAACCAACCGGCTTGAACCCAAGTTCGCTCCCGCCTTTCACGCCTGGTCAGCCAATCCTAACCCGACCAGCTCCGATGCGTTCCTCAAGGCTGTCGATCCGGTGATCCAGGAAGGATTGAATGTCTATGGCGGTCGGAGCGCCAATCCAATGATGCGGAGCCGTGCCCGCCGGATTGCATTGCAAGCCGCCGGCAGGTACGACCCATCCAAGGCCAGCCTCAAGACCCATCTGATGGCTCATCTTCAGGGTCTGCGACGCTACGGCGCCCAGCAGAACCAGGTGATCCATGTTCCCGAAGCTGTGGCCCTCGATCAGCATCATCTGAATGAAGCTGAGGCAGAACTGAGTGACCGCCTCGGTCGTGATCCTTCAGATCTGGAGCTGGCTGACCATACCGGGCTATCACGGCGGCGTATTGCTCACATCCGCGGGTACCGGTCACCGGTGTCCGAAGGTCGGTTGGCTTTGCTTGCCGATGAGGACGAGGAAGGTGGTGCGGGCGGCGGGTTCGAGCCGGCCGTCGAAGGACCGGATCGGACGAAACTCAGAGCTGAATTTCTGTACCATGACCTGGACCCACACGACCAGGTGATCTTAGAGTACGGCATGGGCCTGAACGGGGCGACCAAGCTGCCAGCTTCGCAGATCGCCCGCCGACTGAAACTCTCGCCAGGGGCTGTCAGCCAACGGGCGGCGAGGATCCAGCAGATGCTCGATGAGTTTGAGGATTCCGCGTTACTGTGACCAGGAGGATCTAGATGGCAAGCAAGGGCAAGATCGACACGACGACCTTTCAGCCGAATCTACAGGCGCTTGGTACCCAGGCCGGGCAACAAGCTGCCATGAACCGGAATAATGGTTCTCCCCGACCATGGAACTTTCCACCCAATGTCGCCGATCCTCTTAACATTGGTGGGATCACGGCTGGCTTTGATCGCAGCGCGATCGACACCAACTATGCCCAGCTGATCCAGGATGGCACTGATCCAGGAACAGTCGGTGATGTGATCTGCGTCAAGACGCAGGGCGACTATATCGCCGAGATGGAGCGGGGCTTCAGGGCCCGCCACGCTACTCCGGTCCGTTGTATCGGCCACGCGATGGCCCGGCGTAGTGGGCACTCGAAACCTAACGGTATCTTCTGGGGTCATGTGCTCAAGCACGTGCAGAATGCACTGAAGTCTGGACAGGCACAATGAATGGCGACCTGCGGGTCTATGATGTTCTGGCATTGCAGGGCGCCAAGCCTATGGGGGAGGTGCTGCTCCAGCAGATCCTCTTCAATGACATTGCCGCCGGTATGCTCTGTACCGGAATTCAGAAGCTGGCCCAGCGGTTTGTCCTGGAGTTGCTTACCGAGCTTGGCTCGATGCTTTACCTGCCGGCCCGCGGCACCCAGTTCATGACCAAGTTTCGTCAGGGCTATCTCCACACCGAGACCGATGTGTTCATCGCCTTCAATCTTGCCTTGAACGAACTCGAGCTGAGCCTCACCGCTGAAGAACTAACCACTGATCCACTCGATGAGCGGTACGCCAGTGCCACGTTGGACTCGGTGGTCATCGTAAATGGCGGCGCGATCCTCCATGTTTCTCTACAGAGCCAGGCGGGTAGTGCCCGTGAGGTGATCATGCCCATCTCGACTACGCCTGGGATAGTTGCGCCTACTCCGACCGCCACGCCTTACGCACCAGTTACGACCACAATCTGACGGAGATCAGCATGGCCGACATTCTTGACGTACTTGACCTGTCGACGCTTGACCATGATCTTGTGGCTCAGGTGCAGGCACAGCTATCCGAGCGGATGGCCGAACAATTCCCTGAGCTGGAGACCAAGCGCGGGGTAATTCATGATATCGTCTTGTATCTGACGGCTGTTCTGGGCGCTGAACAACGAACTCGCATGGAGCTTTTGCGGGAATCCTCCAGCTTGCTGGCGATCTCCACAGACCCGCAACTGAGCGACCAGACTGTCGTTGATGCGGCCTTGTCCAACTTCCGTATCGATCGTCAGACCGGCACGCCTGCTTCGGGTACGATCACCATCATTCTCCAGACCTTGACGCCGGTTGTTATCCCGGCGTCGAATCAGTTCTCGGCCAACGGCATCCTGTTCACGCCCGGCCAAGCCTATGCGGCCAGGATCAACGAGCAAACGGTTACCAATTCCACAGACCGCGTGCTCCAGCCTGTAGGCGATGGCACTTATTCCTTTTCGATCCCGGTGACCGCTGTCGATCCGGGCAGTGCTGGTATGCTCCGACGCGGTGCCAGCTTGATCACGCTCGATCCGATCCCGTACTTCGCCCGCGCATACGCGGAGAGCGACTTCAGCGGCGGCTTCGACGCCGAGACCAACGCTGATATGCTCGCCCGTCTTCAGGCTGGCATGGCGGCCCAAGCATGGTCGAACCGGGTCACGATCGATGCTTCTTTGCGGGCCATGCCTGCGTACGCGCGCATGCTCCAGACTTCGATCATCGGTGCTGGTGACGCCGAGATGCTTCGCGACAAGCACACCATCATGCCGATTGCCATGTTCGGCCGGGTGGATCTCTATGCCCGTACCCAGGACTTGCCGCTGTCGATCACCCTTACAAAGACAGCCACCTTCATGCAGGCAACCCCGGCAGGTGGAATCTGGCAGCTCTCGATTGCTTCGTCTGATACCGATGCGAACTTCACCCCCATCGCCGGGTTTTACATGGTCGACCGGATCGGGCTGACAACCGGACCGCAAGATGATGCCGGTTACGACGTCACCAGCGATATCCGCGGGTTCGACCTTAATTACCCTGGCTTCGTGCCCGATATCGTCGTGCCGCTCGAGGCCGTTTATAGTCGGTATCAGGCAGCGACGATCCAGTTTCTGGATACGGACACATCGGTTTCTGGTCTGGTCCCGAGTACGTCAACGGCTCCGTACAATGTTTCGCTGCGGACCATGCCGTTGATCGGCGACATGCAAGATACCGTCTCTGGTCGTTCTTTTGGGGCTCCTGCCGGTGATGTTCTGGTCAAGGCTCCGATGCCTTGTTTCTTGACCATCAACTTCAACATCAACAAGCGGGCCACGGTTGTTGTCGATCAATCGATTGTGGACGGTATTTGCACGAGCGCGGCCCAGCTGGTCAACTCACTGGGTTTTCCTGGTCAGCTCTACGCCAGTTTGCTTTCTGAGCTGATCCAGGAACAGCTTCCTGATGGTGCCTATGTCGGGGCCATCGATATGTTCGGCACCATCCGGCAACCGGATGGTACTGTCCGGCGAATTCGTAGTACGGAGGTACTCATAGTTCCTGATAACCCGGGCCTCATGATCACCCCTCGCACCGTGACCTTCTTTCTCGATCCGCTTGACGTCGGTGTTTCCGTCATTGATGTGGACATGCCCGACATCTAACCCAAGGAAGAAACCATGACGACCTCAGCTCTCCCCGCACGGCGTCAGCATATTCGCGAATTCATCGATACCCTCATGGAAGCCCATCTTGATCCTACTTCGGCTCGGCCTACCCTCGGTAGCCTGGCCGACTGCCTGACTGATGAAACTGCTGGCCTGCCCCGCGACGAGGAGCTGGTTGTCAACCCTGAGCCTTATCGCCCCCACCCGGCTGGTAATCTACGCCGCGGCCACGGTGGCGACTTCTGGGCTCACTTACCTAACAGCCATTGCTACCTGCATATTCCAGACGGGCTCGTGGTTCACTACAGGTTCGAGATCTCTGGTGGCTACGTTGGGCTGGCCCTTGAGACATCGCAGCAGCCAGGACTGGAACTCTCCGAGAATTTTACCGAGACTCCAGTCGACCGGCTGATCATGGACCCATCACTGGTCGTGATCCTTATGCCTGATAGCTGCAAACGCAGGGATGTTGAGATTGTGATCCCATGAGCTACACGTTCATCGACAGCGATCTGCACAACTTTCGTAAGCTCCTGAGCCTGATCGGGAGCTTCTGGTCCGACCTCTTCCTGGGCGTCGACCAGGTCGTTGGGCATTGCAATGGCGTCGGCGAGGCCGGCTACCAGGCCAGCATCGACCTGGCTGAGACGATCAACTCGGTTGGTCGGCATACCATGCCGGTCTACCATACGGAGCAGTGGTACGCCTATACCATTCTTGCGTCCCAGAAGGGTATTACCCCTGTTCTTTATGGTGGAGCAGGATCTGGCCTTTTCGGCGGCAAGTTACTCTATGGTGCCGCCAGCGGTGGCGCGCCCGTGTATTCCTGGAACTGCCCGGTCATCAACGTCGATCTGATCTTCAACCGCATCTACAAACCGTCAGCTACCTTGACCCGCGGCGTCGACTTCATGATCGATGATGGCCGGTTGGTCTTCGCCGCCGATCCGTTTGTCGATCCCCGATTCATTACGACCCCGGTTCTGGATGGCGTTACGGGCCAGGTGATTGACGAACAGATAACTCTGTGGCTATTCCGGCCGTCCATCGACCAGGAGGTTATCTGGACCCAGTTTGGCTACATCATGGGTATCCGGCTGCCGTCGTCTCAGGGGTACAAGGATCTGGTCAACGCCCTCCTGGATGCGATTACGGGCTGCACGGCGACTGAACAGCTCGATCAGATGCTGGCCGCCGTGACGGGCTGTCCGCTTGCTCGAGGGAACGAGACTGTTCAGGACATCACGACTTTTGCCAATGCGATGCTGGTGATCACCGACCAGTGGGCCTATCAGTACCCGACAACCTGCGCCCCAGTGGTCCAGATCGGTGATAACGTCGAGGCTGGTGACTCGCTCGTTGATACGGTCCAGACATGGTACCTGAATCACGGCACCACTCCGGACTGGCTCGATGCCCTGTCGATTGGTGATGGCATGCTGGGGCCGGGTTACCTGTCCGACCTGACGTTCAGCAACATTGATGTGCCTTTGATTGTCGAGCCCAACGTCGATGGCTACACGAAGGTTAGCTGGGTTCTTGGCGGGTTTCCAGCCGACGTGACCGAGTTCTGGAACGAGGTTCACCGGCGTGGGGTGGCCAGCGGCACGACCTTGGCGCAGCTGCTTGATGTCCGGGAGTCACCGGACGGTGAGCCCGGGGCCGGAAGCCTGCCGGCATCGATCAACCCGCTGGCCTTCCTGGCGAACAATTATCTGCGGCATAATGCCTTGCTCGTCAAGATCAATACCGGTGGGTTTGGCACAGGAGCCCTGGGCCTGGCTCAGCTCCGTCATCTACGGCGAATCGTACCGCCGCATGAGATGGTCTTGATCGTGATCGAGATGCCGGTTGTGGAGGACTCTGCTACTCCAGATATGGTTGATGAGGTACTATTGTCCTACACCGCCGGCAATCTCCTTTATGAGTTTGGCGATCCCAACTCGATTGGCGATGGTCCACCTGTTGCCTCCATAATGATGGGCACCTGTTATTTAGAGCTTTGACGACACGCTTAGCAAGGATGCCACTGATATGGATGGACCCACCGCTGTTGGTCAACATCTCGCCTTCCACGTCGACGACAAGACGGGACTCTGGACCCCGATCCATCGCGTAGCCACGCCCAATACGCTTCTGTACACCTGGGGCTACATCATCGGGCGCTGCGTGGGTATGGGCGATACCGCATACCGGGTATCGGTCATGTACCTGGAGTTCGATAACAACACCGAGGATAGGCCGGTCTCGGTGCCATCGTTCACGCGCCAGGATGGAATTGACTACTACAACGGCCTGGCATCTAACCCGTGGCGCGACTACTTGCGCGTGCCGATCCGGCCATATCCCGACATCGAAGTTGCTCCCGGTTTCGAGCAGTACCTGGATCCCGATCAGGGTAACTGCGTCATCTTCTTCGCTCAGAGCCAGGGCACGGCCGGGGTATACGGACGGCCGTTTTCAGATGGTGTGAACTCGGTGGTCTTCGGCGTTGCGCTGGCAGCTGCGCCTGTCCCGAATGACCCAACCCAGGATGTGGTGTTTTCCCGGAGCTACTACCAGGCAGGCAATCAGGTTCCCAAGGTGCCGTCGGGACAGGTGGGCATCCAGTATCCGATGACCTTCAAGTGAGGAGGAATCCATGCCTGGCGTATGGATCAACCGGGTTCAGCACGTCAACGACGGCGAGGCTGTCAATGGTGCCATTGATAGCCGGCCGACTCGTGGGCTCGAAGGCAACACCCATTATCTGAAAGATCGCATCGACTCGGCCGAGCTGGGTGAAGGCGTTATCGCGCATGGCGAAACAGTAGAGCCAGGCGCTCTGGTCGGCATGGCGGTCTATCGCAACAGCGTCACCGCGCAGTATGAGCGGGCCATGGCCGCCGTCGTGTCTGACCCGACGACCGGAACGCTCGTGACAACACCTTCATCGGATTGCGTCGGCATCATCATCTTCAAGTCGAACGCAACCAAGGCCGATATCCTTCTGGCTGGCCGGCAGCTCGTCGATATCTCACAGGCTGTCACTGTTGGCTCCTCTCCTAACAGTGCACCGCCGGGCCGGTATTACCTGTCCAGTGAAACACCTGGCATGCTGGTGCAGCAGCGGCCGGCCGTCTCATGTTCGGTGCTGGTTTATACCGATGACGGCTACGCGGTCGTCCAACCGATTCAGCGCGACTTCCTGGAAGATCACATCCACTACAAAGTTCGGCTGTATGCTCAGCCGGCAGGGATTAACGTGATTGCCAGCGGCGCCGACGGCGCGCTCCACCATTCCGTGGGCGTGGCTGATGCGACCAAGTTAGGTTGGCTGCCGGCCAACCATGCCATCTTCAACAACCTGGCTCCGACGGGAGCGGCTTTCGGCTATAACCTGTCCACGCATCCTGCGTTGTCTCGAATCTTTCCGCCAATTCCACCAGACTCGGCCGTGATCTTCCTTGATCGTGGTGAAGATACCACGGGTGGGAAGCTGGTGCCGATGGGTGAGGGCGGCTTGTGCGTCGTCGATCATTTCGGCATCTGGTGGATGAGCGACTGTGTCGACGACGCGCCATGGCCCGCGAACTGGGCTCCTTCTGTCCCGCCACCCACGTCAGGTCCTGATCCACCCTGGCTGATAGACAACGCTGCCACCGGGCCTGAATGCCCGCGGCTACTGGAGTTCGAGATCATCCTGGCTTATACCGTGATGGTCTTCACCACCGAGCGCACGGTGGTAACTAGCCTACAGCCGGCGAAGAATAGCCCGCTGACGTTCACCGACTGTTATGAAGGCGGCCTGCCTGCAAAGACGGGTGACCTGTTCGCCGGTATCGATCTGGCTTTCTTGGTCGATCCTGGTATGAATCCTGGCTCAGTGGTCCTCAAGACGCTGGACCCCGATACCGGCCACTTCCAGCAAGGCCCTGTCACTGAAGGGCTGATAGCTGGCAGTAGCTGCACGTTGACTTCGCTGAACGGCATCACCGGGACCCTGCCCAAAAGTACCACCACCGTTTATCAGGGTCTCGTCCAGATCGACGTCAACACGCAAGCCGGCGAGCTGGAGCTACCGGCTGATCTTCTCCGGCTGGATCAGACCCAGGAGCGGTTCTATCTCGAGGTTCCTTATATCGGCTTCGATGCCAACTACGATACCAGCATCCGGATGCGGTTCTTCGTTCCGACTACCGGCTTGCCTGCCCACCCCACAGTGGCGATACGGATGCAGGTTCTGGGGCGGGCCAGCGGTACGCTGCCAAGCCTGTCGCTGAGCTACCGTATCTTGGAACGACCATCCCAGCCAGCGCAGCCAGCACCACCAGCTCCGCCCGTGTTGTGGGCGCCACCATCGTCACCAGTCATTTTGCCAGGACTGATCGACGAGCTACCTCTGAACCTCAATGGTACTGGTCTGGGTATCGGAGTTGATCAATACACCGAGGTTCAGAGCGATCCGATCCCGGTCCCGAGCACTGGCGGAAACGCTGTGAATGCTGGCGACACGATACTCGTCACCCTGACGAGAATTGGCACCAAGGACGGCTATTCCGGCGAGATCGGGATCATGCGGCCAGTTGGTGTCTTGATCAACGTGCAGCCGGCACAGGCGTCAACAACGGCGGTGAAGGCAAAGAGGAAGTGACATGCCCATCGGCATCTGGAACCTCGAATGGTTAAACCACAACAGCCAGCGCTCCTATCCGCTGGCCGAAGATGCCACCAAGACCGATAGTACTGGCACGTTCCAGCTTCCCGATGACTTCTTGCTGGGTCTCTATCTGCCTATCCACGCTGGCCTGGACGTCGATCCCTCGCAGTTCTTTATCAGCTCGGTCTCAGTCTTCGCGACCGGCTACAGTGTCTCGATCAGCTATAACGATGACAGCGGCAGTGCAACGGTTGTCGCCACGGCCGTCATCAGCAAGGCCGCGCACACGCCCAACATGTCCTATGCGCTGCCTGGTGTCAGCGCGTTCGACGATACGGTAGGCAAGATCGTCATCGGGATCCTGGATTCGATCGATCAACAGCCAGCCGGGCAGTTCTCCTTCAGGTATCAGGATGGCAAGCTCGACAGCGATTGCATCCGGCCAATGATACGCGGCATCCAGTCGATCCGCATTCTGAACAACGGTGAGCTGAGCACTCCGATCACCGGGCACGTCATCTTTGAAGCTGGCAGCAATATGCAGATCACGGTCAGTCAGGTACCGGGGCTCGCGGCTGAAGTCCGCTTCGATGCCATCGAGGGTAAGGGCCTGACCGAGACTTGCGCCTGCGAAGAGCCTACTGCCGGGCCGATCATGACAATCAACGGTATTGGGCCTGATCCTTATGGCAACTTCCAGTTGAATGGCAAAGTGTGCATAGAGATCGACCCGATCACGCATGGTCTCCAGCTCACTGATACGTGCTCATCAGCGTGCTGCGGGTGCTCAGAGCTGGAGTCGCTTACCAAGGAGCTTGAGTTGCTCGGTACCGCCGAGCAAACCCTGGAGAACTTTCTCAGTCAGCTTTCTGCTCAGGTGAATGCGTTCAGTCAGCTTGTTCTGGGCTCGAAGATCAGTGACGCAGGGTGCATTCAGTGTTGAGGGTTCGTCATGGCAAGCAAAGCATCGTACAGGAAGCACTGTGAGAAAGTGAAGGCGAAGAATAAGGCGTATCGGCAAGCTCATGCTGAGGAACTTCATGCTTATGAGCTTAAACGATCACCTATAAGAATTGCCTTACAGAGGAAAAAGAGACAGGCCGATCCAGAATACCGTCGTAAAGTCAATGAAGAGGTGCGATCACGAAGAATTGCTGCCAGGTTGGCGCTCATTGAAAAATTGGGTGGTAAATGTGTCCGTTGTGGTTTTGATGACTGGCGCGGTCTTCAAATTGACCATGTCAAAGGTGGTGGGACGAAAGAACTTCTTCGGCTTGGTGCCGGTAAAGTCTATAGACTTGCGCTCGAGAACAAAGATGGCCACTATCAGCTGCTGTGTGCCAACTGCAACCAGATCAAACGGTATGAGGAAGGACAACATAACTGGCTTGGAGGCCGCATTAGGATCGCGGATCCAGCATGCTGATACTTCCTACTGGAGGTAAAGGCATTGGCGTTGAAGCCAACGGCCAAAATTTTCCTTTTATCAGTCCCAGCCCAGACATCGTTGGGTTGCTTGCTGATCTCTGGCTGTCGCACGCGAATTACGATGCCGTGTTGCCGCTGCGGGTCTCGTCGCTGCACGGCTTCCAGGAGGCATTCGAGGGTCAAAGCTCCAAGGCAAACATTACCGTTGTCGATGCTGCTGGCACAACTGTCTTTGATGGCTCTGGCGCGCAGTACCAGTGGAAGGACTGGGGAAAACGGCTGCGGGTTCACGAGTGGCTCTTCAATAACCCTGACGGCAGTGTTTGCCGGGTCGTACAGCATCGAGCGACGGCTGCTTCGGTTCCACCCTGGCCCGAGACGATCACCCCTATCAACGGCGTGCTCGATGAGCGAGCTTCAGAGCTGATGCCCAAGCGGCTCTTGACCATAACCGGGCCGGGGATTGACGGAGTGACACCGGTGACAGTTACAGGTGAGGTTACGCTCGTCAATGGCTGGAACGTCGACATCGTGGCATCGCCCTATAACGAGCCACTGCGTAACACGACTGACCTGACATTCAGCGCCAACCCTGGAGGTGGCGCGGGCCGCTATCCAGGTTGTCAGGCGCCTGTCATCGGCATCCGTACCATTCGCGGTGTCAGTCCTGACCCTCACGGTAATTTCGTTCTTTCAGCCGATGGTTGTTACTATGCCCGCCAACCGATCATCATCGGGACAGACGGGCTGGCAGTGCCCGTGCTGGCACAACTGGACATAGGCAACGACTGCGGTCCGTGTTGCGACTGCCAGGACTATGTCAATGTCCAGAAGGCCATGCTGAATCTCGAGGCTAAGTTACGTGCGGATGCCGCCCTCGCCGAAGTGATACGTGATGAGCTTGCTGCGGATATAGAACGATGGAATGCAGCGAAGGAATGTCGCGATAACCAGCCGTTGTCACTCAATCTTATTCTTACTAATAACAAATACATCGACATGGACTTTGGCGTCTGTAACCCGTACAACGACTGCCTGCCCAACATAACAGTGCATATCACGATCACCTCGCCGATCCCCTGGAAAGTGGTCCCTCATACGACCTTCCGCAACATACCCTGCCGCGGGTCGGTGCATCCTTATCAGATGTCCCAGAATGGGAACATCCTGACCGCCAATCACGACGTGATCTGTCCTGCAACTCATGGCCGGGTGCGCTCCCGGATCGTGCTCAGCAAGCCGCTGCCTGTGGGCGGGTTTGTTGTGTTCGGGATGAACACTGTCTTGAGTCCAGGTGGAGATGGCATGACGGTCACGCAGTACGTAAACGGACAAGAGGCAGGTTCTGTGGGGCTAGGGAAGCAACCAGGACCGCCACACAGGAAGAAAAAGAAGTAGGACAGCAACTTGGCCACAATTAACCTCGGCTGGTATGCAAGCAACGCGACTCGAGCCTATCCGCTCGATGATGTGGCGACGGCGCGCGATGACGCTGGACAGGAGCTACCGCCACAGATCCTGGTTGATTGCCGGGTCAAGTTCCCTCTGGCCATGGGCCGGTTCGCCTATATCAGTGCCGTGACCGTCAGCCCGAACATCGTCACGGTCATTCTCATGGCGACCGCTGATACGATCCGCCCGGCCGGCGGCGTGCCTTCTAACGGCATAATCGACCAGCCTCTGGGCGCTGTTTCAGTGCCGATGCCGGTTCAGCCTTACCGACATTATCCGATTCAGCCAATGGCCACTGGTGTCGGCGGCTGGGTGGTCTTCGGGCAAGGCGTCGATGAGCCCTACTCGGGCCGCTTCAGCAAGCCATCTCAGTCGATCCTGTTGCCGCGGGTGGCTTCGGCCTATTATCCGCTGCCGATTCCTACCCTGGCCAAGCTCAACACAAACCCACCCTTGACTGGCGTGGTTCTGCTTCTGGGAGCTACCGATCTGGAAGTGATCCAGGATACGCGCGAGATCGAAGGCGGTATCGTCGACGCCATCATCATCCGCTTGATCGACAATTTGAACCGCAATGTCTACCAGTTCTACTCGGGGCCATGCGCGGGCCGTCCCGAGAGTGGCACTTGCAACAAACCGGTGATCGAAACGATCAACGGCGTTTTGCCTGACTGCAACGGCAATCTGACCATCGACTTCACCGGCATAAACACGATTGACTTCGAGGATGGCGGCGGCATTGCCCTGGATCTTGCGCTGGGTATGGCCGAGACCTGCACGGGCCAGGACTATCTGCCTGACAACAACGGTAAGCTGCCTAACGAGTACGAAGGCGGGTGCGCTCCGACAGGGATACTAGGGCTGCCGTCGGGATGTGTTGTGTTGCCTTACTGCGAGAGTTTTGATGGCGCAATTCCCTCGCCGTGGCAGCTGAAGTCAGGCACCTTTGCCGTCGAGGATGGTGACTCACCGAAGGAGCCGTGCGGCCTGGCGACGAGCAATAACACTGCGATCGATAAGAGCTACGCTGCGGTCGATCAGAACAGCTTCAACATGGTGCTCTGGAATTGCAACTATGATGTCTCAGGACAGAACCTGGTCTTGACCACGCACTTCAAGCTGGTGGCCGGCGATCAGCTCAACGCCGGCTTCATCGTCAATTACGTGTACGATCCTGTCGCGCAGAAGAATACCTGCTTACTGGTGGCGGTGCAGCTGGCGCCTAACAACCCGGAGGAAACTTATCTCAACGGGCACATGCTCTATACCTACGACGGTACCAACGTCAAGTTGACTGCTTATTACGGATTCCAGACGGGCAATTATCCCAAGATCGGCGAGTGGTATCAGTTGACTTGTGTGATCAGCCACGATCCCGCTTTTGGTGGCTTCGCTCCTCCGTACAACTTGACCGAGTTCCAGCTGGCAACGACCGTTAGCGGGATCACGGACCCGGACTTCCAGCCAGTCACGGCTGACTGGAAATGCCAGTTTCTCTATCCCGGCGGCAAGGTTGGTCTCGGGGCGTTGAATGCTCACAGCCTGTTCAGCTTCTTCCAGATAGAAGAGGCCATGCTGGATTGCTCCCCGCTGCCCTATTACGAGAACTTCGACAGCTACGTCCCGGCGGTGTGGGCTACTCCGTCCGGCATTTTTGCCATCGAGGAAGATGATTCTCCTGATGAGCCATTCAGCTTGGAGGCGCCAGGCTCTGGCGTGCCGCCGGGTGAACAGGTCGGTCTTGGCGGGACACCGCCATTTGGTCGGGCCACTCGAACTGAACCTCCTACCGGTGTCGTCCTGATCAACAGGAGCTTTACCGCCGCGGATACGGCCCATCGCAACGTGGCGTTCTGGGATTGCCATAATTACGACATCACGACGCAGAACCTGACCGTCAAGACCAGCCTCAAGATGCTGACCGGGGCCCAGATGAATGGCGGCATCGTCATTTACTTCGAGCTGCAAGATCCCGTCACGCTGCTCACGACTTACCTGATCATAGGGCCCAATCTGGTCTCCGGTTATCTGGAGATGAGCTGGTACAACGGCTACACCATCACGAGAGTAGACGGGGTACCATTCATCCTGGGCAATTCACCCAAGGCCGAGCAGTGGTACCACCTGGAATGCAAGATCTATCCTGACCCTGCATTCGCTCCGTCCTTTCACAACTACATCATCGAGACGACCCTCAGTGGGGTCACGGATACGACCTTCAAGACGATGGTGGTCGACTTCAAGTATTCGTTTACCGAAGCTGGTACCAAGGTTGGTCTCGGATCGAATAACGCGCATACCCGCTTCAGCTGGTTTGAGCTGGAGGTCACACCGTGAGGGTTCTTCATCCTGAATACCGCAATGAGCATCAAGATACGAACTACCCGTTCGCTGACTCGGCTACGCTGCTCAGTCAGGATGGTCTTTCCTTACCCCATGGTATGTTCATCGATGCGTCGCTGTTTCCGATTGGCGGTACCGAGCGGCTTTACATCTCACTGATCACCGTCGCTAACCGCCTTGTCACGATCTGGATCGGTGATCCCACGAACGTCAACCTTGCGTCGGTCTCGTTCGATCCGCTGGCGCCGCCCAGCATGCTCGCCCTGGCCGATACATACGGCCGGCCTGCCGGATTGTTCGTGGTCGATCCTCTTCAGCTGGCTGCGTCGCAGGGCTGGTCGACGGGCAGTCATGTTTTCGATGTCGGAGCTACAGAGTTCATTGCCAGTTGTGTGATCCCTACGCCGGAACCAGGCGTGCGCGGTCTCATAGCCAAGCAGGGTATCCTTCTTACCGGCGATGCCTGGCTCGTCGGCGAGAACGGCGTCGTGGTTAGCCAGGATCAGAGCGATCCCCAGGTCATCCGGGTTGATGTGGTAGGCGACCCACTTTTCGTCCGCCGCCAGTGTACTCCGGCGAGCATGTTCACTACCCCGCAGTTCATCAAGACAATCAACGGTGTGCCGCCTGGGCCTGATGGTGACTTCCAGTTCGCCATCGCGACGGTTTCTGCGGCCGATACGGTCTTGCGCATCGTTCCCCAGCCGCCTGATACGCTGTTCATCACCCTGGTGGGCATGCCAGTTCAAGGGCAAGGCCAACCAGCGCTAGCACAAGCACGTTGAGAAGATCAGATGGACAAACATTGTTTACGATGTGATCGGACCAAACGTATCAGTGCGTTTGGGAAAGACCGGACGCGGAGTGATGGTCGGTATCCCTACTGCAAGTTGTGCGCTCGCGAATTTCACAGAAGGCGACGAGCTGCTTGTAAGCAGGTTGATGTAACGATCAGCGTCACGAAAAAGCGATGCATTAAATGTGGACGAGTTCGTGGTAGGCGACAGTTCAGCCCTGCTTCGCCCGGCACGACTAAGGATGGACTATTTGCCTACTGTAAGTCATGTAACACAGGATGCGTTCGAGGCGTTTATAAGAAGAACCCCGAACCATTCAAAGATAGGGCTAGGATCCGTAAAGCACTGAAGAAACGAGCGACAGTCGAATTCGTATCACGTCAGGTTGTTTATGCGCGGGACAAGGGTAGGTGTTATCTCTGCGGTAAGCCAGTTGCCTACAGCAAAATGCATCTCGATCATGAGGTTCCGCTGAGTCGTGGCGGCGCACATTCATACGCTAATTGCCGCATTACTTGTGGCCCATGTAACGGCGCCAAGGCTGACAAATTCATCAGTGAGATGTAGATATGCCTCTTCCTGGATTCTATAACGACAACGCAGCACGGGCTTACCCGCTCATACCGTGGTCCGAAGCAAGCGTGGCTGCGCCGTCTTTGCCGCTATCCAGCCAGACCAGTAACTGGAATGGCTCCAACGTGGTCATCACCCCGGGAGTGTGGATCTCGATCGTTGGGTCCGGTGGCCGCGGCGGTGGCTACTGGCAGAGCATACCGTGGGGGGAAGGGAGTGTTACCTGGACCTTCACCATAGTGCCGGGCCGGACCTACCGGATCTCGGCAACATGGCCGGCCTCTCCGGCGCTGGCAACCAATGTTCCCTTCCAGGTCACCGAAGTCGAAGGACAAGGCCAGGGTTACTATCCGTTGCTGGAGTCGTGGGTCAACCAGACGATTCCTCCGAGCGCACGGACGGATGCAGATGGTGTTAGTTGGATGGATGTAGGAACCGTTACGCCAACCCGCAGCACGCTGCTCATCTCCATCACCAGTCCCCTCGCGTTGACGCTGGCCGACGCGATCTGGGTCGAGGATGTCACGACAACCCCGCCCACACTACCGACCCCGCTCGTCATCCCCCTGGATACCCTGATCGACTTCGGCTGCATAGTCGGCCTCGACGCCGAATTCGACAGCAGTTACCACGTCGTATACCTGCATGAGGTCATGCGTGCTGGTGATACCTTCACGTTCGACTTCCGCTCGGATGCTCCGGGTTTGGTAGAGCATGCGTTACTGTTCAGCCGTGATCTAAACGAACTCGAGTACGCAACCGACTACGCCGAGGCTACGCCATTGGCTGGCTACGGCTCGGCGGCGGATAGCTATTTGGGGTCCCTGGAGCCGCTCTGGGAGGGTTTCCTGGTTACCGGCCCGATGGCCAGCCTCGCCGCCCTGCTGCCCGCAGACGGCGTTCTGACGGCCACGACGGGCCCTCAGATCGAGCCGGCGTTGGTTCAGAATTTAGGGCGGAGCTATCTTCGGTCAATAAGCCTGGCCAACCAAGATCGCACCCATGCAACACCACCAGTTGGCTGCCCAGATAGCGGTGGCGATACGAACCCGCCGTATGTTGTTGCTGCCAAATACATAACGGGAGATATCCGATTCGAGGAGGGATACAACGTCTCGATCCGGCAGGACAACAGGACTAATTCGCTGACCTTCTCGTCTATCCAGGCTGCTGGCGCCGGTGTCCCTTGTGAGGAGGTGCCGATCTATCCCGACGAGAAGCCACCAGACGGCAGTATCCTGCTTACCGGTGGTCCGACTTGCGACGAACTCATCAGCAGCATCAACGGCATAACGGCTAGCATTATGCAGTTCGTCGGCGGTCTAGGCGTTACGATCTCGCCGACGACTGACAACAGCGCGCTGACCATCAACTTCGATCGCAGTAACATGACCGTCTGCGGGCCTGTCCAGACCGTTGTCGAGGAGTTGGGTGATGAGTTGGGGGATGAGTGACCCAAGCCCGGAAGGGTTGCAGGGTGCCCAAGGGCTGCCGGATCCCATCTTCGATCCGGAGAAGTGCCCGGGGGTTCCCCCTCTTCCCCCAGTTAGCAGCGCGCCGATCATCGGTAGCTGTCAGGTGCCCGCCCTACCCGAGCAGATCTTTTCGTGCCCTGAGATCATCGACATCCCCATTCCTGGCCCGGCCGGAATTCAGGGGCCTTATGGGTTACAGGGTCCCCAAGGCCCCCAGGGTCCCCAAGGCCCCCAGGGTCCTATAGGTCCTGAAGGACCCCACGGTCCTATAGGTCCTATAGGTCCCCATGGCCCCATAGGTCCCATGGGTCCTGCGGGTCCCATGGGTCCAGGGGGTCCCGGAGGTTTGCCCGGATCACAAGGTCAGACCGGATCGCAAGGAGCTGATGGAAAGCAGGGCGCAACCGGCAACAAAGGACCGCAGGGAGATAAGGGTCCGGCCGGTGACGGTGGCGACAAGTATGCCATCGTCTCGGTTCACAACGATACGAGGCAAATGCACGTTGGTCTGTTCTGTGCCGAGATGCCTGAAGCCCGATTCTTCGATGTCTACGATATCGTCAACAACCACGGTGATACCCACATCCTGTGTCCGATCGACCCGATCTTCACTGATGTCTGTGTGCCGGGCTCGCTCGTACCGATCGCCGTGGCGCCCAACAAGTCCTGCAACGTCGGCGTCATGGTCGACAACGGGCGTATCCGGCTCGATCTCGATGACTGCAAGTTTGGCGTACCGACTCGAGTTATCGTGACCATCTCGGGCGTTCGCCGCGGCCGGCAGGATAAGCGGTTCCCGACCTTCACGCCTGAAGCAGCCGAGCAGAACCAGGCGTTCTGGGATCAGGCGGTCAAGCCCGGGAGCTAAAGATTGTAGGGAAAACGTGTCACTTATAAGTGGCGCGTCCTGCTGTTGGACTGCGCGCTTCTCTAACCAAAGAAAGGTTATGTCATGACCGTCGCAACCGTGGTTGCTCTGCTCAAGTTTACCAGTGCACTGGCACTGGCCATTGCTCAGGCGATTGCCGCGATCATTGGTTGAGCAGGGTCCGTTTCGTTTCTTTGCGGTATGCCCCATGGTGGGCATTAACTTTTTAGGAGGTTTGTTTCGATGACTGTCAGACTTTGCCTGTCCGTGATTCGAGTGGTGGTTACGATTGTGTATATTGCCTCTCGATTGTACGGTTCACCTTTCTGACGTCTTGTGCCCGGTCGCCGCAAGGTTGACAACCCGTTGTTTCCGCGTATCACCCCACCGACACCTGCGGATAACTGGGGGGATATCACTCTCACATCCTGGGACTGGGTGTGAGACCAAAACACGTCCTAGCCCCCGACAACAATAACCCCCCGAAGGGATGAACCCCGACTAAGAAAAAAGGGCCCCGTAAGGGGAACCCCCACCCTTTTTTCTTAGCTATTACGAAACCTAAAGGTTGCGTTGGAGAGCGTCATATACCATGATGCCGCCCAGTAGGGCTGCGCTTTGATCATCCAACGAAAGGAGTCCCGACAATTGTCCAGACAGACCCGTGTTGCCAGACGGAAGAAGGAGTACGACACTTTTATGGCACTGCTTGTGGGCATCGAGACGAAACAGCTCGACGTCCAGGATCACATTGTTGATCTGTTGTTCCGGGCTAACCTGTTAAACACCAAGATTGTCGTCGATGATGGTCATGACGTCGTCGACGGCTGGCCCGGTGCGGCAGAGCGTGAAGATGGTAACCACCGTGTGCAGGCGCTAGTCGCTGCGCTGCCGCCTGACAAGATGGACACAGCCGTGGTGCGCTCACGGCCGACGCGTGAAGTGCAGTTATTCCTGTTTCCTTTCCTGCGATTCGGCAGCTAAAGGAAACAGGGAAACCGCGTCATATAACGGTAGAGGCCGTTCATTTACCTCTTGGTGTCTCATGGCTGAACAGATCTCGCAATTCATGAAGCTGCGGTTCACGCAGCAGAACAAGGAAGCGGACTGGCAAGCCGAGGTATCCATGGATCGCAGCATACTGTGATCCTCAATGTCGATCTGATTGGGACCCGCCGCACCGAGTTGGAGATCTGCCCTGTTGGCAGATACCGGCTCGGCGTTCTCACCCAGGCGTTGGCGCACGTGCTGACGTACGAGCGTGAGATCACGGAAGTGATCGAGAAGCGGCGGCAGAAGCGTGACCCTGTTTAGTTCTTCAACAAGGAGAAGGAACGTGGCAAAGAACGAAGAAGGCCCGCTGGTCAATCTGAAAATATTTCCGGTCGACGTGCTGGAAATGTTCGTCCAGGCCGGGGGTGATGGGATGACTGCTCCGGATGCCAGTCTCAGGATGATCGAGCATCCGAAGTACAAGAAAAAATTTCACGCCGATGATGTGCGTGACTACACCATGGCCGCGCTAGATAAACTGGTCATGGAACGCAAGATCATCTTCGAGGGCGGCAAATACCGGCTAGCAACGCCGGTTGAGTCATGAGGACCCGCTACTTGAACGGGGACCCGATCCAGTTGAGCTGCGGTTGCAATGATTGCAACGTGCTATGCATCAACCGGGTGATCTGCCACGAACAGGGATGTCCCAGCACCTGGAAGGATTCCCCGCGCGAGTGCATTGAGTGCGGCAAGAAGTTCTTCTCGCCTCAACGAGAGCAGAAGACCTGCCATCGTCACTGAGGGATTGGGGTCGCCCCACGAGGGGCGGCCATCTCCCTTTTCTTTAGCTCTCAGCCAGGCTTGGTGCGGGCCGGGCTTCTGACTACCATCGCCGTGCGGTATGCTGGCAGGCTGATGAAACGGTCATGGAGGACGCCGAAATGGCTAGGAAGAAAAAGGCCCGCACAGATCTGCCGATGATCGTCGGCACTGTGACGCACAGGACTGATAGTGTCTTGGCGCCGTCGACCGCGGTGTTCCTGGAGCGTAATAGCTGGACGAACGGCATCAACTGGATCGGTAAGTACGGTGATCATGGCTATTCGCTCATGGACTTGGTACCGGATGTCATTCCGCCATTGTGTTCAGTGAGCGTCGATGCGGTGCAAGGGATCTACGATTGGTATCCTATTGGGACCTACGCTGACCCGCGTCTTCTCGCAATTCCCGGTATGCCTGGTCAGAGTGGGCTCAATTCTGCTTTTGGCGACTTACCTGTAACCGCCACGTTCTTGCTTGATGATGGCATTTCGCATTCCGTTGCGCTCTATTTTGTGGATCCCAGTCAGCAAGGCCGGAACCTCAGCGTAACGGCTTATGATGTCACTGATCCTGCCAATCCCATCTACATGAGCAGCCTGAACGTAAGTGATTGCGCCGCGTCCGGCGTCTTCATGATCTATAACGTGACGGGCCATGTTCAGTTCAGCATTGTCGATGCTGACATGACGAACCTGAACGCTGTGCTCATGGCCTGGTTCATCGGTCCGCATCTGACGATCGGTACTCTGAAGCATAGTACTGACAGCCACCTGGCCGTACAGGCAGGCGCAGTGTTCACGCGGCAAGATGATTCAACGCAGGGTACCTGGATCGGCGCCTACGGAGCACAAGGTTACTCGATCAATAATCTGGGCAATGCGCCGGACGTTCTACCACCGAAGTGCTCGGTGAGTTTGGCTGGCGGTAGTTATGCGAACTGGTTCGGGCCCAAGACCGACTATTCGTGGGATGCCTCGTATCTGCTTCAGGTTCCTAGCATGCCTGGCGCTACCGGAGCCATGTATTATTGGGGTGATCCCAGTTGGGGTGATCCCAGTCCCCCAATAACGATCACATTCGACTTTACCGATGGTCTTACCCACGCTGTCGCACTCTACATCGGTAATAGTTACATCCCAAGTTTTACTGTCTCCGACGTTACTGACCCTGCCAATCCTGTCGTGCTTGATGGTCCTCGGCTTCCAACCGGTACCTGGGGTTGGGGAGCTGGTGTTTACATGATCTGGAACGTGAGTGGCCAGGTCCAGTTTTCTATCACTACGACGGGTAGTTGGGGCGCAATGTCGGCTTGGTTCGTCGATGCACCGCAGTCGGCGGATGTTACGGCTGCTGATTCCAAGGCGGCAACCGCGGTATTCGTGCAGCAGGACGATTCAACGAGAGGTACCTGGGTAGGGAAGTATGGGAGCCAGGGTTATTCGCTTTTGGGGCTGGGCGGAGAACCAGATGTTATCCCGGCAGGGTGCTCAGTCAGTTTTGCCAATGGGTGGCTTGGTATCGACTATATTGCTGCGGTCGGTTGGGGGTCCGATGCCTGGTATCTTCAGATCCCGAGCATGCCCGGATACATAGGTGCCTATCTTTATCGTACTTACGGCACCATGACACTCACGGTCCAACTCGATGATGGACTTACGCACGCTCTGTCGATCTATTATGCCGATAGCTGGGCTTCACAGAATACGTCGGTCTACGATGTCACTGATCCTGGTAATCCCATCCTGCTCGATGGTCCACGATCTGTCATCGTAACCGCAACTCACGGCGTGTACTTGACCTGGAATGCGAAAGGCACGGTCCAGTTTGCCATTGCGCCAGCGACTGACGTTGATTCCGCATCCATAGCAGCCTGGTTCATCGATGCACAGCTATTCATCGTCGGCCTGACGCACACCACCGATTGTTTTGCAGTCCTTACCACGGCAGTATCGCACGGCACTGACTCGTTCATGGTCCCGGCGCCCATACCCAATGTCCGGACGATCATGCTGCTACCCACGTTCCAGCGGCACTTCATACCTAATGTGATCGACGGCTTCCGGTTCACTCTCCAGGTTGTCGAAGCGAACATGATGCCGTCGAAGATCTTCCGCTACCGGGTGGTGCCCACCAAGATGCAGACCAGTGTTGACCAGCCGCCAACAGCCGTCGAACTCGCCGGTGTTTTCGATGGTGTCTGTAGCCCGGCCGATCTCGAGGACTTCCCCGAAGACTGGCCACTCCCGAACGCCCGGCCGCCGTGGTACCGCCTTGACCACGTCGACCTGATCGTTCGCAGCCGGACCATCGCTGACATGACCTACAAGGCAATCCTGGTCGAGATAACGAATCTGGTTAAGACCCTTAACCTGATGGATCAACAGGATGCGGCAGGAATAATTATCATCGGCCCAGAGCTTTGACGCGTCCGCTGTTCAACCGGCGATGGAATCATGGTGACGCAGATCAGGACGCATACTACTGACTCGCAACTGGTCGCGCCTTCACCAGGCTTGACCGCGTCAACTGCGACGTTCTTACAAGCAGATACCTGGCGGAATGGTACCTGGATCGGTACTCGCGGGACTAAGGGCGTCTCGGTGCTTGGCTTGGGCAGCGCAGCCGATGTCGTCCCATCGGGCTGTACGGTGACGCTTGCCGGCGGTAGTTACTACACATTTTTCCCTGCATCTACGACTTATACTGACCCGCGGTACGTCCAGGTTATTGGCCAGCCCACCAAGACTGGAGCTATTGGTTACTACTCCGTATCTACCGAGACCATCACGTTTAATTTCACTGATGGTCTCACCCACGCGGTAGCGGTTTACTTTGTCGATCCTGATAGCAGGGGTCGCAACCAGACCATTGCGGCTTATGACGTCAGCGGTGCGCCTGTCCTGATCGACCCGGCCCGAAGCACGGGTCCTACGAGCGCGGGCTTACCTGGCGTTTACATGGTCTACAACGTATCCGGCTCGGTTCAGTTCACTATTACCTTGACTGCTGGTCCCAACACTTCGTTCTCGGCCTGGTTCATTGATCCGGCGACGACGATCGTCTCCAAAACGCATGCGACTGACTCTGTCCTGTTCGGTAGTTGGACCAAGTCGCATACTACTGATGCTTTTCTAGCTAAGCCGTCATCTGCGACCTTTATGCAGATGAATACCTGGCGAAATGGCTCCTGGATCGGAGCATACGGCAGTCAGGGTTACGGCATCTTGAACGCAGGTGGTGTAGGTAATGTTCTGCCACCCAAGTGCACGGTGACTCTCGCCGGCGGACAGATATGGACCTGGTTTGCCGCTGGCTCTTATTCCGATCCACGGTACGTTCAAGTCCCCGGGCAGCCGGGCATAACCGCGGCCCTGGGGTACTACGTCAACGGTACCGAGACCATCACATTCAATCTCGATGATAGTCTTCCCCACTCGATAGCGATCTATTCGGTCGACTATGACAGACAAGGCCGTAACCAGACCATCGCTGTTGTAGATGGTGTTACCGGCCTACCGCTCGACCCGGCTCGGAACTTAGGCGACTTCGCCACGACCGGCGTCTACATGGTCTACAACGTAATTAGCCGTGTTCAGTTTCAGATCGTCAATACGAAAGCACCGAACTGTGTGTTCTCGTGCTGGTTTATAGATCCGCTGCTATCGATCGGCACCCGGACTCACAGCACCGATACCCTGACAGTAAAGACGCTAACGGTTACCAAGACTCATGGTACCGATGCCAGCTTACGTGCAACGCAGACCAGGACTCACAGCACTGATACCAGGCTGCTCATAACGCAGACCAGGACCCACAACACCAGTACCAGTCTGCGCGCGACGGAGATCAAGGCCCACGGCACCGATGCCAGCCTGCGCGCGACGTGGATCAAGGCCCACGGCACCGATGCCAGTTTGCGCGCGACGCAGAACAGGACCCACAGCACCGATATCAACCTGCGCGCGACGCAGACCAGGACCCACAACACCAGTACCAGTCTGCGTGCGGCGCAGGTCAAGGCCCACGGCACCGACGCCAGCCTGCGCACGACGCAGATCGAGGCCCATGGTACTGATGCCAGCTTGCTCGCGACGCTGCGGCGAACCCACGACACTGATAGCTGGTTGTTGAAGACTCAGGCAGTAGCGTACAGCACCGATACTTCGCTGCAAGCGACGCAGATCAAGATCCACGGTGCTGATAGCTTGCTATTGCAGACCAGGACGGTAACGCACCGCGTTGATAGCTGGCTGCGGACGACAGTAACCAAGACTCACGACACCGATGCCTTGTTGCAAACGGGGCAGCACCTGGTCCATGGCACCGACAGTACCTTGGCGGTGACCTTTGTCGTGATGCATTCGGCCGATAGCTACGTGTCGATATTCACGACCCCGACGCTGACCCATACCACCGACTCACTCACTGCCATCTTGATCGCGAAGGACCAACGCGCGGTCGCACTGATACCCCTGTTCCGGCCGTGGTTCATGGCTAATAAGGCCAACAAGACAGTCTCGTCAGCGCAGAGTGTTAATGGCTTCCGGTTTACCATGATCGCCATCAGCACGACCAACATGCCGACCGATATCTTCCGCTACCGGGTAGTGCCGACCATGACGCGGACCAGCATCGACCAGCCGCCAACAAGCGTTGCGCTGACGAGTAGCTTCAACGGGGTATGCAGCCCGGCTGACCTCGAAGACTTTCCTGTGGGCTGGCCGGGCCCGAATGCGAGACCACCGTGGTTTCGGCTCAACACTATTGACATTGTCATGCGTAGTCGGATGCTTGTTGAAGATACGTACCGGGCGATCCTGGATGACATTGAGCATCTGGTCGAGACTCTCAATATAATGGAGCAGCAGGACGCGACGGAGATCGTTATTATCAGCCCGGAGCCGTGACATGATAGCTACAGGCATTCCCCAGCGCAACGTGATCGTGATCGAGAACAGCACGATCGATTCGCTGGTGGTCAACGCGCCATTCCGCCAGGCGTTTCCCCACCTAGCTGCATTGATCAAGCCCAAGGTGGTCAGGCCGGGTTGCGGTCGCTGCCGGCAGAAGCAACGGGCGACACTGGCCGAATACCGGCAGTTCAAGAATACCCTGGCGACGATGCAGCCCCAGGACAAGATCCGGCTCAAGCAGCTTCTGAACTGCAAACAGATCCGCGTCGTGCACGTCAACGGTGCCAACCGGATCATCGACCGGACCTTCTGATAGCTAAAGTAACGCCTGTATACCTGTCATACACTATTGGAGCCACTTACATGTGGCGGCTCTGCGGCCCAGTACGTTAGAGTACGAAAGCCGAACAGTGAGGCCCAAAGTCCGGGCCTGGTCGAGGATCGTAGAACCTTAGTATGGAGTATCCGATGAAACGGAGAACTTGCTTCTGCGCTGCCCTGCTTCTCGCGATCGCGTGTATCGCGAGTACGAAGGCAGCCTATGCCGGAACGGTCGTGATGACCGATTCCGGAAACATCGGGGAGTTTCACGTCACGAACGAGGGCGTGAACGGCTTCGGTGTCGCTACCGTCAAGTTCGACATTCCCAACGTGTCGAGCCAGATGAACAGCGTAAACGGGCTATTCGTTCCACCCGAGACCACCGAGGTGCTTGGGCCCGTTACGATGTTCGTGACGCCGACGGCGTCGCCGGGAATTTACAGTCTCGCTCTGAGTCCCTCCACCTACGATCAGACGATCGGGGGGACGCCCGGGATGCAGGCCGAATTGGCTTTCAACATGCAGACTGGCATCGCGCCACTGCTGCTGCCGAGCTACTTCAATATGTCCGGGGCCATAACGAGCCTGCTGGAAAACAGCAACCCGAACTTCGACTTTATCAATTTCATGAAGGGTGGTGAGAATAACATCACACTCACCAGCACGTCGGGTACCGGGCTCACCGGGCCAGTGACATGGGCGAATTTCTTCAGCACCCCTGGCGCTACCCTGACAGGGAATGGAAGTTACTCACAGGCAGCAGTGCCTGAACCGTCTTCGATGGCGTTGACGGGCGTTGGTATTCTGTGCCTCGCGGCTGTCTTCAGCCGGCGCCGGGCACGTCGACGCACGACGTAAAGGGTTTCCCGGGCATATCAGCTCCTTTACGTCAGCCCGGCCCAGGAATCGCCCCTGGACCGGGCTATCCTCATTTCTGGTGCCTTCCCAGGCGCTAAAGATCGGGCATAATCTCGTCATACATCAGTGGGCGACGTCCATGGTATTGCCCACCCGAATAACCCGATCTAGACCGCATACGCGGGCCGTCCGAATTCACTCCTCTTGATCGTCCTTTCAATGAGTGATCGCGATCGGGCGGTCCGCGTCTTTGTCACAACCAACGTACAACCCCCTTACACGGGGGTCGTACCGATTCCTCCCCACTTCTTCAAACGGATTGTGGTCAGGGTGAGTGGAGGAGTCTGACGTAGGTACGGCCCCGTGCCCAGGAAAACCCTGACCAAAAAACCCTGATCAATGTTCGAGTTTCTTTACCTGAAAGGTTTACTCCGATGAGTACCAAGCAAGAAAAGTCTGTTCACCGTTCGAGTCCTCGCCCCGGTTTCCCCGTCAAGGACAGTTCGACCGTGCCTATCAAGGCTGGCCGCATGAGTCAGGACACGGCTGCCGCTGCCGCTACGGAGATCCAGTCGGGCTTGCGGGCAGCTGCTCAGGATCTGATCGCCGCCACGGATGACGCCGACCGGTTGCAAGCGCAGGGCGATGAAGTTGAGCGCCTGTCGAAGAGCTTGCCCGACCGCGGTTCGTCTGCGGTTACCAAGCCCGCTTACGATTCCGCCCAGGCTGTCGCGGATCTCGAGAAACGCCTGTTCGATCGCTCGGTAGAGAGCGAGCAGCGCATGCACGAGCGCTCACTGGCTAGCGAGAAGCGCATTGACGATCGCTTGGCAGCTGCTGAGAAGCTCGCGGCGCAGTCGCACGAGGAAATGCACAAGGTCGCCGAAGGTTTCGGCCAGTTCATGTCCCGCATGGAGAAGCTCGCGGCCGATAACATGCAGGGCTCGAGCCAGGCCAAAGCTGATTCGACTGCAACTTCGGCTACCGATCCGGCTGCCAACGCGGCTACCGATCCGGCTGCCGATACGACCATCGAGCCCGCCTCCGATCCCAAGACCGTGGGTTTCTGGAAGGGGTTTCAGAATCTCTTCTCCGACTTCTTCAGCTGGGTCGGCGAGACGTTCAAGACAGGCGGGAGCTTCACCAAGCAGACCGTCAAGGATGTGTGGGGCTGGGGCGGCCGTACCACCAAGGGAATCTGGGGCTGGTTCTGCGAAACCGTCCAGTACAACTGGGAAGCGTTCAAGCTGAGCGTCAAGCAGGACTGGGCCTGGTTGTGCAAAACCACCAAGGGCGGCTGGAACTGGCTCTGCGAAACCGTCAGCGGTGGCTGGAGCTGGCTCGGCAAGGCCGTCAAAGGCACCTGGAACTGGCTCTGCGAAAGCACCAAGGGTGCCGGCAGCAAGATCAAGGAGATCGCGATCGGAGCCAAAGACGGCGTCTGCAATCTGGCCAAGTGGACCAAGCGCCAGGTCCACGAGAACACGGCGTTGAGTCTGATCGTTACCTTCGCTGGTAGCGCAGCCGTGTTCTACAAGGTCGCAGGGACAACCCTGTTGAGCATCACTGCTCCCTGGGTTCCGTTCCTCGGACTTTCGGTTTACTGCGCGGCGAACGGCCTCTTCTTCACCGACAAAAAAGAAGAGCCCAAGCTGAAGGTAGCCGCGTAACTCGCCCGGTCTAACCCTTTAACCCCTAACAACGGGCCACGATGTTGTGGCCTGGCTCTGCCTTGAAAAACTTGATACTCTGAAAAACATACGATGCCGACCCGAGAATCGGCCGAAAGGCCATTGCGGGCGGAAAGATCTCGCACACTGGTGCCCCGGCCATGATGGCCGGCTTCGATGGAAGCGGCCGTTCACACGGTCGCTGTCTTCTACTGTGCTCCCAACAGCATCAGCTTACACACAATGATTGGCGGCTTCCTCCCTCAAAAGAGGCTGTCGCCCCCAAAAAGGTTTGGTTTTAGCTGATGGGACTTGAGCGTGGTAGAGGGTAGCGACCCTGTGGACGGCCGCTGCGCTGTTGGTGTTTTCGTTTAGCTAACCCTGACCAATTCCGGAAAGGATATTTCCATGTTCGCTTCTATCGTCAACCTGGCCAAGAAGGCCAGAGGCCAGTACCTGTTGTTCATGCTGGGAATCATCATCAGCATCAACATACTGGCTTTGCGGCCGCTACGCTGTAGCGTCAAGCACCCTTGCGTTTTCTGGGCCCTCTCACTGCCGCTCTACCTGATCGGTATCGTTCTCTACCTCATGGCGTGCATCGTGAGCCCTAGCGGTATCCTTACCAGGATTCCGGTTGACCGGGAAACCGGTGAGGTTATACAGCCGGTGAGACCTATCCATACTTTGCCATGGATAGTCGGTTTGTCACCTGCCAGCTGTAACTGGGAGCACGTGATCTGCGTTGATACCTGGATACCTGGGTTCCAGCGCGTCCGCAATGTCATGCGTGCCGTGCTTTCCATCGAGGGCACGGGTATGTGGGTGGAACTCGGCGATGACAGGCTTTTCCACGTTCACATACTGAGCGCCGAACCAGAACGCTTTAAGCTCTATCAGCTCGAGGCTGCGGTCGTGTTTGGTAGCCCTGAAGAAGGGATCGTAGTGAACAACCATCCTGAACTGATCATGGCCTAGCTGGACTTGCTTATCCCTTGATCCCGATAGGAGATACCAGGATGGTGAATTTCTTCGATCAGGTTGATTCCCGGCAGCTCGACGCCGATATCGCAGCCGCTGTTGCTGCAAACACTGTGAAGGCGAAGCCGCCTATCACGCAAACCACTCACACTGTTTCGCCGCCCGCTGTCAAAGCTGGGCCGGCCAAACCGTTAGTTTCTCGGGAGCTACGCCGCAAGCTACTCACCAGTGGCGTTCTGTTCGCCCTGGGTTTCATCACCGCGCTGATTCTTTCGGCGTGGTGGTCCAATCGCGGCAATCCCACGACCGCTCCTCATCTCTCGCAGATGATGGAGCCCGGTCAATACTACGTGCTCAGGTATCCCAGCTCAGTTGGGCATTGAGTACGACAATACAGCTCTTGCGCTGTGCAGTGTTTTCCGACCGGACCGGGACCCGGTCCCAGGTCACCACGTCAACGCTACGTTACCGGGCGCGTCCCGGTACTAAACTCTGACGTGTCAGAGTCCGGAGCGAGTCGCTCCACGGGGTACGATCTATTGGATGCTTTCCCCAGGCATCCCGCAGATCGTATCCTGTG